TGCCTCTTCGCCTGGCGGAATTAACCTGGCAACTATAATCTTCATCCAGTCACCCATTACAGCTTTGAAATCCCGCTTGGCCTCATTCATTGTTTTACCCAGCCTGTAGTAAGTACATGGTGGAATTGTTTTGGCATAAGTAGCGCAGATTTCAAAGAGGTAAAAACCATGAGCTGGGATACAACGAGCAATACTCATAATTCCTCTGTCATCTGTCTTATAAATTACCTCACAATTTCCACAAAACACTTTTGCAGATTGACCTACTGGTAGCACAGTGGTTTCTGTTGTGTTGTCAAGATAGTTTCTAAAATTCTTATAAGATTCAAAACTGAGCATACCTGCCATCAACTCCGTAAAAACTTTATTTTATATGACATTTTTATTTTTTCATGATATAATGTGTTTTGTAAATTTCCAATACCAATTCACGATAGCCGGGTGAGATAACAATGCTTGAAGAATACAAAGACTTTTTTATGGCTATGCTTGCTATCTTAGGAATTTTTATACCGCCACTTGTGTCTATTATCACTGAGAAGATTAAGAATCCACAAATTTCTTATAGAGTGCCAATTATTCTTTTAATAAGTGTTTGTTCACTATTGTGTTTTGTTGCTTTTTACATATTTTTTACAGATATCATTGAAATGCTTTTTGAAAAAATATCAAAATTCATACTTACAGCTAATAATCTTTTTGGATTGCCGCCAAATCTTACAAATTTTTTCATGCAGCTTTTTATTGCATCTTCTATTTTTATGTTTGGGGCTCAGATTTTTTCAGAAAGGCTTCACAATCGAAGATTTCTTTTCACTTTTGTAACCGGATTTATATGCAATCTTGCATTCATTATTGTATGGACCTTATGGTATACCTGCATCCAAAATCCTGGAACGCCATTTTTTGTTGGCACGTTTCCAAATACAATATCGTGCATCCTAAATTGTGCAGCAGCACTTTCGTATTTGCCAGCCTGGTTCTCTTTTGTTGTTAGCGGATTTGTCTTTCTATTAGGGGAACAGCTCCCAATCAAAAAAATCATTATTTCAAACTGTATTTCTAATTTTCTATTCTCTTTCTTTTTCTTTGCATTGACTAACTCATCAAACTAATCTTTTATACAGCCACAATCCTGTGATATGGATTGGTGAAGTTCAACCTTATACTTCTTGGATGACTTGATTTTTTCGATTTCATAGTCACCGAGTTGTTTAAGTACACCGCTGTCTATCAGCATCTCCATTACTGCAATAAGCTGATAATACTCAGTTAAAACTTCCAGTTCATTGGTCACTTGTGGCGTTGCTGGATTGTAGTTGCTCCGTCCAAAACGTAGCACCTTGGAAACTGCCTGTTGTACTTCGGCACACTCTTCTGTCAGTGTTACAAGCAAATTTTCGCTTTTTGTCATCAATTTTCACCACCAAATTATTCTTTTACCGTAATTTATGCCGCCATATCAAAGTAAGCAGCAGCAATTTCGTTATTCCCCTGCTCAAACTCTTCCATGTAACGCCATGAAGAACCCTTGGGCCATCCGCCATTCAAGTATGATGCGACATCTCGCTTATAAATGGAATATCGCTTATCACCCATACCTTTGCACATACAGTATTCTCGAAACGTAAACTTTTTGAAGATACTTGGCTGATTACACCATCCGGCAAGGCAAGAATACATACCATGATAAGCTGAAGAATAGCACTTCTCATATCGCATGATATACGGGATTGCTCCGTAGCGTATAAGTATCCTGATTCTCTCAAACGTGTCTCGAATGTCGTTTAACCAAAACCTCTCATCCCATTTCCCGTCTCTATCAAACCCGCAAAGAACATAGAATTTGAAGTGCTTTTTTGTATCTGGATACTTTTCCTTTATCCGCCTTAGTTTGCTCTCGATGATTTCTCTATCAGCGATATTATCAAACGCAAATATATAATCACCATCATAATTCCAGGCCATAAGGTCATCAATCTTTTCGTCAGTCAACAACCTCTCATCAAGCCCCTGCTTGAATTGAAACCGTTTGCCAGTCTTTTTTACTTCCGTTATAATTTCTCTCCATTGAGGACAGGCAAAAAAGTTATCGTCCAGCAGGCATAGCTTTGGCCTGCTCTCATCCATAAACTCGTAAACAGGGGAATGCTGGACACACTGCGTATGGTTCTTGTTCACACAAAAATCGCACTGTCTGAAGCAGCCCCTTGTCAGAAAACCAATCGAGTAGTCAAGGTAATAGACGAAATTAGTCCTGTTTGCGCCGCTCTGGATTTGGCTGTTTACCCACTCATCGTACAGATGATAGTCCGGCATGATGTGCTCTATCTCTGCCGGAAGGGGAGGGGCATTTTCGTAAAAGAACCCCGTCCCTCCACACGTCACGTTCTCTGCGCTAACAACAGCTTCTGGTACTATGGTGTCAGTAAACGCCTTTGAGATATAAACCTTGTCGTATTCTCCTACCGTATCATAGTTCAGAAGAAGGAAAACAGCGTCTCCGGCGTTTTTGTGATATGCGCTTATTTTCATTGACGCAAGGTTTGGAAATCTGTGTTTCTTCCTCCCGATTAAGTCTGCATCAATTATTCCGATTCTCATTATTTACATCCTCTCATATGTAAATAAAATTAACCTTTCATGCTCGTTTATAAGCGAGATACACAGCTTCCCTGATTGCATCAACGAGTTCTTGTGAATCCTCTGGAAACTGCTTCATATCGAGCCATTTGAGCATTTCGCTGTCTACCGGAATTAGCACATCAGCCACAGTTGGATTTGTTACAAAAGCCCATTCATAAGCGTCTTTTGCTCCAACTAACAATCCACAGCACATTTTACCGTTATACTCAGTGCCCTTTTTGTGCTGACACTCATCTATGGGCCTCCCGCAAATAGAACACAGCACCTGTTCCACGGCGCAGCCAACGCTAACCTCCCGTTTAATGCCTCTTTTAATCTTATCTATGATTGCGGCATTTTCTGGCGTTCTCATCATGTAAGCCCAACCCTTGAGAAAGCGACGAGGGCGTCCATCACTGGTGATGGCACCACCATCATCAACCACCTCGGTTCGATAGATGTGTGCCACCCGCCCCTTCGCCGACCACCGGTGGTCAAAGATACCGGCCTTACCCACGAACATGGGGGACAGCTCCTCTAAAGTGCTATCGCCGAACCGCTCAAAGTCTCGGTCAATGTCGTTGTCACACAGCCGCAGGGCAAAGGTGTATACCTCATTCTCTTTTATTGTCTCACGAGATATAGCATTGATTAAAACGATGTCGTCTAATTCTTTCACTATAAAATCAGCCCTCACTCACTATCCGACGGTTCCATACAAATATTGCCTGCTCATCTACCTCTTTCCAAGGCTGGTAGGGCAACTGCCGGTACGTTACTGTTCGGCATCCACAACTTTTACACTGAACAACTGCTTGGCGCATTCCTGCACGCTGTTGGCCCGGATATCCATGTTTCATTTTTGCCTCTCCGCCGCAGAATGGGCAAGGCTTTAATTTTATATCTGCCATAAAACCATCCATCATTCCCATCATTCCCATGGCAGCCGCTTTTACCAGTTGTCAAAATCGGTTATATCCTCTTGCTCCCCGCACTTCGTACAGCGAATGTATATTGCCGTACCAATTCCAGTTCCGGTCAGCCCATACTCAAAAGTAATTCCAGCTTTGCCGCAGGAACACGTTTCATAATGCCTTTGAACAAACCTGTCTCTCGCATCCATCTCCTTGTCAGACATTACATGGAGACTATGCCGATATGCGCTGTTTACACGCTCCTTTGCTTTTTGAATCTCTTCTTCTGCGTTAAACTCCATAAGACGTTTCTGGAGATGATCTCGCTGCATACACACTTGATCGTACTTTTCTTGAACCTGTGACAATAGGTCATTCATTTCCTCTATAATTGCCATAAAATAACCCCCATTTTTATGATTAAAATACTTCTCCGTTTTTGCATTCATAAACAACGTTCTCGCCGCTTATTGACCGAACAAACAACTTATACGCATTAAGAGCATCATTCGCTACAATATGATACGTCCATCCATTATGTATAGCAGTAATACCAAATCCGATGTCTTTCTTTCTGATATTACAAAGGGCCCGATCAGATCTGTTTAGAATTGCACCCTCTTCTTTAATGACTGCTCCCTGCCGCAACGCCTGTCTCCTCCAGCGCATAGCAATTTTCTTACGCATAACAGTTACCTTTCATCGTCTTTCCCCGTAGCTGCAAAAATCATCATCTTTCATATTTCCACACATGATGTTTGGCTGCCCTGGGGCACCTTCTCTGAATCTACAATCCTTGCATTGTATAATCTGAATCGCATCTTTTGACTCCATGCGTTTATTCCACGCTTGCGCTGCTTCATCTATACTCAATCTATCCGGTCCGCTACACTCACATTCACTGCAGGATACTCCGTACCATTTTCCATCACCACCGAGATGAATCTTTTCGAATGGAACCATATCCCATGCCTCCATTATCGCTTTCCCTCCACAGAACGGACAAGTCTTCAGCTTTATTTCCATGATAAAACCACACTTTCATCCAGAGTATGCCATCAGTTACTGGCATTGTTCCGATGGGTTCAAATTTCAGAGCATATGTTGCACTGAAATTTCAGCCCACCGAATTGATTGGGCTGAAGGTGGATTTGATTTAATCAATCGTCCACCAGTAATCAAAGATTCTGCGGTACATATTCCCTTTGGGAGGAATTTCCATGGTGCGTCTTACTTTCTTATTTGATACACGCTTAAAGAACACCTTGTTTGCGGAACTTTTAGGATACCTGATGTAAGTGCCGGGCACATATTCTCCATCTGACCAGCGACCGCAAATACACGGTGCATTTCGCCATCCGCCCCAATTATCTCTGTCGCGGTACTTCTTGATGGTTTTCTGGTGCATTTTGCGTCTGTAGGCACGACCAGTCATCCTTTGCCCGGCATTGTGATGTGCCGGCATAGGTGTCCATGCGTCTTCACAGTAACCGCCGTTCCAAAATTCGTTATCGACTTTATCGCAGCCACAGTGATCAAATTGGAACCCACCGTATTCCGGATACTTAGCCGCTATTGAAAGCCGCTGCTCAAGCTGCTCTACGATAGGACATTCATCACACGCAAAGCATTGCGCTCCACCAACATCAATCATCACGTACCTCCGCTTCTCAAATCGTTCTGTTATCGGAAAATCACTACCATACTCGGGAATGGAGCCGAATTCTTTCCGTCCCCAAATTTCAGGCGGCCACGAAGAAATCTGGTCTCCACGTTTTCTTTCTGGTATATGTAGTCGTGAAAATATGCCGTATCCGTTCTGGCAGGAATAAGAAGCACAACAGTCGTATTCGGCTGCTGTGCTTCTTCATAGCATTTCTTCACCCAGTCTTTTATTGCCCGGCCATATGGTGGATTACAGAAGACTGTCTCCCCCCCCCACGGCTGGCGCAGGCCATCGTCTTCTCTGGTGAAATATCTTTCACATTTATGATTTGATGAATCTGCGCATGGGTCGAGCGTAAAAGAGAACTCTTCATTCAACGAATCAAAGAAATTTTGCGGCGTTGACCACTGATCCGTCTTGCTGCTGAACATAAGCTCTGTATTCATTTTTCACCCATCAAACTGACATTTTATTCAGTTGTTTCGCCTGTGCCGCCAGTATCGCCACTGCCGCCAGTGTTACCACCATCACCGGTATCTCCGTCGGTCACATCTCCTGTGTTGTCGCCGGGAGTATCTCCGCCGGTAGTTCCTCCGCCAGTTCCAGAGTTATCTTCCATATCCATGAAGCTCTCAAACGCCAGAGCGCATTCCGGACACAGTTCCTTCGTCCAGATATGGTCGTTCATTTGCCGGTCATTCGCAGGGGCTGGGCACCTGACGCCAGGTTTTGACTCCAGAGGTCTCGCATAGGTTACGACCTTAATCTTGCGCTCGTTCTCCACGATCTTCTTACACCTATCGCACAGAGTACATCTCATTAAAAAATCACATCCTTTGCTTAATCCTCCACGAACATCTCGCGGAGCACACCTAAAAGCCCGATAAAATCATCGAACAGAGGGATATATTTTGCGTTGATATATTGGTCGTTCTGAGCGCTATCAAGCGTGACAAACGGCGCAAACGACAGCTCCCCCTTATCAACGCACAGAACGCCGAGGGAGAGACCACGCTTATCCAGTTGGTAATGAGTATGATTCTTCCCTATCAGCCGGATAGTGACCACACATCCGGTATTATCCTCAAGACTGTCAGCGAAACGCTTATAGTCTTTCACTTTGAAAATCTCCATTTTGTACCTCTTTCTTTTGACGCTGCAGTTTATCAGCGCAAGTCCAAAGATTCTTAGGAAGCGGCAAAACTGTAATCAGCTTTGTGTCCCTGAACAAATACACAGCGTGGTTGTAAACCCGCATATTCGTCGGTCTGTAGTTTAAGAGAAAAATTCCATCCATGTGTCTGGAGAGTTTCCCTTTTGCCTCAGAATGGGCGATTCCGAACTGGAGAGCCTTCTCCGCCGCCTTTTCAGTAGATTTCTTATTGATACCCAGCCGCTGCCTGATACGCCGCTCCGCATGTTTCGTCACAATGATTTCATTGTCGCTATCCACAGCGGCCACCACCTATGTACGGGTTGAAGCGCCTGTCTCTAAATATGTCGAGCGGGTTGCCATCCTCGAAAAATTCGAAATGAACTGAGTTGAAAACTCCTTTGAATCCACTCAAGTAGATGTTGGTATGCGATTGACCCATGGAAATCGTATCCACAGGATATTCACAGCCAACGACCATCCCGCTCTCTTTTACCTTTTCGACATCAAACTTACTGCCATTGTCAGGCCATACGAGTTTTGCTGTGACCATTCTTTCACCACCTTCAACATAGGCGCGCAATACAAAAGGGCGGGCTTACGCCCGCCCCGTTGCGCTGGATCAACTTTCGATTGTCTTGAAGAAGATATCGGTTCTGCGGTTCTGCTCTGCATCGGGACCATGCGGGTCAGCGACCATGTTGGAGTTACCATTGCCGACTACAATGATGCGATTAGCATCAATTCCGTTGGCAACAAGATAATTCTTCACGGTCTTTGCACGTTCCTCAGAGAGCTTAATGCCGCCCTCTGTGTTGTTCACAGAGTTGATATTGCCTTCAATCTGAATAATCGTCCCATCCAAGGTGTTTGCGATCTCAACGAATTCATGGAGAATGGAATCAGTCTCCGCCGTATCCAGGAACTTTGCGGTATCGGCAACGAAGTTGACCGTTGCGCTCTTGGAGAGCAATGCGGCTGTCTCCTTTGCAATATCACGCTGCTCCTGAGTAATCTCAGAAACAACCTTGGTGGTAGTCTGCGTATAGTGGTCAGACAGAGCCTTTACATAGCTCATATCAAACAAAGTCGCGCCGAGGTTGCGATCCACACTTTCGCCAATACTCTCCCAGATGTCGCACATATCCGAATAAATCACGGGGCAATCATTCTCCAGAGAAGCAATGTTATCTGCGTATCCCATCATACCGGCATCGCCACACTGGGAGAGAATATCCTCGTCAGAAGCGTCCGCAAACATGGGCATAACGCTGCGGATATAGTCAAATTCTGTGGTATACATGGTATCCGCCGCTTGGAAGATACCATCTGCGAACTTGGAAACGACGTCAGGATGCGCTTCAGCGAAATCGCTTCTAAACACAATGCCATCCATAATCAGCTTGTTGGAGGAGGCTGTGGAGAACAGGATATGAGAATTGGTGCTGTCCGCCGCGTTTGACAGGAACGGCTGCCAGGTCGCGGCCACATCCAGCTTGCCTGCAAAGAACGCCTGACCGGTGGCCTCGGCATCGTCCATCAGAATCATATTCTTGATGATCTCCTGCTTTGTGGTGTCAGGCAGATCGGACTTATTGACAAACCACACAACCAGTGTCTGCGCCTCGCTGAACTTCGGTACGCCAACCTTAGCGTTGGCCAGATCCTCAATGGAGTTAATACCATTCAGAGCAATGATGCCATCACCGCCATCTGAATAGTTGGTGAAAACTGGCATCACAACATCCAGACCAGCCTCCTTGAACTTGCCGGACAGGAATGCGACACGATTTATAGTATAGCCGGCGGCATTCAGGTCGCCCTTGATCAGCGCGTTGCTGGAAGAATCAGCGTCATTGATGATGTTGATGTTGACCTTAATACCCAGATTGTCAAAAATTGAACCTGACTTTGTTGTCAAGCCGCCGTTAGCGTCAATAATCGGCTTCCAACCAATCCACTCGTCCAAGGAGAGGTTGATTGTCGCGTCGCCGGTGCCCGTATGTACTGGCGTTGTTTGATTGGGAGCAGTGGAAACGCCAGGCGTCTGCGTTGTGCTCGGCTTCGGCGTGTTGGTGTTGTCTGACTGTGACGTGCCGAACAATCCGGGGTCGCGCTCAGAGAGGTATTGATACCCGAAGAACCCGGCCGTCCCAAGGATGGCAACGATCAGGACGAAGATAACAACACGCCCAGCTTTTGTCAGTCTCAATTTCATCGTTTACTTTCCTCCATATTTCTTTTTGAGAGATTCGAGATACTCGTCTCCGCGCATCTGCGCGGCCTTCTGCTCAGCGCGGGCAATCTTGGTGGAAGCGCGGTTCTCATGGACAATTCGCGCACCATCAACCTCCTTCTGGAGATCCCTCGACTTGTCCATCACAGCGTCAAGCATTCTGGACGTTGCGGTGTCCTTGCGGAGTTCGTCCAAGTCGCCAAGGAGATCCTTAAGCTGGCCGTTCATCTGGAGCTTTGCAACCGTCTCCTTCTTGACCCGCTTCAGATCTGTGAGCTTCTTCCCACACGCAGCGTAGATTTGCCGTGCGTCTGCAACCATAGGTTTCAGCTTCTCTGCGCACTCCTTCTTCCGCTCGATCTCCGAAAGGATTTCGCTCCTTCGAGCGGAATAGACCTCCGCATCACTGTACTGCCCGCTTTTTACCAGACGCTCGCAGTTTGCCTCCACATCTCGCAGCTCCTTTGTGAGCCTTGCAATCGAATCCTCTGTACTTTTCAGCTCGCCAGACAGCTTATTGAATGTGGAAGCGGCTTTGTTGTAGTTGTTCTGGGCTTCTTGAATGGCCTGATTGAACACAGCTTCGGCGCCCTCCGGCGTCTTTGCCGCGTCCTCGACAAACACGTTCAGGAACCCGCCCACCAGAACCTTGATTTTCTTGCGAAACTCAGGGAAGATGAGCAAGGCCAGAAGAATAATCCCGAGAACAATGCCTAAGATCAGCTTCATTTGGTTTCCTCCATTCCATTACAAAATTCCACCAGACCGTCAATGACGCTGATCTCGTCAGAAACGGACTGTTTGGTGGCGTTGATAATTTCCTCGGCCTCCCTGATCTTAATATTCGCGGCCTCAATCGCCTGCTTGAGAGACTCGATGTCCGCATTGGCCTCGGAGATTTCGGCGTTGCGCTCGCCGACGATTTTGTCACGCGCCGCAGTCAGGGTCTCAATACGCTTTGCGGCGTCGTCCAAAAGATCCTGAACGGACTTTCCAGACACCTGGAGAATGCCAGACACAGTTGCCTGCTTCTTGGCGGTCGTCATTTCAGACGGCAGCGTGGCAATGAGCGCCTGGACAGTGAAGATAGAGTTGCTCTTATCGCTCAGATCGTTCTGGGCATAAATGTCGCTTACCACGCTCTCTGGAGAACTCACCTCCGCGTCAACATCCGGCAGGTCGCTATCGACATTGACAGGCGCTTGATATGTGCTGTCCAGCACCGGAGCTTCGCGCTCAACAAGCCCAATTTTTTCAAATAAATTCATGTTTCTCCTCCAAGTTTTATAATTTTGTCACACATTTTTCGCGCTTCGTCCTCGCTGTGCGTAACCATCACGACGGTGCTGTTTGTTTCCTGATGAATGTCCATAATCAAACGCTGCATCTTCGCTCTGGTCGCATCATCCAGCGCGGACAGTGGCTCGTCCATAAGCAGATACCGAGGCCGGACAAACAGAACCCTTGCTAACGAAAGGCGCTGCTGCATTCCACCGGACAGTTCTGTTGGATACCAATCCATATACTCGCTGAGTCCAACCTGCTCCAAGATTGCCTCTGCAACCGGCTTTAGCTCTTTTCTTTTTCGCCTCTGCCGTACTGCTATCAGAACATTGTCGATACATGTCAGCCAGTTGAAATTTGTATACCGCTGGTGCATCATATAGATGCCTTTGTCATCGTCAAATTGAACGGAACCAGAAAGTGGCTTTATCATTTTGGACACTGTTTTCAGAAGTGTACTTTTGCCGCAACCAGACTTGCCAAGAATACCGTACACGAGGCCATCCTCAAACGTCATGCTGATTGGCTCCATTAGAGGCTTTTGATAGCCGATTACCAAATCATTCAAGATTATCATCCAAGTACCTCCATCTGAACACGCGGTGGATAACCTTGTTCCCGATTTTGTCAAACACATAGCTGAACAGTACGATCACAATGATTGCAGCAAACACGATTGTCGTTTTACCTCTTGCGGCTCCTACATTTATAATGAATCCAAGACCTCTCTTGGCGTTTGTCGCTTCAACCACAGCAACGTACGTCCATCCGATTCCATACATCATCAGGAAGGAACTCATAATAGATGGGAGTGCGGCTGGCAGGAGAATTTCCGTAATGATTTCATGCTGGCGCATTCCAATGGACTTCCCTGTATCAATCAAATCCTGTGGAACATCCTCCAAGCACATGACCGTAGACGGCAGGACATATACGAAGGTGGCCAAAAATAAAAACGAGACCTTCATTGTCTCGTCAATTCCGAACCACAAAATCAGCAGAGGAGAGAACGCGGTTACAGGTATGTACCGCATGGCAGACACCACTGGCGACACCATGTCTTTCAAGAACTTTACTGAGCAGATCAGCAAGGCGAGCGGAACCGCTGTTGCCATAGAAAGTAAAGATGCCGCTGTGATTCTGGTAAGAGAATACAGCAGGCCCGGAATGAGCTGCCCTGTTCCGTACAAACCAACCAGTGCTTTCCATACAGATAGCGGAGACGGAACAAAGAGTGGGATTGTTACCATTGATCCGATCTGCCATACTGCCAAAAGGAGAAGTAATCCGAGGACCTTTTTCATGATGCACCTACTCGATCCAACACCATATGGTTTCATCATCAATCCGGATGCCATCCGGATTGTCTCGAATTATCTTCGCCAGCTTATCACATTTCCACAAGGGGTATGGCTCGGTAATATCAATCCCTACATCATCCATATAGGGAAGCTTCGCGGCATCCCCAGGCTCACGGTATTCTTCATATTCCTCATTACTCTCAACCCACACGACATCGAAAAGGAACTTCTCTGTGCTGATATCGACAGTAACGCGGCCTTCCTCCCATCTTCGCGTATCCTCAATGCCTTCTGGAGTAACAGAGAGCAGTCCCTCGTTTCTATCAACTGCATCGCGGAACTTGATACCATCAAATTTGCCGCTTTTGTCCATACGGATTCTGCTCTTTTCCTCGTCATCGACACCAGCTCCAGTAGCCTGCAGGATTTCGACCGCAACGCGCAGAGGATTGATCTCAGTCCTGTTTTTATAGGCTTCGATGACATTCTCCAGTATTCCGAGCGAGGAGCTTGTGTAGGCAGACCAGTGATAGTATGCGTTGGCGAGCACTTCGCCGTCATAGCATACCTCAAAGTTCAACCGCTGACCCATACTGTATCCCTCCCGTCTTATGTATATAGATGGTACTTTTTACTGATAGAGTGCGCTGTCTCATCTGGCAGAGGAGCAAACCAGATGCCGGTAAGAGTCGTCCCATCGTCTTCCTCTGGCGTCAGTTCTGTCAGACACTTATCATAAATCAGCCCGAACCCCACCCCTTCGACCAGACCAAGTTCCTCTGCAACGGTCTTCGCCTTCAACAGGTGACTTTTGTTTCTGGCCTCACAGATGGTCTTGACAAACGAGCCACAGACATAATCCTCAAAAATTTCCTTATCCACATGAACGGAGCAAGTAACAAAATCCATTCCGTCATGTGTGATTTTTCGCCTGAGAAGATGCGTCCAATAGGCTTCAGCACAATGCGATACCTGTGCAGCCAGCTTGCCTGGAGACATGGCAAGGTCTTTTCGCATAATAAACAGACGTCTGTATCCCATTGGCTTCACCTAATTTCTTGATTTCTTGGAACTATGGATTTCTGTGACCTTACCGTTTGCATAGTAAATCCTTGCGTCCGGCGTTGTCCAACCGTACTCGTCAGCAAGAAATTGCGCATATTCCTCAATATCAGCAAAACAAATGCTGCCAGTGGCATATACACTACGGTAGAAAATCTTATTCTCAAGCGCTGGCGCGCTGACAACCTGGAACTTTCCATAACGTTTGTTCCATTCTGCAATAGCACTGTCGCGGTCTTCGCTGCTGGCGCTCACACTGTACCCATTTGTGGCGAATTCCAGAAGATTGATTTCATCCGCATACGGAGTCCAGCGATCTCCGCAGCACGGACAATCAATTCCATCCGTAACGCCGTTCCAGTAGCATCCAAGATCTTCTGCCTTGGCGATTGCCTCCTCCTCGCTGTTCGCTTCGATGAACAACCGATGACAGACATTATCGTCCACAATGAACGAACCACCAGAGTTGTTCTGATCAAATTCATAAAACACGATCTCACCTCTCAGTCATACCAGCACCGTACCCCATCATCACTGATATCGAACTCATCAGCGAAACGGAACATCATAGCAAAGTCAATAATATCCTGCTGACTTGGCGCCGTTTTCTTCCCAACACCCTCAAAAGTAATTCTGAAATCGTTCCTGTCTGGGCCAATACAGTAACCGTGAACATACCATCCGTCTGTCTCCCGCTTGCGGAGAAACTCAATAATTTCTCCGGCAGTAGGGGAGTCATTCTGGGAGTCTCTCTTATCAATAACACCAACTTCCTCAAGCTGGTCGATTTGAGAAATCGTAAGTTCGTGGAAACGTCTCAGCCCGCCGCCATATTTCTCGGATTTGTAGTCCTCACCAAAAACAATCTGGTCGCGCTGGTCGGCAAGGCTTAATCTGAAAATATCCAACATATGTATGACCTCCTTAATACCACTCCCAGTAGACAAGCGCAGAAGTCTCACTTGGCGCCTCTACAAGAATGTTGTCTTCCGGGAATTCCTTATTGAAAGCCGCAATCTGCTGTTCGTTCAGCACATAGTAACCTGTATTCTCAACGGGTTCCGGGATGTTTTTGTGGAACCAGTCTTGAATGTCGTACGCCTTACGCCAGTAACATACCTCATCCCGGTCGCACACATAGCAGGTTTCCTCGCGGTCAATGGTGTATTTGCTCTCAATCAGCTCATCTGGGATGGTCACATGTTCGCTCGCGCCGTTTTTCTTTCCATAGATGCTTGTGGCGGAGGAACCGTTGCTGTCGCAACTCCAACCTCCGATATGAGCATCTTCCAGCCCGTAGTCCTCTCCGATCTTCTTCAAATCGTAGTAATGGTTGACAACTCGGACTTCCACGCAGTACGGTGCAAGCTGCCGGTACATTGGAGACACGATGTCCTCACTGCTAAGTACAATGCCATCAAGCTCATCTCTGTCATACACTTTCCCTTTGTCGATAGCCGGTTTTTGGATACGAAACACATTCATATCAAGTCCCACGATGATTCCTCCCTTTCGTATTTGTGCGAAAAAAATACCCGAACCGCCATGGATTTGGTAGTCCGGGTGCTGTTTCTTATGTTCGGCTGTCTTGTTCAGAGTCAGGGTTTCCTAATTCATTTCAACCAATTTCTTTGCTCATACGAGTAAAATTATCTGAAGAGGACGGGTACATCCTCATTATAGAATTGCGTTTTCAAGACGCAGCAATCAAAGATTTTAATTAGAACGGCGTATATGGAGGCGTGTATCGTGCTCCGCAATGTTCGAGTTGGTGAGTTTTCGAGTAGATGCTTAGAACGCCGTAACGATTTGCGTCAAAAAAAGTACGATGAACAGGTAACGCCTACTTTCTTGATATGGATTATCAGTCCACATTTATATATTTCAAGTCCAGACCATTACCTTAAAATGGCGGAATCTTCCTGTTTTTGAAAGATTTCATTTGAGTTCTATGGCGCACTCAATTCGCCCCGCAGCACTACACTTCGTCTGTGGCTGAAGCGGTTGAAATTTCATATTCCACTCTGACCCTGAACGAGACAGCCGAATGGCTGTCTCATGTTTACTCCGCAGGGTGGGCTGCTTCGATAAACTGTGCTACGATATCCTCGAAGGAGTCGTTGACACTGTATTCGGGATCGTATTCGACAACCAGTTCCACCATCAGCTTGTCGATACTGGTGGAAACCTCGTCAGACTTTGCAACCATGGCACGGCTCGCGTCTCTGACCTTGTTCCGGTCAAAGTCGATGGTCGTAACCTGCTTGACATCGTAGTTGTACGGGACCTGATTGCCCTCGCCGTTGAACTTGTAGGCGGTTCCACGGATAACGCTCTCGGAGGGACGCGCCTTGCTCATGTCGGCAAGGACTCCAGCCACCTTTTGGCGAGTTCGATTATTGGCCAGTTCCGCGTCAATGTCGATATCGCTGGTACGCTTTGCTGCGCTGATGGCGGCCGTGAGCTTCTCCTTCTCCTTCATCAGATGCTCAAGGAAACTCACCAGTTGATTGTTGGTACAGTCGAACGGACGATCAACGACCACCTCGACCGTCTCGTCCTCCGCCTCGTGATTTGCCTTCTTACGCAGATGCACCTGCGTCGTCTTTGTGATGTAGTTGCGGTTGCCCAGATACATTGTGGTGCGGTCAACCATCCGGCTCAGAAAATTCTGATACCGAAAAGCTTCTTTCAGATACATCCTTTTATTCCTCCTCTGTTGTTGGCTGATATAGACCCATGCGGATCTCGCTCAACTTGTAATATTCAACCAGCCCGTTGTAGGACTGCACCCCGATTTCATCCGGGTCGGCAACGGTTTGGAAACCTACTAGGAAATCGCCGTTACCCAGAGGGACGCACTCAATAACGAAGCCATAGTTTGCGCTTGAATCCTCGAACATACTCTCATCCATGAAAGCCTGCTGCTGTTCATATGGCGTATACACCTTCCGGTACACCCAGAATCGAAAGATGTCGTTCTGGTGAGATCGAAAGAAATCAGATACGGACTGAAATTCAACCATCCTGCTCTATCCTCCAATCTTTGTACGGTTCCACGCAACGCCGCAGCTCTTCCTCTATGACCATCTGATGAAACCGCATCCATAAAGGCTCGTCGATATTCTTGTCTCCGTAACCACCTCTATACTTTTGGTCGGTTATATCCTGGTCAAGCACGTAAAGCGTTTTCTTGGTCACATGTGGAAGGAAGGGAATGATGAAGTCGATCACAACACCAGGCATGTATGTCTGGCGGCCGATGGCATACCGAACAGCGCAGTTGAGAATGCAGCCAAAGTTATCATTGTCTGCCCTAATATGCGGAACCATTGGTTTCTTTGGTGTACTCACAGCTTTATCCCCGTCTGCTTTGGTTTTCGTGCGGCGAGTGCTTTCTGCACACGCTTCTCGCGTACTTCTGGGTTCCAACCGCACTTGTAGCAGGGTCGAAACTCCCCGGAGCACTCAATCATCTTGTTATGTACGCAGTTATTTGATTCCTTCATTCATCTACCTCCTCAAACAAGATACAATCCCGGACAATTCTGCGTTCCCAACTGAGGTCATCAAATGTTGGCCATCTTTTCCAATCGTACTGATCCGTACAGTCGCCGGTTATGTCATAGATATGGCCATCAATCCGGCATCCGAAATGGTTGACAGGAGCATCATAGACGATTGCTACATTAGCATCCCACTCATACTGCTTGAAACGTTCGTATAAAATCTTGGCGAACCAATAGCACGCTCCGCAAGTGAAGATTTTGATGACCTCCTGATACTTCCCGTCGTTGGTAAAGCGAGAAATAAAAGACAAGACCTTTTGTTCCATCAGAAGTGATAGTCAACAACGCCGCCCAAATAGTACGTCCCCAGCGGCTCTACCGTGCGCATCCACTGCTGCATTGTATACAGTTCATCTTCATTCCACACATAAAAGCCGAATTGATCACTGTACGATTTTTTCAGGTCGTACATAGCCGAGTCAAGGCCGCAACAGACGGTTGATTTTGCAACAAATTGATTGAAGTCAATTTTTGACAGAGCATCGACCGCCTTCTTAAACTTCTCAAAATATTCGTCAAAGTAGTCGCCAATATCAATTTTGAATGTGAGCGTATCGCCGTCTCTGGTACACACCCGGCCGAAACTCGTACTCATCAACCATTCAAGTTCTTCATTGCGGTTCTCGTCGCTAACATCGGAAACATAATCAGCGATGGAACCAGTGAACCACTCTGGAATAGAATCTGCGCAGATGCGGTCTTCTACATCGACTGGCAAGCTCTCAATTTGAAAAATTCTGCTGTGCATCGTATCACCCTTGTTTCTTCAGATATTGGAACATTTCTGTAATATCGTTTGTAATATCGTGCCGGATGGAGCAACAGGAATTCTTTGCGAATTTCCCCTCGACAGCGTCGATATACATGGAGGCGGACGTGAACTCTCCATCCATACCGTCGTCCCCCATGTAGAATTCCTTCCACTGATCCTCCGACATCAGCCGCCTTACATCGAGCTGGCGAATAGCAAGATTGTCAAAGCTGACTGCTTTGAAGAAGCCATGTTTCACAGCGTCACCCAATGCGTTATAGAGTGCAACCTTTTTAGCCGCGATGTCTTCGCCGTGCCGCTCCAAGTTGTCCTCGCCGCGCCGGAAATCTTTATACCCGAGAATCAGAATCTTCAGGTTGTGACCAGCCAGCGACCTGAACCCCTTCATCGAAATCATACCGTTGATGATGTGAATGACAGCATTGGGGTAATACTTAACCATCTCAATAAAGCTGTCTGTGTCTTCCGTCCAGTCCAGATAGGAGATACCAAGCCCATAAATTAACCCATGCTCCGTCAGGTATCGGAGCATGGGAAGATTTTTCATGAAATGCGTTTTGTTAACCGTGATATTGGGAATCAGCTTCCGCTCTTTGAGTTGCTGTAGAAATGGAATCAAATCTGGATGGGCGAGCGGATTGCCGCCGCCAATAGCAAGCTCAGTATAGGGGCGGATAGAATCCAAGAATGGCAGATGCAGGATGTCTCCATGTCTGCCATCCGGTCTTGAGTCCTCGTGACACATAGCGCATCCCATATCACACTGGTTTGTGATCTTGATGTCAAACGACTCTGGGAACTCAGGCTCAAAGAAATCCAGGTCGTTTTCACGAACCTTCGTTCCGTCGCTATAGATTCTCACACGGTAATTCCCGTTGGTGTACTCGCCTAAAATACTCACGAAGGTTCCTCCCTTATCTTATCCGTCTCTCCCGTACTCACCAAACGCGACCATCTTGTCTCCACTCGGCGTAGTGAAGTAGTGGGAGTATGATTCCATAGAACCCCAGTCACTGTAACCCAAGTGTCGATGATCCTGATATCGGTATTCCTCAGATTCGAGGAGCAGCTTTGAATACGGAACGAGTTTGCCATCGAAGCAGTCATACATCAGTTCATCCTGCTTGAATTTCTCGTATTCTTCCTGCGTGCAGATAACGATGCTATGCGTGGAGCTGCTGTTTGTTTCAAACACTCCACATCTTACTTGTCTCATACGCTCTCCTTTTTGATTGCGATTAAAACTCACATTTTATAGGCCGCGATGTCACATTCTGAAAGAATGGCATCGGCAGGAGCTTGTGCAGGTTACGCTCGTTCATGGTCTTGATTTTACTGTCAAGCGAAGGATCTCCTGTTGTACCGACCATGATGTACTTGTCGAGCTGCGCATAGGTAAAACCGAGATTGTCCTCGTCACTTTTGCCACACAGGCCGTCAGACGGCGTTTTGTCCACCAGTTCACGCGGAATGGGCAATTCGTACCCGATTTGCAGGACTTCACTCACCAGGAGACTGGCAAGAGGACTGAAATCTCCCGCACTGTCCCCAAACTTTGTGGAATATCCCACATAATCCTCTGAGCCATTACATGTGTTGGCTACCCGTCCGCCGTTCGGAAGCGACTGCGCAACCGCATACAGTGTTGCCATGCGGATGCGAGCTGGCAGATTTACCTTCGACTGCTCCGTTACAGGCATATAACCGCGAATTTCCAAAGTCAGACGCTCAATCGCTCCTCCGATATTGATAGTGCAGTGCTCAATGCCAAGCGTCTCCACTACCTTTCGGCTGTCCTTGATGTCGTGCTGGACACCATTTGGCATCAAAACACCAAATACGCGGTCTTTGCCGAGCGCCTCAACGCACAGGGCGGCGACAATCGAGCTGTCTTTCCCGCCAGAAATTCCGACAACCGCACTGCACTCCGGGCCGTTTTCCTGAAAATAATCACGAATCCACTGAACGATTGCGTCTTTTGTGTGTTTTGGGTTTGGAAGCATAAATTACCCCTCTTTTCTCCATAGTTCTACCGTGTATTGCTGGCCAAGAATCTTCTCAATGATTCCGAACACAACACCCCAGTTGCCTCCACCAAGACCACATCCAATCTTGTATGGCATTGCAATCGTCTCGCCAGCAGGAACGATCTGTTTTAATTGGAGTAGACACTTTTCAAAAGCTGCATAGTCTGTGTACTGCCTTCCGTTATAACCGTACTGGTCTTGAGAAAACAGATTGCAAACAACCTGGGGATCAATATTCTTGCCATCAACAGGTGTGCGCCCTCATCGCACCTGACCTTATACCATTTGTAAACTGTGGGGAATTTTGTCCTTATCTGCTTTGCGACGCCGCTTCCCATTTTCCCTTGGCAGTTCACTTGGTGGCAAATATAATTTGATTTTGTAGAGAACAGGTCTCCATCAATTATTTTGATAGACATCAAAATTCCCCTCCATGGAGATTCTGCCGAACCTCATCCAAGGTATAAATTTTGATGAACTCCCCATTCTTGAAGACCACCCGTAATTCATTGTTCTCTTGAGCCTCAGCCCAAGTTAGGCCATCCTTATAGATGTAGTTATCACCGTTTTTGATCACACGGCAGCAACCCCGCTGAGACTTCTTGAAGTGACCAGTGTCGGTCTTGGGATTCTTGAAAATCATGATGGGCTTGCCGTCTGCATCCTCGGCATAGGTGGCCTTAACGGCGATACCAAAGGTGTCACGGGTGTATGGTGCGTATGTCTTATTGACAACAGAGATACCGGAAACGGGATTGGGTTCACTTCGTTCCAAAGTCTCCAAGCACTGCATGGAGAAGGAACCGACGCCAAGGGAGACATTGTTAATGGCAAACCCGTTGGATTCCAGAATCTGATAGATTTGCTTGCATCGCTGGGGAGTAATGCTGTCACCATACAACGCCTTGACGTGCGGATTCAGCACTTTGAACCCCTTGCTGTTCACGGTGCCTCCAAAAATGTCCCACAGCTTGAACGCAGTCTTGGTCACGACCTCGACGGGGTCTCCACTGTCTCCACGGATAAGCAGACATCCATCGTGTGCCAGAATCTCGTCTTTGAGCTGCGGCAGGATGTTGTCTACCAGATTCCAGTAATCGTAGCTGTCACTGACCATGGAGAAGTTCTGGTGAGGGTAAATCTCGGTCAGCAGACGGCGGATATGGGTGACCTCGTCACCGTCCATAGCGAAGTTGGAACACATCACGCTGTGTTCGGTGGACAAAGCGCCATAGGCTACCGGCTCCTTAGCACAGTCGCAGTGATAGTTGTCCTCCAGCCACAGGATTGCGGGAACAGTGGCGGTGTTCAGGAAGCTGAGACAGAAAGCGGCAGAACTTTTGGTGGCGCTCTCCACGCTCTCTTGACCACGCATGGAAAAATCGCCAAGGAGTCTGGCGCGGACCACGCTGTCATCACAGGTGCGATCTGTAAACTCGTTGACGATTTGGCGGTAGCGATAGCCGACCTCGGCGGAAACTTGGGTGTGCCACATGGTGCAGGACAGCATGGTCTCAATGGAGTTCACCAGCCACACAAAGTTCGGATGGGTGTTGGAAATCTCAATTTGCGGCACCTTGATATTGGTACGCACACCCTCCGGCACGGCCCGAATCTCTAGGGGAAGATAGCCCAAGTCATGAAGAGCTTTCAGGCGCTTTTCTCCAACACCATCGGTGTTGATGGTGGCGTTGAGAACCCGCTTATACTCGCTGAGGACATCCTCCCAGTCCTCTTGGAAGAAAAAGTGGTTGAAGGCATCAACGAGGTACTCCTTGATGAACGCCTGGAGGCCAAACATCGTGACCTTATCTGTGTCTCCCAGCCGGGTCATGCGGGGAGTGTAGTAGGAGACCATCTTGGTCAGGGTCTGCGGATACTGCTCTGCGTGGGCCGTCTTGTAAAAGTCCAGGCAAAGCAGTGGATTGTAGCAACAACCACTCATTTCTCATCATCCTCACTTTCAACTTTCTTTCCCGCATAGTAGATTGCAAATGCAAGAGGAGCCACGATAAACCACAAAGCCATGATCCATATTGGTAGATAGTGCATATCTTCCAGGTCGCTATAGCTGTTCTTTTTATACATCAGGTAGTAGTAAAAACCGCCAAGAGAAGAACCAATCAGAATGTAAGTGATAACAATTAAAACGATTAGAAACAGCATATTGTCACCTCAATAGTGAATTTTCTGGACATAACCACACTTTTTGCAACGGTATATTTCTGTGTATCCAATAGGCATATCCTGTGGAGCCCACTCAGAATAGTTGGTTACTCTCGTGATATGTTCCCACTCATGTTTGCAAAACAGCGAGCGGATATAGTTGATAAGCCATCTCATCGCGCACCTCCTATGACTACTCTAATACAGCCACTTTCTCATGTTCACCACGATAGATGCTGTTTGTTGTAAATACTCGTGAAATCTGGCCATCTGTCAACACGGAGCCCTTGAAGATGGTGCTCTCACAATGGGACACATACAGAAAAATTTCCTTTGCACCAGCTTCTTTCAGGGCAGCAGCAGTATGGGTAAACGTACCGCCACGGGAGCAAATGTCGTCCACAATAAGAACATTTCGACCGGCGACCTTCTCACTGTTGGCGAGTTCAAGCCCTTCAATTTTGCCAGTGCGCCAGTCACGGTGCTTGATACCGAACACATACTCCCGGCCCATCAGGTCGGAGTACCGCTTGGCAGCGCCCTCGTCCGGGTAGCACATCAGAACATCAGTATCGCCTGTATCAGCCATGACACGCTCAATAGCCAGACGGATATTGTCCGCAGGCTCCTTCACGCAGATGCGGTCGATAAGCGCTGCCGCCACATTGGAATGTGGATCAAGCACTTCAACCTTACGAAAGTTGAGAGTGTTAATGAACTCGGCGAACCATTTCAGGGTGAACACCTCGTCGCCGCTCTTGACCCTGTCCATACGAGCATTGGGAATGTACGGCAAAACGAGCTCAATATCCACACCCATCCGATTGTTCGCCCGAATGTGATGCACCAAATGCCACAGGAGCATACACTCGTGGTCGCCATCATACCGCCACTCAATACGGAACCAGACAGCGTCTTTGGTATCAAGGCGGAAGGATGTGGTCCCGTCTGGGAACTGCGTAAAGTTAACAGGGGTTCTGTTCACCAGAATCATGTCTTACTCCTCCCAGTTCTCAATGTTGATTTGACACATCTTCATGGCCTTGAGGGCATTTTCGTGGCTCTCTGGTGTCACGCCAGCGCAGCAAGCGGCATCCACCGTAATTTTGACTTCCGGCAAAAACGCTTTAAGCAGCAGCGCGTTGGAAATGACACAGATATCGGTGCAGAGGCCGACCAGGACAATCTCGTCAATATGGCTCGACACGCTGTTTTTAATGCGCAGGTACTCGCCAAGTTCAATAGAGCCAAACGTTTTCTTTCTGAAAGTAGAAGTCCACTCCTCCTTGTCTACGATTGCATTGAAAAGCACATCAGGGGCGCACCAGCCCTCGGTCTTATCAATGCAGTGCTCAACGGGGAGCATCTTCCCTTCCTGCGTCTCCAGATAGTCCTTATCGTGGGTATCAAAGGTTGCAAGGATCTCGCCGTCAAACTCTTCGGCTTTCGCAACAACCTTCGGCAGAATCGCCTGCGCCTCTTTGGTGCCAAGAGACCCATCAATGAAATCGTTTTGCATATCAACAATGACCAATACCTTACTCATATGTACCTCCTTAGTTCCCCTTGTAGTAAAATTCGTGCCGGTAATCGACATGGAAATTTTCCACGCGATCATCGTCAATTTCATCACTTGTTGTTAAAACAACGCTTTTATCGGAGAATAAATAACGGAGCAGCCGCCCGCTGCTCCGAAGTATTCCGTCCACGAACCTCAGATGATCGTCCTCACCAGCATGATCGACAAAAGCATTAACGCAATAAACGCCGCTTCCATATCTGTGATAGGTGGCCTTTTCAAACTCACATTGAACACCAACTTTCATCAGTTCTTCCATAATCCATGTCTTTGCGTTCTCTGCCTTTTTCATTTCATAAAGCGACAGGATACTGGAGTATAAATACGCAGCCTTATCCTCGACTGACCGCAGTTCAGCAGGCTCTCGGCCAAAATCGTCACATCGAAAATACACCTTTTCTGGATATTCTAGTTCAGCCTTCCTGTCCGTCACAATACAAATACAGTGGGTGCTGCTGGAATTGGTCTCAAACACCGAATTTCGTACTTGCCGCATTGGTTTTCTCCTTAAACTGATATGTTGTTCGTTCTGTAATCCGTCATTACAGATGTCCAGGTGAGATGTGACTGGACATCTGAATGATGCCAAAGGACTCGCGAGCGGCGCGACTTCGTCGGCGTCAGCCGACCTCGTCGCGCTCGCGCAGCGAGGAAACAAACAAATCCATACTCCGATTAACAATACGGAGTGCCCGCTTTATGTATTGATTGGTTATAACAGGCGATATACATTACAGAACTGTCGGAATTTTCTTTTTGCAGCCTTGAAGAAGTGACGCCGATGATCCAAGATCCGGGAGGATCGCCCGCGATCCGTACGGATCTTTGATCATTCGGAGGAACTTCTTTGAGCGTGTGAACGGTTACCCTTGCGTTTCTCTGATTCACAATACAGAGTGCCCTATGTACGCAGACTGTGGGCTAATACGCTGCAAAATGATTATTACTCCTGGAACCTGTAGTCAACTCTCTCCCAGTTCCCAGGTCTTAGATATGTGATATAGATTTTGTCAAACGCCCAAGAACCGACATCTCCCATGCCAGCCTCTCCGCGATAATCTCCGCCTCCCATGCCATTCCCGATGCAAGTGAGAAGCGGAAGCGGGTTGATACACCACACGCCAGACATCCCGTATCTGTCGCGGACGGAGTTCCGCCTTATGTATTCCTCTATGTCGATGTAGCACTTTTTCGTTGCATTCACCAGATAGCACCCGGCGCTGTCGAGATCGAGCTTATATTGTGGCGTTTCCGGTGAGATATCCTGAACGCTTCTGTATTCACCCCACACGCCGTTATACTTTTCAAGGAAGGCTTCAACACTTGTGATATATCCATCACCAAAGTTGCATCCATCCTCCACTGCATCGGTGGCATAGTCTCCCATCCATGCGATACGGGCCGGTCTGTCCTCGATTTCATGCAGCACCGCGTTAACAAAGTTATTGCCGATCCATGAGTGCTCCATCAGCTTGAGCCCATTGTCAAATGCGTGAGAATACGCAGACCGTTCCTCTCCGTCTTCAAAAATCATCAGCGGTCTATAATACTGTCCCATCAGCTCGCCCTCCCAAGCACAGCTATAAAGCTGTCCGTTTCAATATCCTCCTCGATGTCAGCAGGCGCAAACCAGTCGTCGGCATCTTCATCGGTGTCTTCTTCAATATCGTCTTCGACATTTTCTTCTTCTTCATCCCACGCTTCGTTTTCGTCCATATGCCGGAGGACTTCGTTCTTGTAGTCGTCAAATGAATAATCTGCGTCCTCATATCCGCCATATCCATCCTCGCGGTAGTAATCGCAACGAGTCGGAATGTTCGCCAGAAGGCCACGGATTTCTTCCCAGTCACGCATATTGCCGATTGTTTCCAGCAGGATTTCATTGAGGTATTCTGCATCATAAACATCGTTGCAGAGATCATCAATTCCCTCATCAACACAGAAACTGATTAGGTCGCCGAATGAGTTTACACCTTCGATAAATTCCTGACGTGTCATGAAGAAGACCCCTTTCTGTTGAATTGGTGACCCGGACGGGAGTCGAACCCGCGTTACCAGAGTGAAGGTCTGGTGTCTTAACCGCTTGACTACCGGGCCGTATGGTCTGAGTGGGGAGGATCGAACTCCCGGCCTCGTGATCCCAAATCACGCGCTCTGCCAACTGAGCTACACCCAGATATTGTGCGGGCGGGGATTTTCACCCCGCATAGGTAAGATTATGTACCTGCTACCGAGCTTGTCGCCCATCGGCTACTTCACCGAACCCAAACAGGAGGACAACGATGGACTCGAACCATTGTCTTACCCTACCTCTCGTTATAGCGTCTACCTATTCCGCCACCGCACATTTTGTATTGTGTAGCTCTAAAAACAGGACTCCCGCAGGCGAGCGTCCCTGTAAACCTGCTACACTCGGTTTTGAGCGTGCCCATCCCGCAGGGCGGCGGGGTGCTCCGTGTACTTTGGAGCAAAGAAAAAGATCGTGCCGAGAACTACGGCACGCTGGAGTGAGAGACGGGACTTGAACCCGCAGCTTCCGACTTGGAAGGACGGCACTCTGCCAGTTGAGTTACTCCCACAGATGGTGGAGCCGGCGGGAATCGAACCCGCGTCCGAAATTCCTACATGAGCAAGACCTTTTTACGCAATAGGTTTCCTTTTAGGTGGATGCCTTATGGCGGGGCACCAAGATGGAATCCAAATCTACCCCAGGGCGTACCAGTTAAGTACACCTCCACCACCTTGTCTTTTTGAACAGATTACAAGGAAAACTGTTTTTCTGGCGTATCCTCGACCGCAGGTACTTACCCAGCCAGAGGTGTACCGTTTTGGAATCCTGCCGACAGTTAAGCGGCGACCCTCTCTGCCATGAAGGCGGCGAAAGCGGGATGGATCATAACAACACTCATATCATTGTCATTTCATTTTTTGTTTAGCCTTAAGGCGGTCTCTACCTGCGAATCTTACTCTCTCAGAACCCCGTCGAAACCTTTACGGCCCCGTAAAAGAGGCCCGGCGTATAGCCGGGCCGTTCCCCACATTGTTATAGACCGCATGGGTGCGCTGTCTTATTAAATACCATGTTTGCACGTTCCCCTTTCGGGGTGGAGCTGGTAACAGGAGTCGAACCCGCGACACTCGGAGTACAAAACCGATGCTCTACCAACTGAGCTATACCAGCAAATGGAGCTGATGCACGGACTCGAACCGCGAACCTAAGCTTTACGAAAGCCTCGCTCTGCCATTAGAGCTACATCAGCATGTTGGCTGGGGTGACTGGATTCGAACCAGCGAATGAGGGAGTCAAAGTCCCTTGCCTTGCCGCTTGGCGACACCCCAATATTGGGAGCGGTCGAATTGACCGCTCCGTAGGACTATACAAGCATTACCTTATTGTATAAGGCAATGAATTGATCATTCATAATTTTGTCGATATGGTAGTGTCCAAAATACCAACGTTTGAACTGAAGGTCAACCATAATACGCTCCAGATAGCTTACGAGCGGATCATTTTCATACCAATCTGCAATCATGGTCTGAATGCTTCTTGGCGCACAGTGCGTTAACACATAATCAACAGACCATCCGTTGTTATCAAGCGCGTTGATCCCCCGTTCCATCTCTTCCATAGATGGCATTTCGTCTTTCCACCAAGAAATATGTTCTGTACGATATTCTTTGTCATGAGATCTTGCACCGCCCATCACAAAGAACCTTTGCCCGTCGATGGTCAGAACTTGTCCTCTCTCCAGATGGTAAATATTTGGCGCTATTTCTCGGACTTTACCACCGAACTTATCTTGAAGCGAAAATTTGCGGAGGATATCAAAATTCTCATGGTTCCCATCGATCCAGAGCGTGGTGAAGTTTTTACCCGCGAGCCATTTTTTCCACCATATCTCTCGTGTAGAACCGTCCCATATGAGCCCAAAATCCCCACAGACAATTAAATAATCCTTCTTAGTGAGCGATTTTTGCATCGGGAAGTTCTTGACAGACAACTTTTTTATGTCAATGTCCGCATGAGTATCCCCTGTCACATAGATCATTTTGAACCTCCAAGCATACGCATAAAGCTGTCTTCCTCAATGTCGATGGTTCCTTCTGGTTCATACAGCCTGATCTCATTGCGTCCAACATACCATCCAAGTCCATGCTTGCAAGTATGTCCGCAGTCGTGTCCTCTTTGGATGGGCTTACCCCAATTAACACCAATATTATCTGATACCCTGCATACTGTGCCAAGGTCGCCTATCTTGATATCAGGATTGCCGTCTGGATGATTACGAATAGCTTCGACACAATCTCCTACTTGAAATTCCATCACGCTTTGTCACCCCCCCCGCACGGAGAGCGACACCAAGGAAGGAGTTCTCGTCGATATCTTCAACATCATCTTCGTACGGCCTGATATATCTCGTATGGACATACCACCCGTGGCCGTACTCACAATTTCCGGAGCAATCATGTCCTTCACCTAATTCATTATCCCAATCGACACCAACATGATCTCCGTCAATATCGCACACCGTTCCAGTATCGCCAACCATGATATAGTCACTCTCATCTGGGTTGTTGACGATAGCTTCTACTCGATCTCCAATTTGATACCTTGCCATGGATACCACCCTTTCGTGAAAGTCTGGCGCAATACTTAAAACCTGTGTTTTATCCCATACATAATAGCCATACTGCATGGGATGGCAAAAGGACGCTGAACTCGGGATTTTCCACTACCTCTTATTTCAAATAAATACTCGGATCAGCGTCCTAAAGTCCTTGAAATACGCACTTTGTTGTTTGTGATCTGCATTATATCTCGGCAGGCTACGAGGAGGGCTCCCTGCATCCGGATACAGCTCCCGGTTACTGCTGTCATCTGGTTTGGAATGATGTCGTGTGTCTGTGGGTTCCTGACATCGGGTGCCGAACTCCTTGAGTCTCAGTGTGTTGGCGGGTTTGGTGACCTTTGTCCTGATGGCCCCTGTGCGGGTCGGCGCCTGAGCAGGTGGTCGTCGGCTGCCGCGGGATCTCTGATCGCACGCACTGCGGCCGCCAAGCCGTCATCCTCCACCCAACCATTCGTTACTCTGATTTACAATACAGAGTTTAAGTCTTTCGACTTAAAATACATCGCAACAACAAAGTTATTTTATATGCACAATATATCGCCCGCCGGTCGGCGGCTCTTGCTCAACGACCCGAAAACCAACAGAAGAATACTGATCCCAAACCTGTCCCCAGTTGATATAGTCGGTCAGCACGTCTTTACTGAGGGTGTCAAGCATCTCGTCTGTAACACCGTGGTCAAACGGCACTTTGAGTTCAGTCGCCAGATAACAAGCTGCGGTCTCCTTTGCGTTCATCGCCCAATGAAGATCAGATATGTCCTCGAACATAAAATCGTTTTCTTTCAGCTTACGCACAAATTCCGGATCGAACAGGTCACCAGAAGACGAAGCTTCCATCAGAACCTTCAAATAATCTTCCGTCATCCCAGGATTTTCGCTGTTGATATCATCCAGTATATCGTTCAATCCACTGATATCGTCGTTTCGGCTGATTGGAATGTTGGGCGTGGTGGACAGAATAATGTAATCATAATGATTCTCTAATTCTGCCCGCAGATTACATGGCAGTACAATGACTTTGGATTCGCCGCAATCCAAATCACTGACTTCGACTGCCAGTTGAATCATATCAACCACCTCTTTCATGCTTTGCATAAACTTTGTAATCTACCATAAGGGATAGGAAGCTGGCCATGGTTTCCTCCAGAGAGGTGAGTCTGGGAATGTCATCTCGTGTGTTCCCGGCTGTCCGAACTGGTGTCAGGTTTCAGGAATTTTTGTGACGGAGTTCCTGCTGATTTCCTGGCGAAATGTGCAGTTCGGTAATAGTTCCGTTCTTCGTGATGTTGGTAAGGGTGTTTAGCATCTCCTGCTGCCGTCGCGGCCGGCAGCACTGCGCAGCCTGGCAGGCTCCCTTCTCCCAGCCATTCGTTACTCTGATTTACAATACAGAGTGCCTTTTGAGGAACAAAAGGCTATACATTACAAAATTTTGCTTATTTATGCGGCCAAATCCTCATGGATGGTACGCATTACGTCCGTTTGATATTTTTCGTTGTTGTACTTGATGACCTCGTCAACATACTTTTCTTCAACCATCCGGTAGTAGTTGATAAGGCCGCGCAAAACCTGAACATCGTGCAGTTCCCAGACAATTCCGTTCTTACGGTCGAGGATGTAGTTGCTGATCATTGCACGAAAACGCTGCTTGTTCTTGTGACCGATGGTGATCTCATTGTCCTTATTGAGCATGAGCCCGAGGTTCCAATTACTGCCGGCTCTGGAACCATACCTCGTCTTCTCATCCTTGATCTTGAACGGCGCATGGAAATCATCCAGCGTCTGATTGATGAAGTCGATGACCTTATTGTAGTCAAACTCTCTCCGGCTTGAAATTAGAGAGTCGTCTGCGTATCTGGTGTAAACGAACGACTGCCCGTTAAAATCACGCAGGGTATTGTATACCTTGTGATCAAGGGGGATCATCATCAGATTTGTGAGCATCGGAGAAATCGGCGTGCCCTGCGGCAATCCGCCATGAAGAAAACAGAGGTTGAGTGCCTTGTCCAGTGCTGCTCTGCCCCGTTCTGACTTGACAATCTCGCTGAACGGGAAAATCAAAGAGAGCGAATACCGAAGGAATACCAGCGTTGTGTCCCCAAAAAAGTTCGAGAAATCCGTCTTTAAGAACCAATGACTGTCATTCCTCTGGTGACGTTTGATGGCGTCAATGGTGGAACGATTCTTAACATAGGCAAAGGCGGAGGTGTGGTACAGCGCAAACATCTTGGTCTCAAACAAAGTCTTCAGATTCCGAAGCGCCGTCATCAGTTCTGGCACAGGGGCATTGATCTCACGCAGGCCGCCGGACTTCTTCGGAATATGGAATGTGGTATAGAGGGCTTCTCTCGGAACGGCATACAGCTCGGCATTTTGTTCGCAAAAACTCTCCAGAGCGGAGACCATACCGGCGAAATCGAACCGATCCAGAAACTGTGGCTTGAGTCGCTGTGCGAAATGCGTTCTGGTATTGGTGCTGTTTGAAGTTATCATAGACTGCATGTTGACCTCACCAGATATGATTTCCTCAAATGATATCTGATGGTATGCAGGCGATTGCATGACGGTTATGTATGGCATATTTTTAATACCTCCTGATGTCTGTATTCTGGTATACAGTAGGTTGAGGAATTCAGGATGCGATGGGTACTTGAGAGCTGGGACTGAGTGCGGGCTCGGTGGGTAATCTGGTGAGTGATTTGCGGCGGTCCGATGGTTCTTGGGGTCGCCATCTGTCTTCCTGTTTGCTGTCCGTCACCTTTCTGGTCGAGATGTCAAGAGTTCTTTGCGTATTTGGAGCAGTAGAAAACAGTTTATTTATTACCTCTTGACCTCGGTGGCGGGCAGGCGCCTTCAGATTCCGCCTCCGGGCGGGGTGTCCCTTCTCCCAGCCATGCGCAACTCTGATTTACAATACAGAGCACCCTCAGAATAACTCTGAAAGTAATGCAATACAGACTATATGGAAGGGGCAGCGGCAACCAAAGCCACTGCCCCTATAGAACTATCGTAAAACGTGATGCCTTACACGGCGATCACGTCGAATTCAAAAGCATCCACAAGAATCATCTTGCGGAGTTTCTCGCCCTTCACGAAGTTGATGAAGTTGGCTACGCCGTAGGCAACGATCGTTCGCACCGTCGGAACAACCGACAGTGTGATATTGCAGGCAGAAACGGGCGTCGCCTCTTTTGCCTCATCATGAGAGAACGCCATGCTGTCGATAAAGTTCTCCACCATCTTCTTGTCGCTCCAGTCAGCGGCATAGTGCTGGGCGTCCGTCAGCCGCATCCGGAAGTCGAACATCCCCTTGACGAACGTGTTCTCCTTACAGGAGGTGGCGATCTCCCGGCGGAGGTCAATGTTGTCCACCGCCAGGAACACATAACCGGAGAGACGCTGGCCTGTCCAGCCCTCTTTGACCAGCTTCAGATCGGGGGCGCAGTCCGGATTGATCTCGGTGAGATACTCAGCCAAAGCATCAACCTTGGCCTTGCCGATATCCGTATTCCGGAACATCTGGTTGGCAATGTTGTGGGCTTCTACGGTATCGAAGTCATACAGCGTGATTTTCGTAATGCCGAACCGCACCAGATTCTCAGCGACCGTGGAACCAATCGCTCCACAGCCGATGATATGAATCCGCGATTCGAGCATATCCGGCTTGAAGAATTCGTAGGACTTCGCCAAATCCATTGTTTGTCTCTCCTTTCTTACTGTCCGAGGTATAGGCGGTCATAGGGATCGTCTTCGTCGAATTGGTAGTCGGAAAAGGACCGGCCAATGCCGGTATCACCTCCGTTTACCTTCGGTTTTGTTTTGACTCCGACGACGCTCGCACCGGCCGTCGCCGCCGGCGTTGTTGTCTGACTGATGGGTGTGACGACCCGCGTCTGCGTCTGCTGATAGGTTCCCTGAAAACCGGTGACAGGCTTATAGGTTCTGTTGGTGACGATCTCCTTGGCGCTGCTGATGAAAGCCTGAAGATCCACGCCGACATCTCCAATATACACATCAACATCTGCCGTGTCGTACAGGGTGTTGTTCTTCAGATCGAAGATGCGGACAAAGTGCTCGTACCGCTTGTTCCAGATCATGAAGATGTAGTAGTCGTCATCGGAGATTTGCTCCAGAATCTTCTCCTGGTGAGTTGTGTCCACACCAGAGGGAGACACGCCCATATTGACGTGGCTGTGTCCTTGCATCCGGATGTTATTGAACACATCATCATCAAAGGAGTAAAGCCACGTCTGGTACGCCTCTTGATCGGTGTTGACCGTTGCGCCGGTAACAACCTGCGGGTATACCAAAATGTCGGTGATGTGGAAGATGGACGGATCCTGCTCATCACGGTGAACCACGCCGTGCCACGCGACCTCGTCGTTGAACTGCTGAATGAGCGAGTTCATCTTGGCGAAGGCAATCGAGGACAGGTAGACAGTTGCCCGGTCGTCATCGCCCTCCCACTTGAACGTCCGGCTGTATTCCAGCTTTCCGTCAAACATCTTGGTGGACTTCACCTTTGCGATGAACTCCTCCTGAATTTTTTGCAGCAGCTCGTCCGTGAGCTTAATGGGCTTACTCATGGCTCTCCTCCTGTTCTTTTTCTTTCTTCGCCTTGACATCTTGTTCCTCCAACCACAATACGGCCTCAAACGGCGTCTTGGTCGTACCGTCGGGCATTTCGATTACCTTACCGATCCTGTTCGAGAACAGCAACTGCGTCATCTTGCCGGTTGTTGCGCTCTCCTGAACATTGACGCTCTTTGCCGACTGAACACAAGCAGCTACCGCGCCGACATAATCCCGGTTACGCATAGATTGGCGAATTGTCGCCTCATTTCCACCAAGGCAGTGAAACGCCTGGATGTGCTGGTTCGGCGTGTGATCCATGATGATATCCGACGGGAAATCGTATCCGCTAATCCCGGCGTACCTGCCGTTATCGAAGTTCAGCGAATATGCGGCGCAAATGCGAATCTTCATCGTCTCTTTGACGAAAATCTCCGTCATCAGACGCTTAATGCGCTCTACCGTCATATTTTCGTTGTCACGATATTCATAGATGTAGCTACGGTTATTCTGAATGACGGACTCCGCTGCGTCAGGATCGAAGTTTGCAACCGTGGTGGTTACAATGAACTTGATTTCGCCATTGTATACGCTGACCAGATGCAGCGAATTGTTGCATAGGAAGTAGTCCAAAAGCTCGCTGCTCTCCGCGCCGCCTCCGTGTGTGATTTTATCGACCAGACCGCACTCCTGCGTTCTCAGGTCGTCCATCTGCTGGTAGTAATTGGAGAAAGTGCTCTCCAAATCACGCATCCTGCGATCCATATCGTTGATCTGGCTGCGGACGGACTCCAGCTTCCGGCGGTCAAAGTGTGTTTCAAAGCCGGTCAACTGATTGCGGATAACCTGTGACCGGAAGTCAAACCGCTTGGCGAACTCCTGAATCTTCGTTTCATAGCTGGGGGCGTAACGCTTTGTGAGCGTCTTGACGATCTCAATCTCCTCGTCAGTCATCGGATTGGACTCGAAGTACCACGGGAAGTAGCGGGAAATCAGAGACTCCAGCATGTGCCACCGCTTCATGTTCATCTTTTCCGTGAAGATGATGGTGTTGCGGTACTCCTCGTTCACATAGACCTTGGCGCGGAACTTTGCGTCGCTCTCAATCCATGCGGACAGATCCGCCAGGAGCTTGTATCCAGAGACTGTCTTTGGAACACCTTCAACGAGTTTCTCGAAGCAGGTTGTGTTGCTCTCGTCGCTCCCCTCAAATGAATGGATGAGCAAAATGCCGGTTGAACCATCCATAATCGGAGTTCGGTTAAAGAAAGCCCTGACGCAGTCTCTCGGAGACGAGCCAGATAACTGCCCGGAACTGTAGTCTGTGCTTTTATATCGCAGTGTGATTGACTCCTCTTTCGGAACCCTGCTATACAGCAAAGCTCTCAAGGTCGCAACGAACGACTCGTCATTGCGGAACTTATCTCCGCCGATATTCGGGAATACGGTCGATGCGATCTCATTGGTGAGAGTCAGACCAGTGATTTCTTTTGAGAACATAGCCTGCTCCTTTTCTGAAAGATTTAAGGGCTCCCACCGCTCAGATGGGAGCCCTCGGCCCTATGTATAGGGGACTGCGGTGGGTCTGATCAGGCGTTGTCAGCCTTGACGACGGAGATCAGGAAGCACTTGTCGTGGCCGGGCTCGCCGGTGTAGCCCATCTCGGCGAAGGTCTGATCCAGCTTGGCACCGGTGACGGTCTCGCCGTCCAGGGACAGCATACCCACGGAGTAGTCGATGCCGGTCTCGCCCTGGGTGCTCTCCAGAGCCTGGCGGATGGTGGTGTTGGGGTTCAGGTTGAAACGGGCGCGCTTCAGGTTGTTACCGATAGTGACGTTAATCATGATTCATTCTCCTTCTTATTCAAAAAATTTTGGGTTGACAGGTTTGTGTTGCCGGGCGGGGATTTCCCCGCCCGGACTTAGCCATCCTTAGATGACGGTGATGTTAGCCATGACCTCGGCGTTCTCAGCCTCGACCTCGGCCAGGGCATCGTCGATGCCGGCCTCCACCTTGTTCAGGCGAACCACGGCCTTGCCGACCAGCTTGGCAGCATAGTCGATCACGTTCTCAGTCCCAGCGGGGACGGGAATCGTGATGGTGGCCAGCTTCGCCTCGTCGTGGGTCTCGGAGGCGAAAGTCGCGCCGTTCTGGTTGATGCTGCCGGCAGCAGCGGCGGTCTCCACGCGGAAGATTTCCTCCTTCTTACCGTTCTCATCGGTCTCGATGAGACGAAGAGCCTTCGGGCGGTACTCCTCCAGCGTCTTCAGAGCCTTGAGGCTCTTGCCGCTGGTGACGATGATCGCGTCACCAGCAATGGTGATCTTTGCCATACTGATACATCCTTTCTGTTCGGGCTTTGCCCTTAATATGTACCCCGTTTGCTCACCCCCCCCCATCGGGGGCTCCCCAGCCTGAACCACGAGGAGGTGGGGCCGATCAGGCCGCAAAGAACCCCGTAACTTTTCAGCTACGGGGCTCTTGTCAACTTCTGATGATTCGATTGAATGCGTCTTCTGATATTTCCGGGTTATTGCAGGCCATCCCCTCTGGATGGTATTCAAAGTGGCAGTATGGATACCAGTCGTTATAGTCTCCGGTTCCAACCTCCAAAATGATCTCGTCAGTTACCTCGTCTTGCATCACCAGGATGTCATTATCGTATCCGCCATCTTCTTCGTTCTTCATGTAACATTTCATGGCCTGCGGCGGAAACGAATATCTCGGCGGATCATCGGACACAACAAGCTCCCTGCATCTGCTTCTATATCCATCTTCCGGGTCTTCGACAGCCATGTAGTGAACACCGTCAAGCGTAAACTTTACGAAGTTGCAATCCTGTGATTCACCCCAACTATCATCCACACATATACGTCCGGTTTCGACACCTGACAGTTTGTGTGTTCCTACCAAATCGGAAAGTTCCACTTAATCACCTCCCGATGATAGCCGCAAAACTTTCGTCGGAGATGTCCTCTTGCTCTTCCCCATAGAAAGTGCATTTCATGTAGTCGTCCGCATCGTTCTTTGACCCATATCTCACAGTATCGCCTCTGATATAGTAGCAGAAATTACCACGGTGTTTCTCCCAGTAATTTTTCTTCAGAGGACTCTCGCCGGTCGGGTATTTGATGCCAAACGCGACTAATATTGCGGCAAATTCACGCTCCAAATCTGCTTCTGGGCAATTTACAGCAACATAGCTGTTTTCTCCCAGCATTGATGTATCAAATGGCCTGTCCCACATTTGTCTTACCTCCCTTGATTACCCCCCCCCCGCAGAGATAATTGCTTCAAATCCGGCATCGGAGATTTCAAAGTCGGGCTCCACGCCGTAAAATGTGCATTTGATATAATTTCTGTATGCGCTGTCTGAGTAACATGTTCTGCTCCCATATTTCATTGTTCCTCGCGGTTCAATGCGATAACAGGTTTCTTCTCTGTTCTCATGCCAATGAGTTTCTCCAACTGGCTCATCACCATACCATTTTATATCGTTTTCTTCTAAAAACGAAAACAGTTCATCTACCAAGTCTTTGTCAGGACAATGGATGATGACACCGTTGAATAGCATTGAAATCTCAAGCGGAGTGTCTGGCCAATCTACCATTGAGACTCACCCCCCCCGAGTTAGAATATTGAGCAGAGACTCGAAGTCGGTGTAATCGTAAGGATTGATGGGATGACCATTATACATAGCAAAGAGCACTTTTGCATCGTTGGCTGGAACAAAATTGCATTCACCATTCCAATCGTCAACGACGCCCTGAAGGTACTTAGCCTGAATCAAGTACGGATCGCCATCTGCGTTTTCAGTGACGACAACCGTATCGCTACCAAGCATAACAGTTTTCAGATCCACTCATTTCACCTCCGTTTTCGTTCTGCCCAATCGTTATTCCATCCACGATGCCGGGTGTTGTACGATTGGTGTATGATGACGGATTCAAGCCACCATAACTTATCTCCGATAATGGTAGGCAGAATCATAAATCGGGTCACAATTCTCGTTTCTCCAGCAATCGGAAAACTCCAAACCATGGTTTGCACCTCCTGATATAATGGTGTCGATGATGGGATTTGAACCCATACGGCGTTAGAGCCAACAGGGTTTGAGCCTGTCATGTCTACTATTCCATCACATCGACATATGGTGTGGGCGGCGGGAATTGAACCCGCACATCGAACCCGATATAGAGGCTTAAACTCCATGTGTCTTCCAATTCCACCACGCCCACAGAAGAGTAATTTTATGTTATTCCGTGAGATTGCTCAAACGAAACAAGTTTCTCAATCGCGTCGTCATATGCAGCTCGCGTCTTCTCGTTATTGGTTCTTGATACAATGCTTCCAAAATACTTTGCAGCAGATTTCAACGCGTCCAAAGTGCGTTTCTCCGCCATGGTTAATCCCATGTGGGCAGCCTCACATTCCTCAATCGCATCATGGCTCAGAGACTCTTTGCCGCAATGTTCACAGACATACATTTGATACATCCTCACGATATCCCCTCCATTACCATGGCCAGTTCATGATGGAATAAAACGTTGCACCACCCAGAAAGAACCAATCTAACAAATCCAAAAGCCTCTTGTATGTTAAATAGTAACTTTCTTTCGACAGAAATTGAAGCGCCAAACGCAGCAACGAAAGGATGATAATTGCAGAACAATAAATGAGGAACAATATGCTTTCTTCCATCTTTGGCCGCCTCCTAATCAAAGGACTGTTTTATTCATCGTGCTCGATATCTGTGGTTACAGCCCAAACCAAGCCTGTCAGGCCAACCAGGAAATAAATGTTTTCTTACTCATTTTTATCTCCAGTTCGTACCAATCCGACCGTCTGGGTGGATTATGATATTGGAGTATCCGGCTCCATAGTCATTCTGGCGTTGCTGCCACATATCTCCAAGTGTTACGCGGGCGTGCTTTCCATCGTAGTCAAAGGTCGCATAGACAAAGAAGTCACCGATTCTGAATGTATGTACATCAATTTCTTCGTCCTCTTGCAGAGCATTCCAGATATCTACCGGGTAATCCTTCTTCTCAAGCCCGCTAAGGAACCGGAACGAAAAGCTGTCGGCATCTATCTTCATGTAATCTTTGATTGACGAGAGAGACGGACTTTCCATCACTGTTTGGACTGTGCAACCGGGAAACCGGGCCGGATTTGCATGGACGAACTCATTGTGGGACAGGTTGATATGAGCCAACCCACTCAGGTCTGCGTTGAAACCAGCAGTATTGATAGAGCAAAAAACATTGTTGCTATTACACCTGTATGTCTCAGCGATATTCGCAATCTGCTCTGGGTAAAGTCCTGGTTCTCCACCTGTTATGGTAAGTCTGGCATCTGGATGCTCGCCAAGTACTATTTTCAAAGCCTCGATTTGGGCAGGGAAATTATTGTCGCCCGCCATAGGGTTTTGCCGCTCCAAACAGAACGGGCAGTTAAAGGGGCACTCTTCCGTTGTAATCAACTGGACATTGATACGGTAGTACAGAGGTCGGCCAAGGGACGTTTCCACCTTCCTGCTCTGTAATCTATACCGCAGGTCATCCCGCATCTCAGTCCTTATGTCTTCGTAGGAACCAATAAATGGAATTCTGTTCATTTTGCTACTCACTCGCGCCAACCTCCTTCGCATCAAAGAACTATTTGATTGCTGTAACGATAATGAAAAGTATGACTATCGCCAAACACCAGAAGCCTTGTTTTTGGTAGAGTTTGCGGCAACAAGAACGTTCCTCGACATACCGTTCCCATGCCAAATCAGATACGAAATCTTCTCGTTTCATTCAAGACGCTCCTCTCTCTTACCATGGAGCGCTTTCCGAAAGCCCAAGGATACAGTATCCATCGGCCAACCCATATTCTTTTGCGTCTTTAAGGATGTACTGAATCATACGGATGGAATACTCTCCGGTGTATCCGTTGTCAGAGCTCCATTCTCGAAGCACCACAATATCGCCAACCACAAAGTCCCTATCGTTCCTCCGAAGTTCGAAGTTTTTCTCAAAGGAAAAATATTTCGGAAGAATTTTGAGTTCATGGACTTTTATCGTTTCACCCACAAATCTTGGATTTTCATCATATTTAATTGCGTGACGATCAAAGAACCTTCCGCTTTCCAGTCCTGGTATACAATCTTTGCATGGGGCTTCCGCTACCGAACAAGAAAAGTGCTTGCAGGAATGGCAAGTACACCGCCTGCCATTGTGGTAAAAGCTCAGATAATCCATCATATTGCCTCCATTCAAAACCTATCGGATTGCCCGTTCATATGACTCTTTATCCAGGAATCTGTCATTATGCCATCCGCGAATTGTTATGTCTGGCCTCCATTCCTGACGGAGATAAACTGTCTCAAGCCACACAATTTCATGATCGACTTTGACAGGGAAAATTGCAAAACGCTTAATGAATCGTTCTTCTCCCCAATATGGCATATGGATTCTCACGTCATCACCCGTCCTAACTAAATTTCATATGGTGGAGATAGTCGGGATCGAACCGGCGACCTCCTGCTTGCAAGGCAGGCGCTCTCCCATCTGAGCTATATCCCCATATTAGAGAGTGGTGGGAATCGAACCCACGCAGCGCATATCCGGTTGACAGGCATGTATCTGCCCCGCTCTGCCACTGAGCTACACTCTCATAGAACCGGCTTTCACGGTGCGTCTATATTGACGCGCTTGAATTTCACACTCACGATGTTAGTCGATCCCGTCAACACCGACAATAGTGCCGCCAGACGAATTAACCTTGGGGAGAACACCGTTCCACTGCTCATACTTGATCTTTTCAATCAGCTCGGGCGTGAGAGACTGTGCAATCTGCTGGTTAGCCGCCGCCTCTGCTTCTGCGGCGATCCGAACCACCTCTGCAGCTGCATTGGCCTCAATGATTTCCGTCTCTGCCTGAATTTCGGCAGCCTCTTTTTCCTTCTGAGCCTGAATCAGAGCAACCTCGCGCTCTTTCTCCGCCTGTACCTTGGCTGTCTGAGCCTCGATATTGGCCAGCTCCAGCTCCTGCTGGGCGGTAACCTTTTTCTGAATGGCCGCAGCAGTTTCAGCATCAACAGAAATATCGGTGAAGTTCACGGTGTCAATGATGATGCCGTACACATCAAATTTCTGTCGCAGGTAGGTATCCAACTCCGCATTGATAGCAGTACGCTTATCACCGAAGATGTCGGTAACGGGATAATTAGCGGAAACCTCCTGCGTCCAGGCGATGACCTTGGGCTTGATGAATGTGTCCTTGATAGTCTCGCCGGACTTGCCCTTGAATGTGACGAACGTCTGCGCCACACGTGCCTCGTCAAACCGGTAGGAGAACTCAAGGTTCACACGTACGGTCTTTCCATCGGACGTTGGGATACTGAAACTCTCGTCGTCCTTGGAGTCACCCTTGTCCTCAGCGGTCAGATAGGACTGCTCAATGCCGATGGAGTATGTAGTGACCTTCTTTGTGGGAGAGACCAGATGCCAGCCCTGGGTCAGAATCTCTCCGTCAACGCCGCCGTTCATGTTGTAAACCACCCCAACATAGCCGGCAGGCACACGCTCCAGACAGATAACGGCACCAATCAGGCCAAGGATCAGGGCAAGTGCCAGAAGCAGCGCACCAATTTTACCTTTCATTCGATGAATCGTCCTCCCATTCTTCAAAGTATTCCTCGGACTCGTCGTCCTCGATTTCTCTTTTTGCATCGTTGAATAGGTCTAAAAACCACCCGCCAATGTCTTTGAAGGCAAAGCTCAGGCAGAACCAGACCAGAACCAACACGATAATGACGAGAAGCCAGAAAACAATGTTCATACAGACTCCTCCTTGAATTTCGGATGGGCGGCTTTTAAGAGGAGCCGCCAGAACCTCGCTGGGGATTACTCCGCGTCAGCAACCTCGTCAGCCTCAGTCTGCTGGACAACCGGAGCCGGAGCAGGAACAGCCGCAGGAGCCTGAAACAGGCCGCCGCCCATCATCTGGCTCAGCATCAGCATCTTCATCATACCGCCGGACTCGCCATCGTCATCGCCGCCGGACAGAGCCATCAGCATCAGGGGGTTGATCCCACCGAACAGGCCACCGGTGGGAGCCGCAGCAGCGTTGCCGCCCATCATGGTCATCATGGCAACAGTGGTGAACAGATCGTCCTCGCTGTCGGCGTCGCCCATCAGCATCAGGAACATGGGGTTGATGCCCTCAGCACCCTTGCCGTTCATCATGGTGAACAGAGAAGTGACCTTGGCGTAGGGGCAGTAGCCCATCACGGTGTTGATCTCCTTCACCAGAGTGGCGGTACGGCCACTGTCCAGAGACACACCCTTGATGGCACCCGAGTGGGTGATGTTGGTGATGTAGATATACTTTCCGCCGTTGAGAACCACGTCGCCGACGCTGACGTCCTTCACGGGCATGACGAAGACCATCTTGTCCAGCGCCTCGGAACCCAGCACCAGATCCATGCAGTTGTTGATGGACTTGCTCTCGGGATCGTAGAAGACATAGTCGCCGTTCTTGCGCTGGTAGGCGATGTCGCCGGAGATGCTCAGAGCGACGGAGCCGTCATCGATGGCGTGGGGCATGTACTGCTTCAGCATTTTCTTGAAATCAAACTTCATTTTGGACTTCTTCCTTTCATTCTTTGTTGTAGTGTTGGTCTGGGTGCCGCAGGTGATTCCGCCAGTCACAGTAGGCTGAACAGGAACGCCGGGGATGCAGGGAACTGTGGATCTGCAGGCGGGCGCCGTCGTGCGGGTGAACCGCTGGATAGCAGGACCGGCAAAGTCGTTAGCGTGCCAGACCCACATTCCATCGTCTTCAGCGATGGAGTAACCGGGTTCGCTCCCGAACACGTCCACCACATCCTCCCCAGTGATCGTAACTTCGCGGCCAGCCAGTTCCCGCATCGCAGGGGCATGAAGGTCGTCGAGGTCAGACCTCACCATAACCTTATCGCCGACATGGTATTTGACAGCAAAACCTGCGAACATTTCGTCGGTCCACCCCCATCCACCGCAGTCCTCTCGGATATGGTAGCCGTAACAGTCAACTTCTTCGATGGTCACAACTTGACCGCGGAGATGCGTCATTTCGGGCACAACACTATTGTGATGACTACCATCATCCATGTAGTACCCGCTGCGCACTTCGAGATCGTCCAACACCTTGACCTTATCCCCCTCTTTGTATTTGGGCATTGACTAAACTCCTTTCCTTTATGTACTTAGATCAAACGCTCGGGGAGAGCGCTAATCCCAATGGGATTGGCATCGTCAATCGACACCATCAAGTTCGTCCAACGCTTCTTTCATGGTATCCGCGCTGAACTGAAAGACACCATCGAGGAAGACCTCAATGTGTCCTCTGACCCATTTGAACTGATACATGAGGCACCTCACTTTCTTCCTCTGGCGAGTAAAAAAGACACTAACTGTCTCCAGCCAGTGTCTGTCGTTTCCCTATCTACAATAGTACAGAGATTCTCTTTAAGGGTAACACCCCTCAAACCATTGCAAATCAAGGACTTTTTGAGCGTTTTGCCACCTCGATGGTGGCAAGCGATTGCCCACTCTGCGTTTCTGAACCGGGCTTGTGACCGGCTATGGCCGCATTAGGCAGGCGGCCCGCTACTTTGCAGGCCGCCTATCGGAAAGGAAAGAACCGCTGGATGTAACCTACGGCATTGGGAAGCGCCTATGGCGCTGGCATCGGGAGTGGGATTTGAACCCACGGACGGTTTCCCGCCTCCAGTCGCTCGGCCACCCCGACTTAGGGTGGTGGTTTTTGTTCAGGCAGAACCACCAAACTGCTGATAGGCCGGCATTCAACGGGGAGCACATATGACTCCCCAGGTTGATGTCAAGGTTCGGCAAACCTCCTTTACTCATCGGTAAAGCATGGACTTCACGCCGTCTGGCAAATCTGCCGGCGGCGCCGTAAAATCTTTCAATTTAATCTTCGATAATCAATCTATTATGAAGATTTGGGCTGGTCGCGTGCTCGATGCAAAACCTTCCCTCCTTTTCGAGGTTCCGTCCCCGGCGCAATGGGCCCGGTCTACCGCCGGGCGCGGCGGGCATAAATTCTCGGATACCTCCATGAAGATAATATTCAAACACTCCTAGGCGTCTTCAGAGTGCAGAATAACGAAATAAAACTACCGTTTTAGGTTTCCTGGTCGATGCTATCAGGATCAGGAATGTCTTCCGAACCCTCATCGGGATCTCCAAACGGGTACTGAACCATCACGCCGTCAACATTGGTTGGGTGTCGGATAGAGAACCCAAAGTTCTCGAACAGGTATTCCTCGACGATTGAGGCGATTTCATCAATTTCCTGTGGAGAAATTCCCGCCTTTGCGGGGTCTTCGTCAAGCATGACGGTAAGCATGTCCTCGACGGAACCGATGATTTCATTGACCCGTTCTTCATCGCCCGACACATAATCTTCCTCATCATCGTCGGGATAGATATATGTGGAAAGCAAGTTATCATAGGTCTTCTCTGCGTCGAGGTACGAATAGGTCTTGACGTTGTGAACCTCCTCGCCGTCAACCTCAACAGAGAAACAGGGGAAACCTCCATCTTCGGCGACATAGATTTCAACGCCTTGATCTTCATCGCTGGCAATTACCTGATACTCATTTGCCAACGCTTTCCTGTGCTCTGAGAAATATTCCCAAAGCTCATCCACGGTGATGTTTTCTTTCATGACCTCACCTCTTTATACAATCACGATTTTGCGGCTGAACAGAAACCACAGACCGAGTGGGAGCGTGATGAAGATTGCGGTACAGTCCTGGTCTTCAGGTGTTACGCCGGTTGAAGCGAGCCAGAAGATGAGACCTGTGATAAGGAGCATAATCAAACCCATGACCCTTTGCTGTGCCATTAGCTTCTGGCGGCGCTGATTTCTTGTATAAGCTGCCATCTAAAACCTCCCTCTCGTTGCGGGTTTCTCACTCTGCATTTCTCATGCGGGCTTGTGACCGCCAATGGCTGCATTAAGAAGCCGTCCGGAAATTCTGGACGGCGACCCACGCTACTGAGGTTTCTTATTTCGTAAGTGTGCGTGTAGCTTAGTCCGTATCAATTCATAAACTAAACTATCGGATTTTCCCGACTTTCTACCCACTGCTGGGTCATCCCCTCAGACCAAGGAATGGGGACGCCTCCCAATCCCTTCCGTATCTCGGTACTCTTTTCACGATACGGTATGCCGCGTAAAGCCCGTCGCGGTCAGCTTTGCCATGTGGTTTAGCGTGGACCGGGCTTGAACCGGCGACACACGGATTATCAATCCGCAGCTCTACCTACTGAGCTACCACGCCATATGCAAACCGAACCTCAAAATCGGTATGAGGATCGGTTTACTAACTGAAATCATGCCGGCTGTTCTTCCACCACATCAGAGATGAAAACCCGTCCGCCGACAAGTTCTTTTGCCTGTTCCCATGCTTCTTCGATTTTCAGCGCGAAGACATAACAGACCGGAATATTGGGGTTATACCCATAACCGAAAACTGCAAAGCGTTTCATATCTAATCCCCCTATGCAAATGAACCGCTATGATTTTTACCACGAGGCCAGCCTCCACCTCGTTCAACGCCGCCAACCTCCGAACACGGCGCACTGGCCAGATGTTACCTTAAAACCCTTCTGGGCATGGATACAGAAGCACCCTCGAATGTGGCGACAACGAGAGAGTGAGTAGCTGCGATAGCACACCTATCGCAATCCAGATGCAAACCCCTATTGCAGCACACATCGCAGGAGTAAGAGAAATTCTTTCTTGCGTGGCCGATGGATACAGCTTCATGCTGGAGCTCAACGCCGCGCTGCTCAAACTTGGTCATCGTATCACCCTCTCATATTCGATTTTGGTTTGAAACCTGATGGCGGAACAGCATACAGTTCCATTACCCTCAGCTCAACAGTTCACTTGAAGCAAATCGAGGGAGTTTAGCCTGTGAACCCGGCAACATGGGTGACTCGAACGCGGCCCCTATATGCCTGTTCCGCCGACCGCCCTATTGGGCGGTTTCGTCGCAATTTTCAGCGACTCGTCAGGGCGGCTATATGCCGACTACTTACTGCCGGAAACCTTCTTGCCCTTCTTCTTGGGAGCGGGCGGGACATACTTCGGATTAGCGGAGCAATATCTGTTTCCGCAGGGCTTCTCCTGCCCGCATGTCTCCTTACAAGAATAATTCGCCATAGATTTCCTCCGTTCATTTTTTGATTTGTGAACCTCAGCAGACAGTATTCCATCCGCGGACGGGCAAAAGCCCGTTTCGCCGTCATTACGGCTCATCAGCGCGGCTATCAAATGGGCATAAAAAAGACCCTCTGGGTCGAAACCTCAGAGAGTCCTTTTATACGCCTGTTCAGTTGTCGTCGAAAACGCCTTTCACCGTCATCGAAGCCCTTAGACCGCCATTGTTCAATGGAACCAGCTCGAAGGTATTGCACTTGCTCAAAGCGTCTCTCAGCATAGAAACCTTTTCTCCTTCCAAGTGGATGTCAGGAATCTCAATCGAAACGCTCCCAGAAGTGAACGTCGGGTATAGCTTCAAGGTCGCCGCCGCTCCAATGATGTCGGAAACCTCATTGTAAACGGATTTCAAAACCTCATACTGACCATCGTTCACAGTGCATTTGTCCGAAGGGCCGTCCCTTACGGCAGCCACAAGCAGAGCCTCGAAGATGTGCTCAAACTGGTACAATCCATCACGCTCCTTGCCTAAAGTTTAAGCCAATTATACCATCAGCAGAATTGATTTGCAATCAGAAACCTCACCAGAGCAGAGCCAAAAACCTAACCCTGGCTTACAACATACGGCGGATGACTCAGCTCAAGGATCACATAGCCGGAGTATTCTGTTTTCAAAATCACATCATCCAGGATGGTGTCGGGCGTCCCGTTACAATCCCACAAGAGAATCTCGGCAATATCGCCGGTACACCAATCCTCACAGCCAGCGAATTGCCAACGAAAACCTACAGCGTCCACGAGATAAACCGTATCCGCTTCATAATCCAAGGACACCACCTCAGCAGTCCTCAGATGGTAGGCCGAAACGTCAGGCGTTTCGATTGACAGACCTCCCAGAATGGGACCGATAGCAAACGCGGTGGAACCTATCGCCATCAGGGATACGGCCATCACGACCGCAGAGATGAGAACCGTCAAACGTTTTCTCATACAAAACCTCCTCCTGGCCTTCAGGCCGTAAGTCAAAACCTTTTGCCCTCTCTGCGTTTACACGGACTTGAGACCGTTAGCGGACAACGTCCGCCAGTCGCATTAGGCGCGGAGGTAAAACCTCCGCTGTGCCGCAATCAGGCGGCGGCAGGAGCCTTCTCGGCGGTCATCGGCTCAGGAGTGGAAACCTCAGCCGCCTTGGACTTCTTGGCGCGGGTCTTGGAACCCGTTTTGGCCTTGGGCGCAGAACCCTTCTCATCCTTGGGCTCGGTGGCGGCGGCACCGTTGCGCTTGTAATCCACGCCGTAGACACCCTTGGTAACGATGCGGTAGAAAACGTCGCCCATCAAGGACATCAGGATGGTGTGCTTGGAACACTGAACCCGCAGGGCGGCGCGGTTGTTGCGCTTGGTGTAACAGGACATCACATAGCCCAGGTCGTGGCCGTTGACCTTGCCCTCACCGGGGGAAAGCATGTCCAAAACCCGTTGCATATGCTTGACGACCTGGGTGTCGCTGGTGGGTGTCTTGCCCAACTGGATTTCAGACGCCAACTTGTCCATGTTGTAGGAGTCATCAATCCGCTTCATCTCAGCGGCGGTAACTCCGATGGTCTCGGCGACGCGGAGCGTCAGCCGCTTGTTGAGAGCCTGAAGCTCATAGAACCAGCCCAGGTCGAACCCCTTGACCTCGCAGAACTTCTTAAGGTCGATTTGAACGGTGCGCTCGGCCTTCTCAACGCCGGTCATGCGGCCCTCGTCGGTGGTCTTCTTGTGGCCGATGGTGGTGAAGTGGTGAAGCTCGATGGCCTGGTGGGTGTCCAGAAGCCCGGCGAACACCTCGGACTCGCGCAAGGAGCGATACTCCTTCTCGATGTTGACGAGCTCAGCCAGCTTGCCCTCAACGTCGGCGTTCGTTCCCTTGGCGCAAGCCTGGTTGACCTCGGCGATCTTCGCCTCGTAATCCTTCAGCAGCTCTGCCTTACGATTTTTCGTTGCCATAACGTAACCTCCTAATAAGATTTTCTATGGGCAAGCCCATAATGAAGCCCTGGAACGAAGCCGCTCCAGGGCTCGATATAGGTTTGCACTCCCTCTGGTGACTTCTGCTCTGCGCTCAAGTCCACGGGACGTAAAGACGCCCGCACCACTTGTCGCAGTATTCACCGAAGTGCGCGGCATTTCAACCGCTCACCATTGGGAGAGAAAAATTCACGTTATCATGCTATCAAATCCACTCCGGCCAACTATTCCGCTCGCTGTACTAACTCCCTTAGAGCCTTCCGGCGGCGATGTGCCACGCAACGCGCAACCCTCCTTGAGAACTGCGACGCCTTTTAAGCATAGTCACAAAGCTGCTTTATAGCTGAGCCATCCTGAACCGTCAAGCACTTATCCACCCACACGTTTCCATCACGTTTGCAGTTGGAGCGGAACCAACTGATTGCCGAGAACTCAATACTGCCCGCGTTCAGTACCCGCGCACTGGGAGCCTAACTCTCCCAATTTTTGGCTGGCCTTCTCTTGGGACGGTTGGAGCCGTCACATGTTGCAAGAGTACACTTCTTCTGATGGCAGAAGTACCCCTTGAGCAAGCGTGGGATGCCCTCAAGGTGGCGCTGAGATACCCCTCTGCATTACAGGCTTGGGACTGACCGGCCAATACCCATAAGGGATTGACTGGGCTGCATTGGTATCTTGTTTTTTTTGGTGGGGCGGTGCTGTGCCGTTCGCCCTACATATACGCATGGGCTTGTATGTCACCCGTGCGGCGTGGGCGGTGGCGGTGCTGTGGGGCGGTGCTGTGCCGTTCGCCCTACATATACGCATGGGCTTGTATGTCACCAGAGGGCGAACGAAAAAAAAAAAGAGGGGCGCGGCGTGTGCCGCTCCCCTCTTGCGTGGTGGCCTGGTATCACTTTTTCTTGTCCCAACGTGCGCGGTGGCGTAAAATGTTCAACGTTTCGTCAATGTCGCTTGCCGTGTATCCAGCGGCGGTGAACGCTTGTAAATTGACGTCAATTTCAACGGCGCGGGAAAGTACCTTGTAATAAGCCCTGTAAAGCGTCTGGTAGACGGTGGCGCGTTTCGTGCCTGTTTCGTCTGCTATGTCTTGCACGCTTTTGCCCTGTTCATAGGACATCAAAAGCGCGTTCATTTGCCCATCTGTCATATCCGCGCTTTTGACGGCTTTTCTAATCAGTCTGTCAAGGGCCGGGCAAGTGGCGCGGGCCTCTCGCGGCGTAACGTTGCAAGCAATCCAGCCGGGCATATATTCCCGCTCACTATTCCTGTCCTTTTTGCCCTGTTCTGTGCGGATAGCAGAAAAGGCGGCGGTTTTCAGCGTGTGCATATCGGCGGCGGCGTTCTCCGCAAATATGGCGTTGATTGCTACACATGCAATCATTACCATGTCTTCACGCTCCCATATGTTACGGCGTTGGGGGTTCAATACGGCGTTATTGTTGCGTCGCTCCCAATTTTCCACGCTTGCCAATGTGTGACGCGCAAGCTCCATTTGCGCCGCTCCATCGGTGGGAGTACAGAAGGGATAAACGCGAATATCCGCCAATTTATACCCTTGTGCCGTGGCCTGTTCGGTGGCCTGTGCGATTGTGTCCGCTTCCACTTGTGCGGTGGCTGTGACTGTGCGCCCCTGTTCGGTGGCTGCTCCCAATGTGCAAATTTGGTATTTCATGGTGTATTCCTTTCTATTCACCAATGGTATCGGGTGGCACGTTTGCGGCGTGTCTGCCCTGGTGATATAGCTACTATACACCACCGAACGCCACTTGTCAACACTTTTCTTTATGGCGCATAGTAACGCATGGGCTTGTATGTCACTATGTGGAGTGTGGGCCGCTTTTCTCCCTGTTCCCTATGTCACAAAATGACACTATGTCCCATAGGGGCGTAATTTCCATATTTTGAGACGGCAACGCCGCGCCCCAGCCCATTAGTTGCCCCATCTCCCACACCCAATTTTTCCTCACTTCGGCACCGATTTCTCGCCCATCAATCCGTTGTGTTTCAAGCCCTTTTATTATCGGGGATGGTGCCTTGAACAAGCCAATTTCTATATAGGATCATCACAGATAATAAAAGGGTGCCTTCCAAAGTGCCTTGATTTGTGACTTTGATCCACGGCTCCAAAATCAACAATTTTTTATGAAGAAAACGCTTGACATCTTGGCCAGATGTGGTATAATGGTATCGTAGTCAACAGGCATTTATGAGGCGGTTTCGCCAGATACATAGGAGGTCACCAAATACGATGAACAAGGTAATTACCGTAGATTTCAGAGCGAGGAGTGAGGACTCCATCATTGATGTTAAGGCGGTTGCCCGGTCTGCCAGGGCTCTCCGAGATGGCCTGATCGCACCGGCCACAGAGGATACGAGCTACGAGATCGCCAACGAACACACCAGCGAGCCAATCAAGAGTGTGGACGACATATACGCCGTCTCTGAGTGGTTTATCTCCAATGGCCGGTACAGAGACAACATGCTCTTCATTGTTGGCATCAACTTTGGCCTGCGAGTGAGCGATCTGCTGACGCTGCGGTTCTCCCACATCATCGACGAGCAGTTCAGGTTCAAGACTACATTTCCCATTCTGGAGAAGAAGACGAAGAACACCAGAAATGTAAAGAAGAACAGATACATCACCATCAACGATGCCGTTGTGGATGCTGTCACCCTCTATCTGGAGAACACGCCCAACGTCAGGCTTAGCGACTTCATGTTCAAGGGCGTGAGCAACAGGTGCGGTAAAGACAACAACAAGTCTCTCTCCAGGAAGTCAGCAGATCGTGTGCTGAAGGAGGTCGGAGAGGCATTAGGTCTCGACATCCACATTGCAACACATACACTCCGCAAGACATTCGCCTATCATCAGATGGTCATGAGCAACAACGATCCGCGCAAGCTCCTGCTCCTGCAGAAGATGTTCGGACATAGCACCTCCGCCCAGACACTGGACTATATCGGCATTACTGGTGAGGAGATCGAGGATGCGTACCTGAAACTCAATCTGGGTGGACGTCGCGAGCTGCATCTGGTGGACAGCACCATCATCGAACAGACTGCCGGCTGACCCGACGTCTCTGGCACCATTGCACCTTGACAATTTCATAGAGTACCATAGCCCTCTGCTACGTTGTTTTAAGGCTCTATAGCTACAAGTGTTCCTACAGAGATTCTCTTTAAGGGTCACCCCCTGAAAAGCCCCATTTCAAGGGACCAAATTTTCGTTTTGCCACCTTGGTGGTGGCAAACGGTGGCAAGGAGGTTTGCTTATGAAAAATAATTGGTTACAGTTCTATAGGATTTGCAGCGCCGTACCGGTGGAGGAGGACTTCGACGACTACGGCTCTGGCGAGGATCACCGCATATCTATCGGTGATGAGCTGGAGGCATCAGATAAGAGCGGTGTTGTCCACGCCGGGGTGGTAGTCGGAATCATCCGCGACATCAATGGGTGTCCAGTATGTTATAAGGTGTGGGATGAGGAGCACGATGACTTTGATTACATCCAAGCATCAGACAGTATCGTGTGCGAACCGTGCGGATCGTCGCAGTGGGCGTTAGAGCGTATTGGATACAAGAAGAAGTACGAGGCCGGCGAGCATGGCTTTTACTTTAATGACCGGATAAAGGACGTGATCTTTTGGTAAAAGTATGCGACGCCATTATGGGCACGGGGAAAAGTTCCGCTGCTATTACATACATGAACGAGCACCCTGAAAAAAGATTCGTCTATATCACACCGTATCTGGAGGAGGCGACGCGGATCGTAACGTCATGCCCACGTCTCCAATTCTTCGAGCCCAAAAAGAAAACAGAGTTTAACGGTTCCAAAACGCTCCATACACTTGATCTGGTGAAACGCGGGGAAAACATCGCCACCACACACCAGGCGTTCAGATTCTATCCACAGGAGCTGCTGGACATGGTTAGGGATCGTGGATACACGCTTATCATCGACGAGAACGTTGACGTGTTGGAGACGCTGGAGGAAGACCCGGCGGACATTCAAATGGCGATAGATGCCGGGTATATCGAAGAAGTCCGGCAGGACGTATATCATCTCGCCAGAGACGTATACAACGGGAAGACTCACCGCGAGTTGTTCCGCATCCTGCGGACGCGAGATCTGATCCGTATGACTGGTGAGAAAAAGGAATCTTTCTTCTATTGGCAGTTGCCGCCAGAACTTATCACTTCATTCGACGAGGTGTTTATCCTGACATACCTGTTCGAGGGGCAGAGCCTTCACCACTTTCTGGAGATGTACGATATCCCGTATGAGTTCATCGGAGTGCAGCGAGACGAAAGTGTCGGGTTCAGATTCAGTGATTCATCGGGTTATGTCCCTGAGTACGTTGCAACGTTGAAGGATATGATTCATGTGGTGGATGATCCAAAGCTGAACAAGATTGGAGAGTCAGAGTTCTCTCTGTCCTTGAACTGGTTCAACAAAGAGGGGTCGGACATCAATCAGTTGAAGAACAACCTATACAACTTTTTCCGTCATATCTGCGGTACAGATACTGCCGAGAAGATGTGGAGTACATATAAAGACGCTAAACACAAGATACAGGGTAAAGGGTACACCAGAGGATTTATCCCATTCAATAAGAAAGCAACCAATGAGTATAGAGATCGCACTGCCGTGGCGTATTGCGTCAATCTTTACATGAACGTTGGACAAAAGATTTTCTATGAAAATAACGGTGTTGATGTAAACGAAGACGCTTATGCGCTGTCCATCATGGTACAGTGGATTTGGAGAAGTGCAATCAGGGATGGGAACGAGATTTGGCTGTATGTCCCAAGCAAGCGTATGCGCGATCTGCTCACCAACTGGATGGAGGAGGTGAGTGTACGTGGCTAAATGCGATAAATGCTTGTGGGCAGACCAGTGCTATACAGCCAAGAATGAGTGCAGCGATTATACCCCCATGGACGAATACGATAACAAGGAAGATGTAATTGAGGGCGGATTGTACGAATTTCGGAGACTTTGGACGGTTTATACCCGCAATAACGGAGACGAAGTTTAATTTTTTAGCCATTCAACACTAAATTATGAGGCGGTGAGCAATATTTCCAAACAACAGTCTTGTCAAAAGTTTATCTATAAGATACATAGCGCACGCTTACGCAAGGCGAGATGGAATTTGACGCTCCCAATCTCCGAGGCACGGAGAAACGATGAGGTTATTTCCTTGAGCGACAGCCAGATGCTGCGCTTCATAGATAGGCTGAACGGTATCGAAAACGGGGACGAGGTTGCAAGAAATATCAAAAATGAGATAAAAATGCTCAGAAAACAGCCAAATTCCCTACAAAATCGCAAGAAAATCAAGAGATTATACGAAGAATTGGACGAAATTCAGTACAAGCCTGACTACATGTGCCTGATTATCGACAAGGAGAAGGACTACTGGAGAGCTTGCAAGGGCTTCAAAATCAACGGTGTTGCGTATGCCAGACTGCTTGGAACGAACGGCGGTATCAAGAACTCGACAATCGTATTTGTCAGTGAGCGGCTCGCCCCAGAGCTTCGGCGGCTGATTGATAACGGGCGTGATAAGAGCAAGGAGTTGGTGCCGGCCAAACTGGAAGCATATCAGGCTCTGGTGTGCAGTGGATCTATTCCGGTGTCTATACCGCATGGTATCGCTGTGGTGGATGACTGTGTAACGCACTTCAAATCCGATGTCGTCAACATCGAAGACGCGGACGGAGAGCCAAAGATGTGGTTCGAGGAGGGCGCAGACGTAGAACTCGACGAGTCCGACGGATATGGTATCATGCTCCCTTCTCTGGCGAGAAGGTGGTCTGAAGAATTAAAACTCGATTATATGGTGAGCGGGGTGAATACGCGGCTCTCTTTCGAGAAGGGCATGGTGTTTACCTTTGACTTCCTAGAGTTTGCAGATCAGGTAGCTGGAACGCGCATCATCAAAGATGCGTGGGGTAACGAGGTAGACCTTTCCAATGTGGAAATGGTGTTGACTACATCAATGGTTAAGCTATGGGACAGCTATGCGAGCTGCGACGACTACATAAGAAACTGTGTTGAGAACGGATATACCTTCGGGATTACAAAATCGTGTCCAAGAGTGCTAGAGAATGAGAGAATGACCAACTACCAGTTCCTACAGGTATACGATTTGAACGACGAACAGATCGAGGAGCTGATTCAGCCAACCATACAGGAGATTCACGACATCCTTGCACTTGATTGGAGGAAGGCTGTTCTATTCCTGAAGGGCACCGGTATCACCGAGGACAACATAGACTTTGTTGACTCTGATTTTGCAAAGGCTATTATGATCGACCAGCGAATGATGGATGATCCATTTATCACCAAAAAGATATACGCGCTCATTAAGAAGCGTATTGTAGATGCAAAAATTGGTGTTATCAAGGCACGGGGGAATTACTCCATCATATCTGGAGACCCATACGCACTATGCCAAAACATGTTTGGGTTAGAGGTCACAGGTATTTTGCAAGCTGGAGAAATCTACAATCACTATTGGCTGGAGCACGGGGTCAACACAGTATCATGCTTCCGCGCTCCGATGACCTGCGCCAACAATGTTGTAAAGATGACTGTGAACGGCAGTGACGATGCGAGACACTGGTATCAGTACATGACTGCGTGTACGCTGCTGAACGCATGGGACACGACGGCGGCAGCACTGAACGGCGCGGATAAGGACGGGGATCTGATCTTCACCACCGACAACCGTATTTTGGTGGAGTGTCACAATCAACTACCGGCGCTCATATGCGCACAGAGGAAAGCAACGAAGTGTGTGCCGTCAGAGGAGGACATTATCCACTCTAATATCGCCAGCTTTGGTGATGATATCGGGAAGATCACTAATCATATTACATCTATGTTTGATATCATCGCTCAGTACGACAAGGACAGCCAGGAGTACGCGACGTTGGACTATCGTATCAAATGTGGGCAAAAATTCCAACAGGATTCTATCGACAAGGCGAAAGGCATCATCTCCAAGCCGATGCCGAAGGGCTGGTACGACCGTGTTGCCGCAAAGGGCGATGACGGCGATGACGAAGCTACAGTGCAGCTCAATTTGCGGGTGGTGGCCGACAAGAAGCCATACTTCATGCGGTACATCTATCCCTCGTTGATGCGCAAGTACAATACATATATCTCCAACACGAACAAGAAAGCGCTCAGGGAATTCCGCATGACGATGGACGAGTTAATTGAGCGAGAGAACGCGGGCGAGAGTACAGAAGAGGAACGGGAATTTCTCCACTACTACTGCGTCAAGATGCCAGTTGGTGTAAATAACTGCGTTATGAACAGGATTTGCCGCCGGTTTGAGGCGGAGTTCGATGGCTATATTGCAAGACATACTTCAGAAACTGAGTTCGATTACACAATCATGAAGAGTGGCACGGAGTATTCGCAGACGCAGTACAACACGATTCTAAGGCTATATGAAGCATATAACAGACGGATACAGGATTATATGCAGTATGCCAAGAAGGAGCGGCTGGACGAGGATGAGCACACCAATCTGCGGTTTGTGATGGTTCAGGATTTCCGCAGAGAGTGCCAGATCGCTTGTTCCAACAAAGATCAGTTGTGCGATATCCTTCTGGATATATGCTACCAGAAAGAAGGATCAAAACAGTTTGTATGGGATATGGCAGGTGAAGATATCATCGACGCTCTGCTCAGGAATAATGGCGGACGTATCTCGTTTCCTGTTCGTGCTGAGGATGGTGATATTACTTTCGGAGGAGATCAGTTCACATTCGTAACGAAACAGATTGGAGGGGGAAGACGATGGGGATAGTGTTGAATGAGCTTGACTATGTGAGAGATATCCTGGACAGAGGCGAGCTTGGCTCGAAACCAACAGAAACACTATCGCGGGTAGCACGATACTATTCGTCTCTCAAGGGAGCCACCAAATCGAGCGTCAGCGCGAGTCTTGAGGACTTCATGCTCCGGTGTGATCCTACTATCAATCTGGTAAAGTGGCAGGACACCATTGACAGAATTGTTAGAGGTGCGAATAAGTTCCCGCTGATTAACATAGAGAGCGTTCCCATTACAGAAGGTGAAATGAAAATCTGTGACTCTCTGGAGGGAGTTCAATGTCGCCGGCTGTTGTTTACGCTGATTTGTTTAGCAAAATACTCAGATCTTGTTAATGAGAAAAACGGCGGATGGGTGAACAAACAGGACAAAGAGATTTTCAAGTTGGCCAACGTGGTCACGTCTATCAAAAGACAGTCGCTCATGCTGAATGACTTTCGTTCTGCCGGACTGATCCGTTTTAGCCGGAAGGTGGATAACGTCAATATCAATGTGCAGTGTCTGGATACTGGTGGGAAGACTGTTTTGAAAATTCGAGATTTTCGCAATCTCGGATATCAATATATGCGTTTCCATGGAGACCCGTACATCGAATGCGAAGAGTGCGGACTTGTTATTAAGAAGCGCAGCAACGCTCAAAAATACTGCCATGACTGCGCGATTGATGTGAACAGGCAGCGTGCGCGTAATCGAATTTGATGTAAAATTTTCTGATTTAGTTTGAAATAGAAGTGGTCTGTAAGGACGCAGTTCACGCTTCTTACAGACCACGATGCAATGTGCCTATTTATGTAAGGGAGAATAATGGCCGTGTTCTGCGTCTGTTCTCCTAAATATAAGGTTGAAAGGATGTTTGTTTGTGATTGCGATTAACGCAAAGGAAAAAGAAATTATTGCGGAACGTCTTCCGGAGACTCATATCCGAAGGACGGTAAAACAGAAGTCTAAGCGCCATCGGTACTACGCAGAAGAGAGCCGTGGCGTGATGCGTATCTTGAGGTCGCTTCGCAGGCCCGCATAAAGAGGAGGACTACATGGACAAGCTTTCGAAAAGGCCAAACGAAACAGATTTGGCGTATCACAAGCGTCTGATCTATGGGAAGTTGGTTGACGGGACGCTTGCCGACGAGGACTACTCAGAACTGGCTCCATATGTCTATGGCAGAGAATACAGTACAGATGTTGCACGCAGGATGATGTACGGCAGTAAGCGGACGCTTGAAATTATGAGCGATAGCATTGAGCGGTCTATTACGTCGGATGACGTCTTGAGTGAACTGGATGAAAAGAAAATCGCTCTCCAAAAGGAGAAGCAGAAATTCTTTGATCAGAGATCCGCGCTTAGTAAGCTGATCCGAGAACGCGCCCGTCAGGAAGAACTGAATGAACTTCTGGTTGACGCAGTATCTAACGGTAATCTCCCGCGCCTTGATTATTCGCCATCCGGTGTTGTTTCGTCAGACAATGATATTTTGGTGAGTCTGAACGATATCCATTATGGTGCGAATGTAGATAATTACTGGAACAAGTACAATTCTGATATCTGCCGTGACATGATGCGCCGGTATCTGGATCGTATCATCGAAATCGGAGAATTACATAACAGTGAGAATTGTATTGTATGGGAAAATGGCGACGCTATCTCTGGTAATATCCATCACTCCATCGCGGTCACAAACAAAGAGAATGTGATCGAGCAGGTGGTTGGTGTGTCTGAACTGATTGCCGAATTTCTGGCAGAACTGAGCAAGCACTTTACAACAGTGCAGTTCGTCAGCGCGTCAGGAAATCACTCGCGTATCGACATCAAGGATCGGGCGCTGAAGGACGAAAGACTTGATGATCTTGTGGAATGGTATTTGTCTGCGCGATTACAGAATTTTGAAAATGTCATTATCGGCGCGGGGGACAAAGTTGACTCCACAATGTATTTGATTGATGTCCGTGGGAAGACATACTGTGGTATTCACGGAGATTACGATGGAAGTGCTGCGAAAGTGCAAGCACTTCAAACAATGGCTCGCAGACCGCTCTATGCGGTCTTGTCGGGACATTTACACCACTGTCGAATGGATGAAGTCCAGGGAATCAAAACGGTTATGGCCGGCAGCTTCCTTGGAATGGATGATTTTTGTGTTAGTAAACGAATCTATGGGAGACCGGAGCAGATGATTTGTGTCTGTGACGGGTCTGGCATCAGGTGCTCGTACAACATTGATCTTAGCTAAAGCGACCGGGAGGGGTGAACAACCCCTCCCTTTCTTTTTTATATCGCGGAGTCGTCTAATGGTAGGACGCCTGGTTCATGCCCAGGAAATCAGAGTTCGAGTCTCTGCACCGCAACCAAGAATATTCTAACATTTATATAAGCAAAGACGAAAGGGTGAATTTATGGTAACAAAGGACGAGTTCGTCGAACGTCTGTCAAAGAAGGGATACACAAAGCGGGATGCAGGCGTTGTAATGGACGACTTTATCAAAACATTGGAAGAGGCTCTTGTTAATGGAGAGTCTGTTATGTTCCATGGGTTCGGGACATTTGAGATTCGTGAGCGTGCTGAGCGCAAGGGTACGAATCCTCAAGGTGAGCCCATCGTGATTCCCTCTTATCAAACCGCGCACTTCACGCCTGGGAAAAAGCTGAAGCGTGAGATCAAAGAGGGATTTATCCGGGAGTGAGGTGACGCACGATGCCAAAGCAGAGTAAGATTACCAGTTCCAGGCCGAATGTAGCCGCTCCTGTCAAAGATAAGCCTGACAGATTTTATTGCACACGCTGTCCCAGGTCTTTTACCAAACAGAAATCGAATTTTCCTGCGGTGCAAAGTCCAATGTGGCGTGAGAATGGCGGTTATCTCCCTGTTTGCAGGCATTGCGTTGATGAACTGTACGATCACTACAAGGAACATTATAGAGATGTGCTCGGAGATGAAAAGGCCGAGAGGGCTGCTCTCAGACGTATTTGTCTGAAGTTCGACATCTACTGGAGTGACGACATTTATAAGATGCTCAACAAATCTTCTACAACGAACTCCAGGGTTTTAAGCTATATCAGTAAGTCGAATCTATATCAGTTTGTCGGAAAGACATTTGACGACACACTGGACGAGGAGGCAGCAGCGGAAGCTGATAAATCGGCGTGGATGCTGCGGCAGCACGACGGCAACGTTGAAGGTGAGGATCAGGAGCAAGACATACAGATTGACCAGGATGTTATTGACTTCTGGGGACCTGGGCTTACTCCAACCATGTATATCGAACTTGAGCAGAGAAGGAATTATTGGATGAGCAACCTTCCTGAAGGCGTTGATCTCGGTATCGGTATCAAAGCTCTGATCCGGCAAATCTGCAACCTTGAGGTTGACATCAACCGCGACCGTGCTGCAGGAAAATCTGTGGACAAGGCAATCGGTACACTGAACACACTGCTTGGGAGCGCTATGCTGAAACCAAGTCAGAAAGCGGACAATGCAGATGGTTCTATGGAGAAGACGCCATTTGGAGTGTGGATCAAACGATGGGAAGATAAAAGGCCAATCCCGGAGCCAGATCCAGAGATGCAGGATGTTGACGGCATTGTCAGGTATATAGATATCTGGCTCAGAGGTCATCTATCAAAGATGCTCGGGAAAAAGAACGCCTATTCTGCGCTTTATGAAAAAGAAATCGCAAAACGGCGGCTGGAGCGACCGGAGTTTGACGACGAAGATGATGAGACCTTCTTCTCCGATGTGTTTGGAGAGGAGGATCAGGATGACGAAAGTTGAACGGGTTATGGAAGGCGTAGCTCAATACTGCGCCTACTATCGAGCGAACCCACACAGGTTCGTCAAAGACTATTTACATATTGACCTGAGACTGTTCCAGAAGATCGTCATTATTATGATGATGCGAAGCACGAACAATGTGTTCATTGGCTCGCGTGGTATTGGCAAAACTTATCTGAGTGCTATTTTTTGCTGCGTTAAGGCTATCTTGTGGCCTGGGTCGAAAATAGTCATTGCGTCTGGTACGCGAGGTCAGTCTATCAATGTGCTTGAGAAAATCATGCTGGAACTGAAACCAAACTCACCAGAATTGGCCGCAGAAATTGAAGATGCGAAAATCAACGGAACGGATGCAAAGATCATATTCAAAAATGGCAGCTACATCAAGGTTGTCACTGCTGGTGACTCCGCGAGAGGTAATCGTGCCACCGTTCTGATTTTGGATGAGTTCCGTCTGATCTCAAAAGATGTCATTGATACGATCCTCCGCAAATTTCTAACGCAGCGCCGTATGCCGAAGTATGAGGAATTGTCAAAGGCGGAGCGCAACATTGAGTACGACAAAGATAAGAATATGACGGCGTATCTCAGTTCCGCATATTATACGGATCATTGGAGCTATACGAAATGTGTGGACACCTTTGAAGAAATGCTCAATGACTCAAAGTCTCAATTTGTATGCAGCCTCCCTTATCAGCTTTCGATTGAAGAAGGGCTGCTGGACGCAAATACGGTTTTGGACGAAATGTCTGAGACAGATTTTTCAGAAGTAAAATTCTCAATGGAGTATGAAGCATTGTTCTATGGCTCCAGCGAAGATGCGTTCTTTGATTTTGAGTCGCTGTCCAAGAATCGACGCATCAAGTATCCGATGTTGCCGGACAATATATCCGGTAAAATATCCTCTAATCAGAATATCCGCATTGTTCCAAAGAAGGTCGGAGAGAAAAGAATTCTCTCCGTTGATATCGCTCTTATGCGCAGTAAGAAACGAAAGAATGACGCAACGGCAATCTTTATCAATCAGATGCTACCAACAAAAGCTGGCCGGTATGTGAGTAATATCGTGTATGCGGACAGCAACGAGGGTATGCACACTGCAGACCAGGCTTTACTTATCCGCAAGATGTTTGATGATTACGATTGTGACTATCTTGTAATCGATGCCAACGGTGTGGGCGCGGGCGTTGCGGATCTGATTATGCGAGACATTCCAGACCCCGTTACTGGTGATATTTATCCAGCCATATCGTGTTGCAATGATCCAGAGATGGCGGCGCGGTGTACGGTTCCTGACGCCAGAAAAGTGATCTGGTCAATCAAAGCATCCAAGAAGTTCAACTCCGATATTGCGTATCTTCTGCGCGAAGGATTCAGAAGCGGACGTATTCGCCTTTTGGAGACCGAGGTTGGCGGAGAAACCAGTATGAGCGAATTGCGCGGATATTCATCCCTTAATCCGGTAGAGCGCACGCAGTTATCTCTTCCATATGTCCACACGACGCTACTGATTGATGAATTAACGAAACTGCAGCACGAGGAAAAGGATGGGTATGTGCGGATATTTGAGCGTTCTGGCAAACGGAAGGACAGATATTCCAGCTTAGCCTATAATTATTGGGTCGCCTGCCAAGTTGAAAACAAGATGCGCAAAAGGAGCGCATCTCTGCCTTCAACAGGGCAGACGTTTTTGTTTAGGGCACCAAAAATCAAGTAAGGAGGTGAGTAAGTTTGGCAAGGAAAATTGTAGATGCACAGGAGAGTGTTGATAATCCGCATAAAGAACCACTGACATTTGATGCGAACGGGCTGATTAGAATTCCGCAGAGATTTGCGGCACTTAATCGTGTGATTATGCGCGATCTGAACGGCAGCGGAAGAAGCCCTACATTCTATAAGTATACGAAAGATCAGATTGCGACTTATCTGACAAATCCGTATTCTTACCAGAAGAATTTGCGTAATGCGGCAATCTATATGTATGCAGCAAGTTCGCATTTCAGACGGTTGATACAGTATTTTGTAGCTTTGTCCGATTTGTCTTATATCGTATCTCCGTACAGGATCGACACAAGTACCGCCAAGGCGGCCACGATAGGGAAGCAGTACAGGCGTACGCTCAATATGCTTTCCGCTATGGATATCAAGAATCAGTTTCCTAAGATATTGACTGTCTGCCTGCGCGAGGATACCTTCTTTGGGACTATGTGGGTCACCAATGACAATGTAACCATTCAGCAACTCCCGTCTGATTACTGTGAGATTGCAGTAATTGAGGGTAACGTGTTGAACGTGTCATTCGATTTCTCGTATTTTGATTCAAATAGCGAGTTCCTTGAACTGTATCCTCCTGAGTTCAATAAAAAGTACAATCTGTACCAAGACGACAGAACTGGGATGAAATGGCAGGAACTTGACTCACCCACTTCGTTTGCCGTGAAGTGCAACAACGATATTTTGAATTATTCCGTTCCTCCGTTCGCCGGTATTTTCAGAGATATTTACGACCTGGAAGATTACAGGAATTTGAAGATGACAAAAACGGAACTGGAGAATTACGCCTTACTGGTCATGCGTCTTGGCATCAATAAGGATGGCGAGTGGGAGATGGACTTTGACAAGGCGAGGGAGTTTTACTCTAACCTCGACGGTGTATTGCCGGAGGAAGTCGGAGCCGTATTGTCCCCAATGGACATCAACAAAATAAGTTTTGAAAAGTCCAATACCGGTGACACAGACACGATTGCAGATGCGGAACAAAATCTGTTTACCTCTGCTGGCGTATCGACCCTGCTCTTTAACAACGATAAAGCGTCGAGCAATGCGCTTTTGCTGTCTATCAAGGCAGACCAAGCTCTGACATATGGAATCGTGAAGAGCATCGAGTGTGTGGTCAACCGTTTTATCCAGAGTTACTCCTACGGAAAGAATTTCAAGGTTACATTCCTCGATGTGAGCCCATACAACCGGCGCGAGATCGGAGAACAATATTTGAAGGGAGCGCAGTATGGGCTCCCCATGCTGTCACATTATTGTGTTTCGCAAGGACTTTCACAGGCCGACATGGATTGCATGGACTTTTTGGAAAATGACGTGCTTGACCTTAAGAGCCGGTTTAAGCCGCTGCAGAGTTCTTCGACTATCAGTAGTGGACAATCTGAGAATTCTGGCAGCGGTTCTGACGGAACTGGCGACGCTGGGAGGCCAAAGAAGGAAATTGGTGACCTGACGGATTCCGGAGAGTCGTCACAAGAGCATGATGATGGCGACGACAGCATGAATGGGTAAGGGGGTTCTGGTATGCGCTTTGTCTATGTGAAGAGCGAGCAGGATAGAGACCTGATGCTTGCGCTTGGATATGCCCTGATGAAGGAAGACAAACGGAACCATATATGGATATTTCAAAACAAAAACGACATTGCATTTGACAGTGATGGAAAGCTGGATAATGTCGGTGTGAAATTTGTTTTGTCCAATACGCTTACATTTTAAGCGGATGTGATATGGGTGCGTTGGAGGTGACATTGTAAATGGATAACCAAATCCGTCTGCAGTTCACTTCCTCTATCGAAGATATTTGCGATATTAACGAGTCGTTTGCCTCTGCCCGTCTGAAGGCATTTTATCTTGGCGGGAATCGGAATGGCTCATTTATCAACAAGTCAAGTACAGAAGATGCAATTCCATCAATGTTCAACTGTCCAATCGTATGTAATTACGATGTAGAGTCCGATACGATTGGCGGCCATGACATAGATATTGTGGCCACCGATTCTGGCGATGTTAAGCTGATCAATTTGACATCGGCTGTCGGCGTTATTCCGATGGGGGCAAAATACAGTTTTGAAAAGATCGAGGAAGAAGACGGGTCTGTTCATGAGTATTTTATTGTGGACGCGATCCTATGGAAACGCTCTCCCGCTTATGACAAGATTAAGCGAGATGGAATCGTATCTCAGTCGATGGAGATTACAGTTACCGAAGGACACATGCAGGGAGACCTGTATGTGATCGAGAAGTTTATCTTCACAGCGTTCTGCCTGCTCGGTGAGGGCGTAGAGCCCTGTTTTGAATCTGCATCACTGCAGTTATTTGATAGAGGAAACTGTAGGCAACAATTTGCTCTGATGATGAAAGAGTTGAAACAAAACATCAAATCGGTCAATCCATCTATTCAGGATGACAATAATACACAAAATTTCGCAACGGAAGGAGGAGAAAAGGAGTTGGACGAGAAAAAGAAGCTGGCCGCTGAATATGGACTCGATATTGAGAGTCTGGGCTTTTCCGTGGACGATATGTCTCTCGATGAACTGCGGACAAAGTTTGAGGAAATGAAAGCCGCCAGCAATGACAACAACGGCGAAAACGGCACACAGGACTTCTCTCTGGAAGGCACATTCCGTGATGAACTCCTCAATGCGCTTTACGAGGAGAAGGTTGGGACTTCGTGGGGTATGGACTCCCATTATTGGTTCTGGGATTACGACAGGGATTTGTCTGAGGTGTATGCGACAGATACATGCGACTGGAATCTGTATGGGTTTGGATTTTCCATGGACGGCGACCGCGTCGTGATCGATTTTGCCAGCAAGAAGCGCATGAAGCTCGCTGTTGAGCCCTTTAACGAGGGGAGCGCGGATTCTCCATATCGAGAGATGTTCAATGCGGTCCTTGAAAAATCGGTTGCCGCAAAAACAAGTGAACTCCAATCAAAGTTTGATACAGAGAAGGCTGAGTTGGAGGGAAAGTACCAAGCTGCGTTCGGGACAATCGAACAAATGAATACGGAACTTAACGAACTGCGCCAGTATAAGCAGCAGAAGCTCAGTGATGAGCGTGATGCCGCTGAGGGTGCAGTTTTTGCTATGTTCCCAGATCTGAATGGTATCGAGGCGTTTGAGAAGCTGCGCGAAAATTGCGCAGAGATGTCAATCGAAGATATCGAGGACAAGTGCTTCGCTATTCGTGGACGGAATGCTTCAAACCAGACATTCTCTGCACAGAAGCAGAAGACACCGCGTCTGCCCATCGAAAAAGGCGCGGCTGATGAACCATACGGCGGGCTTTTTGTTGAGTTCCCACCACAGCGATAACGCTGTAACACTATAAGGAGGAATATATCATGGCTTATACAGTTTTTCGGTCTGACCTGATGCACGGAACGGATTCTGGCGTGGATCTGGTCTCTGTCCGTGTCTATGATGCAAGTGACGAACCTATTGCCGTGGAGAATGGCGCCATTGTCGAGCTGAAGGAGTATGAGGACGGCGAGCGTGAGGTATGGAAGGGTGTTCTTGCGACCGCTTCCAGCAAGCTGTCTGATTGCGTCGTTATTGGCTCTGAGGAAGTCTTCTACGATGAGCGAAAGAAGAACCTGGATGAGTTTATCAACGATGCTGGCTCCATCTGCCGTGGGTACATCCTGCGCAGCCGCAATATGTTCAGCGTCACAAAGGAAGGCTTTGTTGGCGGCACTGCTCCCGCCAAGGGCGACGCCGTTGGTATCGGCGCAGACGGTAAGATCAATGCTTCCGGTTCTGGTCTGGGAACTACGCAGGCCGTTGAAGCTGCCGGTCGCTACACCTACTATGTGATCCGTATTGGTAATACGGAAGCCTAATGAAGGAGGGTGAAAAAGATGGCTGAAATGAATGAAATTGTTCGGCTTGCTGTTGACGCTTATCATGGCGTTACCACTGGCAAGTATTCCATGAACGAGTCCATGGACACGCTGCGTCAGGCGCTGGTTGCCGCCAACAACGGTTCCACGAAGATGGACTATAAGGCGATCCGCGACGGTAAGTGCGTTGGCCTGTTTACTCTGATCGAGGAAATCCTGTCCCGCACTGTCGTCGAGGGTTTCCAGGGCGACGAGTATTTCAACGCTCTGGTCGATTTCCGCAATGTCGCCCTGGGCGACAAGAACATTTTTGAGGTCGAGGACAGCAACTTGTTTGTGGTTGCCGACGCCACTGAGGGAACTCAGGGCATCCGCCGGCAGCGCCTCGGCGGGGTCACGCAGACCTCTATCCCCACTCATCTCAAGGTCGTTAAGATTTATGAGGAAATGAACCGGGTGCTGTCTGGTCAGGTGGACTTCAACTACTTCATCAACAAGGTCGCCGAATCCTTCCGCCGGAAGCTGCTGGATGACATCTACGGACTGTGGAGCACCGCCACTTCCGCTGACTTCGGTGGCACGACTTATTTCCCTGCTGCTGGTACATATGACGAGGACGCTCTGCTCGACCTGATTAACCATGTCGAGGCCGCCGCGAATGGCCGCAACGCAACCATCATCGGCACCAAGAAGGCTGTCCGCAATCTGGCGCCAGCTATTGAGGGTACAGATTCCAAGAGCGACCTGTATAACATGGGCTACTATGGCAAGTTCTATGGAACAAGCGTCGTGGTGACTCCTCAGCGCCACAAGGTCGGTTCTACTGACTTTATCTTCCCCGACAACACCCTGACCATCATTGCCGGAGACGACAAGCCAATCAAGTGCGTGTATGAGGGTCAGTCCACTGTCATCATGGGCGACATGTTCAAGAATGCCGATATGACCCAGGACTACTACTATGCTGATCGTTACGGCATGGGTATCGTCCTGGCTGGCGGCAACGCTGGCATCGGCCGTTACGAGATGGCGTAACAAAGACAACACCAAGTGGCAGCTTCGTGTTTTGCGGGGCTGCCACTTATATGCTGAATGAAAGGAATGTGAATCATGCCTAATACTACCACTGGCAGCAAGGTTCGGAAGACAACTGCCACATCAAAAAGCTCTACTAAAGCTAAAAAGGCGGTGGAGACGGTGCCTGCGGCTGCAGAAGTGGCTGCTGAAACGGTCGCCGCACCCGCAGAGAAACCAGTCTATAAGGTCAAGAATGACCTCAACCCCAATATGGTCGTTACAGTTAAGAACGGTTTCAACGGCACATTGGTGTATAAGAGCAAAAGAACCGGCGAGGTATTTGTATGGGATGTTTTCGGAAGCGAGCAGGAGATGGAACTGCAGGATCTGAAAGCAGCCAGGAATACATACAAGGCGTTTTTCATCAATAACTGGTTCCTGTTTGATGACCCGGAGGTTATCGAGTGGCTTGGTATGACGCAGTATTACAAGCACGCCCTGAACAGCGAATCCTTCAACGATCTGTTCTCTGGAACACCAGATGAGATCAAGGAGACTGTCGCTAAACTGTCTGACGGACAGAAAAAGTCCGTTGCGTTCCGTGCAAAACAGCTTATTCAGGAGGGCGAGATCGATTCGATCAAAGTCATCAATGCGTTGGAGGAAAGCCTCTCTATCGATCTGATTGAGAGATAACGGAGGTGTCTTATGAACGTACCATACGATGTATTCGCCGGCGCATTTCTCGGGAAAGTTACTGAGTATGATTTTCTGCGGCTTGACGATTATGACAGGAACAAGACCGTGGATGGATATATGAAACGTGCTATCGCTGCGTTCAAGCATGTCTGTAAATATGACCTTACAAATACTGCGGATGACAACGTGCGAGAGTTCATCATCAAGACAGACAGAGATGATCCAGACGGAGAGTTGCAGAAACGATTGGATAAGGAATTGGAAGAAGACCTGGACGAAATCGTTGATATTGTATCGGAGGGTATGCTGGTACAATGGATGAAGCCGTACTTTTTCCGGGCAGACAATCTTGAAAATGTATTGAATACTGCGGATTTTTCAGCATATTCCCCGGCTGAATTGCTGTATCGAATCACCAGCGCCTATAACGAAGCAAAGAGGGACTTCAGGAATATGGTGAGGGAATACTCGTATAACCATGGAGACTTGAGTAATCTTGCGCTATGAGAACGACAAATGGTTATAACATCCCTACTGAAATGGTTGGGAACTATTTGGGCGGCCTTGTGAACCAGTTCTTCAAAATTCTCCCCATTAAAGAAAGCGGGGAGCCCTCTTTGAACGAGTTCATGCGGAGCCTACAAGTGGAGCTGCTTGGGCATAAGGGCTTGATGCGGTATCTCAAATATGACTCCATGTATATGGCGCTTCTGTCAATTCTCCAATATCTGATTGACAATGATTGTGATACGCCGGTGGTTAAACGCGAAGTATTCAAGGCAATTTCGATTTGCAAAAAGCTACGAGAAAAATATTGCGGTGGGGAGGGGTGATCTGAATGAGTGTATGGAGCACTTATGAGGCGCGGTTTGCGCAAGGGAATCAGGATATGGACCCACGCTGGAACTCCGCCCAAGATCACATCCAAAGCAGAATGCGTCGAAAGCTTGTTTCTTCCCTTTCGTATAAGCGCGTAAAGTGCTCAGGCGCAGATATGCAAATGGCGATTGTCGATGTCTCAAATGATTTTGGGACTAAGAAAATCTTCTCCATGCCTGGCGAGACACTTCCACATGGATCAGTTATTGAATGGGAAGACTCGTATTGGCTAATCACAGAACTGAATGCCCATAAGGAGCTATGCTCTGAGGGGAAGATGCGGCGCTGCAACTACTACCTCAAATGGATCAATGATAAAGGCAATGTAATTGGTCGCTGGTGTGTCGTTGAAGACGGAACTAAGTATCTGATTGGTGAACGCGAAGAAGATACTATGTCGATTGGTGATGCCAGAATGGCTGTTACTATCGGCAAGGACACGGAGACAAGCCAAATCAGTCGTGGAAGGAGATTCCTGATTGACGATATAGACTCGAAAGATGTGCTTGCGTTCGAGGTAACAAAGCCCAATAAGATGTTCAATGTCTTCAATGGTAAAGGTGTATTTCGGTTTATCATGGGAGAGTCAAATCTGACAGACAATGATAATACTCAGTTGCGAATTGCAGATTATTATAGCTGGAAGCCACGGACTGACCGTATTACGCCAGACACCAAGATAGAGGCGACATTTGAAGAAATTGCGGCTGCGGCTGTCGAGAAGGATAAGGCCACACAAGAAGAAATTGAGAGAAATGGGGTGTGGTTGTAATGCTTCTTAATGAATTTTTTGACTACAAGAACAAGCTGATGGAAACGTTGTGCAAGAACGAGAATATTGTCAGGTTAGTGACAGATAGCGAGAGCGCACCGGTTCCAAATTACAGCTTGGCATACACTCAACTATTTCCGTTTGAATACATCCCGGAGACTGTGGATGATGGCAGAATATTCATCTGCTTTGATGTGGATATCGCACAAGTATACGACAAGACATATTACGAGCCAGTGCTTTACTTATGGGTGTTCGCCCATAAAAGCAAAATGCGTTTGAGTCAAGGTGGCATTCGCACGGATCAACTGGCCGTTGAAATCAACAAGGAGCTAAACGGCAGCAGATATTTTGGGCTTGGCGAATTGGATCTGTATTCAGTGGGCAGGTTTTCCCCGATTTCAGATTACCAAGGCCGCGTTATGACATATGCGGCAAAGGACTTTAATCGTCTTGGCATATCCAAAAAGCCGCCGGCAAATCGTAAGAGGCCATGAGTAGCGGGTATTTGTATGCGCGATCTTTCCCGGTCAATGATTACATCTCAATCACAATACCAACAGTTGGTCAGATATGGGATAACGAAGCCGAATATTATGGTCTTATTACATCCATCATCGCAACCCCGTCAGACTTCATGGTTCAGCTTGACGATATAGGAATCGACTTTTCCTCGATTTCATCGTTCGAGCTTTTTTTATTACTTTTTAACGGAATCAGGTCAACAGACACAAGCCTTGTTTTTGGGGACCTCGATCTATCCGGATTCAAAACGGCAATCAACGAGAAGAACGGGAAAGTTGTCCTGGTGGATCAGGATAAAGATATTGTGATAGATCGGGCTATTCATGACCAGATTCGGAGAGTGATACGCAAGATCAACCACCTTGAAAAGAGCGACAAAAATCCCGGCAATGAAGAAGCCAAAAAATACATGATCGAACGTGCACGCATCAAGCAAAAGAGAGCGGCACGCAGACCGCATAAGTCGCAGTTGGAAGACCTGATTATTGCGATGGTCAACACCGAGCAATACAAGTACGGGTACGAGGAAACAAGAGACTTAACGATTTACCAGTTTCACGCCAGTGTTTATCAAATTATCAGGAAGATCAATTACGACAACACAATGATCGGCTGCTATGCAGGGACGATCAACGCAAAGGAATTGAGCCAGGATCGACTAAACTGGCTGACATCAAAATAGGAGGATGATATCAATGGTTAATGTCAACGATATTACCGTGACCAGTATCGAAACGATCACTGCGTTTGACATCAGTTCAGGTGCGTTCAAGTGGGTCCTGGACGAACTTCAGAACGCGACAATCGCAAACACGCAGGAAACGACCGACATCACCGGTAAGCAGGGACGGCTGCTGAACACGCTGAAGAAGAACAAGGCTGTGACTGTGAGCGGCAGCAACGGTCTGATCTCCGGCGGCCTGCTTGAGACCCAGACCGGCAGCGCCTTTGAAAAGAAGATGACTTCCATCATGTACCCCGACTACCTGACTGTGGCTGGCAACAAGGCGACTACATCCTACAAGGCAGTCGGCACCGCCGGTAATGAGATTGAGACCATCTATATCCGCAATAACGATGGTACGCTTGGCACAGCGCTGACCCAGGATTCTGCCGTCGGCCCCGGCAAGTTCACCTACGACCCCGACACCCGCGAGATCGAGTTCTATCCTGGTGATTCGGCTGCTGATCCTGCTGTTCCGGCTGACGTTGCGGACGGCGAAGAGATCGCCGTGTACTACTTCCGCAAGATTCAGGCCAATGTGCTGGAGAACCTTTCTGACCACTATTCCGAGAAGGTGTCTCTGTACGTGGACGCTTTTGCCGAGGACAAGTGCGCCAATGTGTTCCGTGTGCAGTTCTACATCCCGAAGGCCGACTTCAACGGCAACTTTGACCTGGAGTTCGGCGAGAACCAGAGCGCCCATGCGTTCGAGGCCCGTTCTCTTGCTGGCAGCGCTTGTAACGGTGCAGGCAATGGCAATTCCGGTGCTACCCTGTGGACTTATACCATTTTTGGCGAAGATACCCCTGACGCTGAGTAATTTGCGAGGTGGTAACTATGCCAAAACAGACGAAGGTATGTCGCGTTTGCGGTAAGACTTATGAGTCCTGCCGCAGTATCAAAAACGGCAGCGGCGTCTTCAACTGGCGTGAGATGTGCTGTTCTCCTGAGTGCGGGCAGACTTACTTCCAGCGCGTGCAGGAGGCCCGTAATCCGGCTCCTAAGCCGAAGGACAGGAAAGTACATACCCGGCGCGAGGTGGCCATCAGACAGGCTCCTGTGGCCTCTGAGACGGCCTCTGCTGTCAAGCAGGACATTCAGCCCGCAGAGCCAGAAGTTGACGCGCCTGCAGAAAACTAAATTCTTTGGGGAGGAGGAGAAGAAAGATCTCCCCTCCCCTGTTTTTGTGTGGTGATATATTTGAACATCCTTGCAATCGACCAGGCGCGGAATGGGGCTTGGGCTGTCTTTGACTATGAGAAAGGCGAGCTGATTGGGTATGGCACGTTTGAGTTTTCTCTTGAGAAGTATACATACGCAAAAGCAATTATGCACATCAAAGAGCTGATTGCAGCGGTGTTGAAAACATACGACATTGACGCTGTGTTTATTGAGGACATACAGATGCGCGTTTCAGTGTCTTCATTCAAGAAGCTGGCACAGCTTCAGGGCGTCCTCGTTAACCTTTTTGAGGAGAACGAATACTTGTATGGCTATATTGCGCCATCGCAATGGCAGAATTTCTGTCGTGCGCGTGGGCGTAACACAAAAGAAAAAAGCGCCCGTGTGCTTGCTCTTGAAAGGTCAGGCGTGAAACAGTCAAAGATCCTTTCCATACAGTTCATAAAAGACCAGTTTGGTATAGATACAGAGAACGATAACTTGGCAGACGCGATATGCCAAGGGTATTACATCGTAAATGCTGTTGAAATACTGAAAAAGGACAAGGTGCTCCGCAAACGCGGAGATAAGAAATAAAGGAGAATCGCTATGAGCAAGAAGTCGAATCGAATTTCTATCAATAAACTTGAATCCATTGTGCAGAACAACACCGTTACGGTTCCTATGGATGGGAACCCTGATATTGAGATCATAATCCGTCGTATTCTTCCCCTGCAGGAAGTTCTCCAGTTTGTTGAGGACGTTGTGTCTTCCTGCATTGATGTGGAGACTGGACAGTACATCCCTGAAATCCAGGCATTCACAGTCAGAGCGTCTGTTTTGACGCGATATGCGAATTTTACGCTTCCCAAAGATCCAGAAAAGCAATATGACCTGATCTACAATACGGACGCATTTCAGCAGGTAATGGGGCACATTGACCGGGTGCAGTACGACGAAATTCTGTACGCTATCAACGAGCGTATTCGTCATGGTGTCGCTATGGCAGAGAATGCACTTGCAGCCCAGATGGCAGAACTGACCGCAAAGTTGAATTCCTTTATCAACAACAGCGAAGAACTGTTTGGTTCTGTTAAGGGGGACGACATGGCTACGCTGGTGAAGAATCTTGCCAATGCCGGTAGCATTGATGAGAGCAAGCTGGTTGAGGCTGTGTTTGATGCGCAGAAGAAGACGAATGAGCATCCCAATGATAATGTCGTAGTGGCTTCTGACGGAGACGTTGTTACGCTTCGCAAGAGGAAGGTCTGATAGCAATGCCTGATTATGGTAGCTGGGAAGAACTTTGTGATGCAGCGCAAAAGAAGTGCCATGATGTTTTGAAACGAGATGTGGCACCTGTTGCAAAGGAAATTGTTAAAAAACATATCCAGAGTGACATTTATGATGTATACACTCCAACTCCACATGGGTGGGTTAACGGAACGACATATCAACGCCGCCATGTACTTAACAGCTCTGTATATTGCGAGTTTGTGAATGATGATGAAATCATGGTGACAAGCAGGGCGACCGCGTCGAAGTCGGTTGTTCCTGGGTACAGCTTCCATAACAGGCGGCCTGGATCATTTCTGAAGTTATTAGAGACAGGAAGAATGGGAATCTGGAGGAATGGATTCCCAAGACCTGCAATCGGTAATGCGCAAAAAGAAATAGATCATAGTTCGGCAATTCGGAATGCAATACAGTCCGGGCTGGACAGATATTTTTAATCATTGATGGGCGGGAGAAATCCTGCCCATTTTTCTAAGGACGGTGATAAAAATGGCAGGTTTTGGCGCGAAGGTTAAACTTACTGTTGATCGGTCGAGTAAGGCTGAGTTCAACAAGCAAATCAACAGCATGGTCGGTCAGATCAAGATCAGCAATAAGTTCACGGTTCTGCAAAAGGACATGGACCGCGTGAGAAAAGAAGCGCAAGCCATGCTGAACAGCAACCCAATGACCTTGAAGGTGAACAAGATTGACTGTTCTGCCGCCGTAACGAATGTAAAGAAGCAACTCCAGACAATGCTCAGCTCTCTGAGCGTACAAAACGGGGTGAACATCACAGGGCTCAAGGATTTCCTTGGTGCAGAGGGCGTTGACGCGACGATGCGCAGCACCGCTGACGCCGCAAATGCCGCAGTTCAGAAAATGAACGAGGCAAAGACCGCAGCGGCAAGCTGGGCTGGTCAGATGGAAGTGCTTGACTCTATCGCCAAGAGTGTTGCAAAGACATATAAGAGTGGTTTGTCCGGCAGTAATATGGTTGCGGACGAAGCGCAAATTCAGAGAATTACGGCAGCCTATAACGAATGGGCGCGGAAAGTAAACGAGGTCAAGGTCAGCCATTCTGGTGATATTGAGGCTCTCCAGCAGGAGGGGCTCGCCATCCAAAGGAATATAACTGCGATCCAGGACAAGCAGGCCGCAGAAGCAAAGGCCGCCGCTGAGGCTGAGCGTGCCGCAAGAGCGGCAGAGAACGCCGCTGAAAGAGAGGCCGCAGCAAACCAAGCAGAGCTCGCTTCTCTTAAACAGGTTGCGAGCCTGCAGGAACGCATGACGAAATTCCTGCAATCTAACAGCAAACTCTCCTATTCTGATGCCGGCAATAGTATTCGGCTTATGCTTACAGAACTTAGGTCTGGGGCAGAGATTACGACTGAGCGGCTTAGAGAGATGGAAGGCGAGTTTGCGAATATCCGCACACAGGCCACAGCGACTGGATCGCTTGGCCGCTCTATGCTTGATGCGTTATCAAAAGCATACGAGCGTTTTGGTGGATGGATGCTGATCACCAGAAGTTTGACGACAGCTATCCATACTATCAAAGAGATGATTGCCAACGTTAGAGAACTTGACGGCGCATTGGCTCAGTTGCAAATCGTCACGGGTGCCACTGATACACAGCTTACATATTTCCTGCAAAATGCTACTGTTCTTGCAAAAAATCTTGGCAAAAGCATCACAGATGTGCTTGGGTCTATTGAGACATTTAGCCGGCTGGGCTACAACTTAGAAGATGCAACAATACTTGCGGAGTACGCAAATGTTTTGGCGAATGTAGCTGCTGTCGATACAGATGCCGCCACAACTGGTATGACATCAATTATCAAGGGTTTCAACATGGATGTTGAAGAAGCAGAACATGTCGCAGACGTATTGGTTGAGGTCGGCCAAAAGTACGCAGTTTCTGCTGGCGAAATGATGGAAGCATATGAAAAATCTGGTGCCGCATTGAATGCGGCTAATACCAGCTTTGAGAAATCTGCCGGTCTGATTGCGGCTGCAAACGCTGCTGTTCAAAATTCTTCAACTGTTGGTACAGCCTTGAAAACAATCAGCGCCCGTATTCGTGGCTCTAAGTCTGAACTTGAAGAGCTTGGTGAAGATACTTCAGATCTCGCACAAGGATTCTCTAAGTATGCAAGTGAAATCAAGGCATTAACCGGCTTTGATATTATGGTCGATGGGACTACAGATACATTCAAAGATATCTACGATATTTTTGAGGGCATTGCTGTGGTTTGGGATGAACTATCTGATACACAACAGGCACGTATTGCTGAGATCCTTGGTGGCGTACGACAACTGCAAGTCGTCAGTAGTATCCTTACAAACTGGTCAGACGCGGCCGGCGCTTATGCTGATGCGATGGATTCTGCTGGTGTTGCAACAGAAGCAAATTCCATTTATATGGACACAATTACTGCAAAGATTGGGCAGTTCAATGCAGCATTTGAGGAGTTATCCAATACATTTTTCAGTTCTGATTTTATCAAAAATGTAGTTGATTTTGGCACCGGATTTATCGAGACGCTTGATAAGATCATTGAAAGATTTGGTACACTTCCAACACTGATTACTACTATCGTTGGTGCATATACCGCTGTAAAAGGTGCCAAAGGTGTTTCCATTGGGCTTCTTGATTTTAATGATAACAAGATTCAGCTTGCTAATCGTGGTATTGGCTCGCTTATCAAGAACTTTAATGCAGCAAGGGAATCTGGGGCACGGTTAACAGATTCTCTGCGAATTGGATTTAATGGAGCACTGAATAATATCAATCAACGTATCGGTGCATATAACCTGCAGCTTGGTACATCAGCAGAGGCCCAAACGCTCTTTATGCGCAATTTGGAGGGGACAGATAGTTCTCTTGCGGCATATCTAAAGAGTTTGAACGGTGGAACGGCAAGTCTCAAGGGGTATATGACATACTGCAGAAATGCTGGTATCCAAACAAACGCACTTGGGACGAAATCAAAACTCGCCGCAGTTGGTGTAACTGTACTCAATACAGCGCTGAATATGCTTATCACTATGGGAATTGCTCTGGCGATTCAGGCAATTATATCTGCCCTTGGTTCTTTGATAAATGCCGCTGAGATAGCCTCGGAGAAGGCGAATCAACTTGCCAGTGAGACGCGAGAAAAAGCAGAAGCAAATAGGGAAGAACTGCAAACTCTGAATGACCTGATCGAGAAGTATCAGGAACTCAGGAAAGAAGAGTATGTTGATGCTGGCACACGAGCCGAGGTTCGAAATATCCAAGATGAAATCACAAAACTTGTCGGAGATCAAGCAAATAACCTTGATTTAGTCAACGGAAAGCTGGATGACGAGATTGATAAGCTAAAGCAGATTGCGCTTGCTGAGGCTGGAGATACTGTTGATTCGTATGTTGCAGCATATGCGGCCGCTACAAACGCAAGTGACAAGGCGGTCGGCAGTAGCAAAGGCTCATTCGTACATCCCGCTTTCGGCTCATGGGATTATGTTGGCTCTGGGGATAACAAGGCAGAAGAAATTTTGCGTAATGCTGGGTATGGTTTACAAGTCACCGATGGCGGCTGGTTCTCCAATACTACATATGTTTCGACATATGGGGATGCTATGCAGAGAGCAGAACAGCTCCTTGGCATGATGGAGGCATTAAAGGCCGCTGCTGATTACGACTATTCATCCAGCGAATTGTTTACGACCCTTCGCCAGCAATATGAGAGATATCTTGAGTATGGCGACGAACTGACAGAGCAGGCAAAAGGGCTCCGTGACAGTGTTATCTATGAACAATTTCTGAGAATGGACACTTCTGCAATCAAAACGGCAGAGGGATTGTCACAATTCAGGGAAGAATTGATAGACACAGTGGAATCCAGCAGAGACCTAAAGGATGCCATGAGTAATGGTGATATTAATATTGATAACATTACAAATGGCGTCGATGATCTGCTGGCTGTGCATTTTCCAGAACTGTTTAATCAGTTACGTCAATATGAACTGTATGAACAACAGCTTAATGATCTTGCTAATAAGCTGGTAGATAAGTCTGATGAGCCCGGCTATTCATCTTGGAATCCGGACGATCATTTTGCTGCCATTAAGTCTTTGTATGAAAAGCGAAATGAAATCAAGGATCAGCTTCGAAATCTATCAGAAGAGGATTTTGTGATTGCTGTTAAGGCTATTACAGAAGACGGAGCTACGTCTTGGGATGAAGTTCTTAATGCGATTGCTGCCTATAATGACGAACAAGTGGTTGCCGCAAGAAGAACAGAAGAATTGCGGCAGCAAATCAGCACTCTATGGAAGTCCGAATCGTTTACAGAGGCAAAGTCCGAGTTAGTATCTTTACTTAGTTCCCTTGGAGAAATTTCACCTGACAAAATTGAGGAGCTTGCTGACAGTAGTTTTGAACTTGCGTCTATCCTCGAACAGGATGGAATGAATGCGCAGTTCTTATCCGTTATTTTGACGAATCTTGCAAACGGTGGGGATGGTATCAGTCTCATTACAACGGAGGCTCTGGCGCTCAACAAGGTCCTTGATGGCATGGTTGGTGAGTTTGATAAGGTTACTGATGCAAAAGCGAGATACGACGCCGCTATGTATGTTGAAGAAAAGGATACTGACTTCAAATCCTATGCCGCTGCTTTTGAGGAACTGAACAAGCAGTTTGAGGCTGGCACAACCAACTCAAACAGGTTCTGGGCCGCTGCGGAATTCCTGTTTGGTAGCGAACAGCTTGCCGCTTGGGGCTGGAGCGATGGACTGGATGAAATCTATGAGTCCATGAAACGCAGCGAATCTATCTTTTCTGATGCGGATAGCGCGGGTGCCGGTTTTATCGAGAGACTATACGAAATGTCGGAAGCCGGCAAGATGGTCAATGAGCAGGGTGAAAAACTGCTTGAGATCAGCAAAGATTCGCATGGTGCTTATATCTTCGATATTGACCAGGAAAATATTGCTGCTATTGCAGAGAAGATGGGACTCACAGAGGAGGCCGTTCTGTCGTGCCTTGAAGCGCTGTCTATGTGGGGCGACATTGACTTCTTCAATATTGATGAGGTGCTTAAGAAAATCGAGGATCTCGGCATTGTTATGGATAGCTGTGCAGACGATGCGGAGGAACTTGGCGGTAAGGTCATCAATCTGGACAGACTTACTGAGCAGCTCTTGACCCTCGGAAAGACAGAAAAAGAAATCTACGATATTACCACTGCTCTGTCCGGTCTTGACAATGTGAGTTTTATCAGTGTGACACAGGACGCAAACAATCTGGTTGAAGTGCTGGATCAACTTGGCGTCGTTACAAAAGACGGAATCAATATCTCCATTGATTATGAGGGATTCGGCGATATCCTTCAGACGCTTGGGTTTACGAAGGACGAGGCTGAGAGCCTTATCACGAAACTCGGCGAGGTTGACAACATATCTCTGACAAATGCAGATGGGGAGATCAAGGATGTTAGTGACGCGCTTGATTACATTCGCGGTCTGGAGTTTACCGATGTTACTGCAAGCGTAGATGGTATTGGGAACGCTATTGACGAAGTTGACGATCAATCAACGGAGAATGTTGTCTCTGAAATTGAGAATATTGGCAATGCGGCAGATTCTGCGGTAACGAAGATATACTCTATTGGGGATGCAGTTTCAGACATTGACGGCAAGACCGCAACGGTCTACTATGATGTCAGAAAGAAAAACAACGTGCTTGGTTCTCTTGGCAGTATCCTTGGGTTTGCAAACGGTACAGATGGAGCTCCTGCCGGTCCGGCGCTTGTAGGTGAGGAAGACCCAGAGCTTATCAAGTCCGGGAAAGAAGCATATCTGGCTGGTGTAAACGGACCGGAGATCGTTGACCTTAACGAGGGAGACCAGGTATATAATGCTGACGAGACAAAGAAGATACTCCGTGGTTCCGGTAAGCATATCCTTGGCTCTGTCCCCGCCTTTGAGGGTGGTGCGCATGGCGGTCTTGTCATCAACAAGGATAAGGAGGGCACATACGGCAAGCCATATTCTCCAAGCGCAGAAGTCGAAGTGAAGGCAACAGTTGATGACAAGGAACTGGAAGACGCGCTTGAGGACGCACTGAAAAAGCTCAAAGAAGAATTGAGTGAAATCATTGGAAACTTTGAGCACTCTATTTTCCTCTTGGAGAAAAACGGTGGAAGTGCAGATCAGATTGTCGCAATCTATCGCAAGATGCAGGAGACCGTACATGAGTACGCGGAAAAGTATCGTGCGATGGGTCTTGATGAAAATTCCGACTATATCCAGGAACTCCAGAAACAGTGGTGGAATTATCAGGATAGCATTCAGAAAACGATTGTTGATAATTTTGAGAAGATGGCCGGCGAACGCGAGAACGCCATCAAGCTGACAGAAAACTGGATGGAAGACGCTATGGACAAGGGATTCCATCCTGGCGTTGCCGGATATGCAAACGATATTGTAGATTACTACAAACGGATGCAGGAGATCATCCATGAGCAGGCGGAATATTACAGGTCTCAGGGGTACGCCGACACCAGCGATGAGGTCAGCAAACTCAGTGATTTGTGGTGGGACTATGCGCAAAAGATTAAGGATGTCAGAGATGATGTTGTTGATAATTTGCTGGATATGGTCGATGCCGCATCTGACCTTGTGGACAAGGTGCAGAGTGTGTACGATACACTGCATGACGCAGCGGACGAATATGCGTCAAATGGCGGTTTTATATCCGTAGATACACTCCAGTCTATTTACGACCTCGGGCCGCAGTATATGCAGTATCTCCAGGATGAAAATGGTCTGCTTGTCATCAACGAGGAGCGCATCAACGCGGTTATTGCAGCAAAGACAGAGCGGCTTGCATTGGAGAACGCCCTTGCTTATGTCGAGAGGCTGCGCCTCGCCGCGCTCGGTGAGTCAAACGAAAGCCTGAACGAACTGTGTTTTGCCACAACAGAGGCGACTGGGACAACATGGGGGCTTGTATACGCACAGCTTGAACAGATGAAGCTGGCCGGTGAGCTCACTAATTCTCAATATAACGCTGCGATGCACAATATTAAAGCAATCCAGTCGCTGTCAAAGAATGCTATTGCTGGAATTGGACGGGTATCTAATGAAGCAAAAGAGTCCCTAGAAAGTCTAAAAGAAGAACTCACAACGATGCAGGATGGCGTAGAGGGTATCATCAAGTACGTCATGGATATGTTGAAACAGCGTATTCAGGATCAGATCGATGCGCTTGAGGATATGAAAGATGCCTATGCTAAAATTATCGACCTTCGCAAGGAGGCTCTCGAGGCCGCGAAAGATGAAGCGGATTATGAGGATGAAGTAGCGGACAAAATCAAGGAGATTGCTAAACTGCAGGAGCGGATCAACGCTCTGTCACTCGATGACAGCCGCGACGCCCAGGCGCAGAAGATCAAACTTGAGGAAGATATGGCTGCGCTCCAAAAGGAACTTTCTGATACTCAGGCTGACTATGCCCGTGAGGCTCAGGAGAATGCTCTGGACGATATGCAGGAAGCGTATGAGCAGCAGAAGGATGAAGAGATTGCCGCTCTTGAGAAGACAATTTCTTCGTACCAGAAGCTCTACGATATGGCAATCGACTATATCAACCAACACTGGCAAACACTGTATCAGGAGCTGATCGACTGGAACTATGAATATGGTTCTGTGTTGAATCAGGAAATCACTGACGCATGGGCTCAGTGTGAGGCAGCCGCACAGCGATATGGTACATCTGTTCAAAGTATGCTTGCAGGCTTAAAGGCTGAGATTTCAAGTATAACCTCACAGCTTAGTAGCATAAGCAGTGGATCGTATAGCTTTAGCTCAGGTGATGACGGAACATCTGGTGGAAATAGAGTTGTCGGTCCGTCCGATTCAGACACATCTGTATCGAACACAGATATGGTCAAGGCCATTGTTGCCCGCATGAAGAAGCTGGGTGCTCAGTGGAGCACGTTCAACACAAAGGATAAGAACGATGCTCTACATAAGCAGGCGGCTATTGAGGCGGCAAAGCTCGATCAGTATGGCGTACATGCTGATTTCCGTGGCTCTGATGGAACATGGTGGATTACCAGAGATGAACTGAATCCATCCAACATTGGTAAATTGCTTCATAACTGCTATCACACAGGTGGGTTTGTTGACGATCAGTTCCCTCTGAACCGCAAAGAAGTGCCAGCAATCCTTGAAAAGGGTGAATTGGTGCTTGATGCGAAGAAGGAAAAGGGACTATACCGACTGATTGACTTTACTACCATGCTGTCCGAGAAACTTGGGAGAGCACTGGATTCCGTTGATTTGAGTGGTATCTTTGATATTACAAAGAATGGGGTAGACAGTACATACGCTCCCCTACCGGCTGTCACAAACAACCAAAGCGAAGCCATTCATTTTGGTGATGTCTATATCTACGGAGGCAATGAGGAGACGGTGAAGCAACATCAGGAGATCAACCGTCAATTCACAAACGAGGTTCTGTCCCATCTTCGAATCAAACGATAAATCTATGGAGGGGAGCTACTGTGCTCCCCTCCACAATCATATTTGGAAGGAGGCGATGTGATGTGGCATTCAATTCCTACGAATTTTCTTTTAATGGCGAATCTTCCCTGATGTATGGCCTGATGATTTATGACTTCAATGGTAACGGACAAGGGAACGTCAGTTTTGGCAATCAAGCATCTATTGTCGAGACCAGGACAAATCTCCGTGTTCAACCTCTGCATTTCGGTGTGAATTACCACCAGAAGCCGTTGGAGTTCAAGCTGGTGTTCGGAGCAGAGGAACCGCTTGACCGGTACGAACTTGAGAATATCTCTATGTGGCTGACAGGCCACCAGCAGTATCAATGGTTGTCAATCGACCAGCCTGATTTGGAGTGGGTGCAGTTCCATTGCCTTATTACAAAGCTGACACCACTGGCGCATGGCTGGCTCCCTGTTGCGTTTGAAGCGAACGTGGTGTGTGATTGTCCGTATGCGTATGGCTATCCGTTTGAAAATCAGTATACAATCAGCGGGAAAACAAATATCGTATTCCGGAACAATAGCTCTATTCACGAGTACATTAAGCCGCATATTTCTTTCCGTCCGGCATCTGGCACATCAAAGCTAAGTATTGTCAACCGCGATGACGGAGACAGGGAATTCTTGCTTAGCGGTATTCCAGCGTCTGTTTCAACTGTAGAAATAGATAACATGAACGGTATTATACAAGATATGACAAACAAAAGCAACTTGTATGGCGGGTTCAATTTGAACTTTTTCCGTCTGGTACACGGTGATAATAATCTTGTTGTGACTGGGAATGGTACGCTGACGATTTCTGGCCGGCTCATGTATAACGTGTCGGCATAAGGAGGTGCAACATGTATCTCAATTACTCAAAATTAGAGTTTGACAGAGATGGTAATCCAGAAACGCCGGAGCTTGTGCTGACGACACTGAGCGATAAGGTTATCGGGGTAATCCCCGGTGCGCATAACCTAAAACTGCATATTAAATACTCGGAACCAAGTGAAATATCTTTTGATGTGCCAGCTAAAATCAACGGAGAGGACAATCCGCTCTATGAGGCCGTATCCGGACACAAGCAGGTATACACTAAGTGCTACGGCATTTATGAAATCCTAAATCCATCCATCGAAGCAGATGGAATTTCCGAGGTCAAACATATCAAGGGGTACTCACGCGAGAAAACGCTCGAATCCAAAAAGTTCTTTTTGGAAGAGGGCACGTTCAACTTCTGGAATCCGGCCTCTCCAACAAATACTGTGCTTGGCCGTATTCTTGAAATTGCAGTTGGGTGGAGCGTAGGATATGTTTCTCCGTCTCTGATTGGGCGGTATCGTACCTTTGACGATTATGATGATTATTTACTGTCGTTTGTGTATAATAGCGCACCTGAAAAGTACAGGTGTGTGTTCGTATTTGACACATACGGCAAAACAATCAACGTCTATGATGCTGATGAAGAAATAACGAATCTTCCAATCTACTTGGATTTCGAGAATCTTTTGAAGTCTATGGATATAGAAGAGCAGAGTGATGAGCTTGTGACTGCAATTCGCCCATATGGTGCGGATGATCTTGATATCCGTGCTGTTAATCCAATCGGTACGAACTGGCTCTATGATTTGTCGTACTTTATGCACAATGGAGACATATCTGGAGCACTTGCTTCAAAATGGAATACATGGCAGCGCAGCGTCATCAACAACCAGATGTACTACAAAGGGCTCGTTGCACTTCAGGCGTCCGCCACATCGCGCATTCTTGCTGAGCAGGCCGCACTTGCTGATTTGAATGGTGAACTTGATTCCCTGACCGGTCAGCAGAGTGTTACGATCCAGGCACTGGCAATGGAAACAACGAGCGCAGGCATATCAAGCCAACAGGCGGTTCTGAATAATATCAATACAAAGATTGCCGCCAAGAAGTCTGAGATTTCTGCGAAGAATTCACTTATTGGAACAATCCAGAGTGAACTTGATTCTTATACTGCTGAGATTAAAGCGGTTGTTGACAGACTTTCCATCAAAAATTATTTCACTCCGAGCGAATACGCGGAGCTATCTCACTTTATGATTGAGCAGGATATTACTGAGAACACGTTTGTGGCTTCAACAGTCGATGCGTCGATATCTGGAAATACTTACAAACTTTCCAATGAAGTTGTTTCTATCAGTAATTCTTCCATTTCGATGGTTGACCTGACAAGTACGTTTTCAAAGAAAATGTATGTAATGTCCGGCGGCACGTTCGCATTATCTGGTGGGTATTCCGTCTCTGGCGATATCATTCGCGGTACACTGGAAACAAGAAGCAACGGGAACTTTGTCATGAGTTTCTATGCTGGAACAACCCGTGTTGGGAATACGACTGCGGCAAGTGGGAATATAACCATCATCGGCACATACTCCGGTCTGTCGAGCAATATTAGGGCTGTCACAGTTGATGAAGTTACCACAAATGAAGGTACGACGCTTCGACTCACGGCGCGTACTGGCTCTATGTTCTTGACAGGAAATGTGAGCGAGTATCAGAAGTATTCCGTGCAAATGGAGCTTTACGATTATGCTGTTGGTGTACTGAGCGACCTTGCTACGCCAACCTATGAATTCTCGGTTGAATCAGGGAACTTTCTGTTCAATCAGGAGTTTGCACCATTTCGCAATCAGCTTGAACTTGGTAAAGGTGTCTATCTGAAGGTTGGAGATTCAACAATCACACCTTACATTATTGAGTTCGAGCTGAGCTTCGAGGATCGCAGTCAATTCTCCATCGTTTTTTCTAACCGCTTTAAGCGGCATGATAACGTGAACACGTTGAAGGATATGATTGAGACAAGCTATTCAACAAGCCGTAACTTTGATGCAAGTAAGTACATCTACAATCAGGCTTCCAGTCAGGCGTCTGCGGTGTCCAAATTTATGTCCGATTCTTTGGATGCGGCAAAAAATATGATTCTTGGCGCATCAAACCAGAGTGTTATTATCAGCGGTTCTGGAATCGGTGTAAGTAGTCCAAGCAATCCCAGATTGCAGCTTCGCATTGTAAATGGGATGATTGCGATGACGGATGATAACTGGGAACATGCGAAAGTTGGTATTGGTCTGTTTTCCTCTCCAGAAGTCGGCGAATACTTTGGTGTAAATGCCGAAGTGATTGGCGGCAAGTTAATTATCGGCAACAATCTTATCATAGAAAATGAGAACGACACTGGAGTAATGCAGTTTAAGGTAGACAGCACAGGAGCATGGCTCAATAACTCTACCTTCGTTCTACAAAAGGATAATGGCGGGAAAATCATTATCGATCCAAAGTACGGAATCATGGGTGGATCAAATCTGTTGTTTGATACGAATGGGACAACAGTAATACCAGGTTTTATTGATAGATCTGGAAACATCATATTTGATTCAGATGGGATGCCTCAGAATTCCAATTTCTTTCTGGATATCAATGATGGAAGTGCATATTTCCGTGGAAAATTGCTTGCCAAGAGCGGAAAGATTGGCGGATATACGATTGAGAACAGTTATCTCCATTCTGGTAGCGGGGGCAACTATGTGGCGTTGAATGGCGGTACAAGCGTGCATTCCGCTTATGCTATCTGGGCTGGTGCAAGCAATCCGGCCAATGCGCCATTCTATGTGAAAAAAGATGGCACTTTGTATGCGAAGAAAGGTAAATTCGCCGGTGAACTTGAAGCAGCGACTGGTACGTTCAGTGGTGCATTGAGAGCAGCAACCGGTACGTTCTCAGGAAGTTTAAGTGCTGTAAATGGCACATTCACTGGAACCCTGAGTGCTGCGAACATTAGTGGCAACCTTACGGCTAATTCAGGCGCTGCTTTGGTCGGATGTGCGATCTACGTTCCAAACAAAACCAATCCAAAATTCAGTGTAGACTCTGCTGGGAATGTAAACATGACCGGTAACCTTGTGCTGAGCAATGGATCAATCTCATGGAGCCACTTAGCTGGTGGAGTGCAGAACAGAATCACTAATGTTGAAAGTGATGTGTCTGCTCTTAGCAGTGATCTTTCTTGGACACAGAGAAATATTGACAACCGGCTATACAATTTCAATACCCGTATGGATGGAGTTGAAAACGACATTACATGGCTGTCCAATAATACGTGGACTGAGCGAGAAATCAAGAGCATCGCAAGTACACAAATCACAAATGAGCTTGTTGCATCTCCACGGATTTATGGTGCCTATATTCAAGGCGGCACAATCAACGGAGCTCATTTCATGTTCGGAAACTTTGGCTCTATCTATGACGGGTATGGTTCAGATGGTGTACGCAGAACGGACTTGGCATGTATTGAGTCTAACAGAGGTATGTCACTTTCTGCATCCGAAGGGATGGCGATCAATGCCGGGAACGGCATTTGGATAAATTCAGAAGTACACATCCGTGTCAACGGTAGATTTGTCAATTTGAATGACGCACTCGCGTCTCTTTGATTATGAAGGAGAAACAATATGGAAAAGATTGAACTTGCACATCGTATTGCAGACGATCATAACAGGCTGGCGGATATCTTATCTTCCGGCGGTATGAAACTGTTGAATACTGACAGTGTTATCCTGATGGGTGATATCATCAGAGATCTCCGCGCAATCACGCAGCAGCTTATGGCAGAGGTGGAAGCCGAAGCAAAGGCCGATAAGAAAGAGCAGACTGCGGAAGAGAAGTAAGGAGGGGAGCAATATGGATATCCCTAATCCATACACCTTGCCAACGATTGAATTTGTTGGTGGAGAATCACAGGAGCTCTTGTTTAATGTGTATTTCTACAAGAACAGAAAGCCATTCAGCATGATAGGGTGTACGAGTAACTTCTCGGTTGTGGACTTTACAAACAAGAAGGGTTCACCAATATTGAATAAGTCCATGGATGTTCTCGAAAATGGGGACGGGTCTGCGTTCAACATCCTGTCTGTCGATCTTACGCCCAAAGAGACATACGAATTATCCGGTAAGTACATTTACCAAATTACAATTAGAGATGTGAACGGTAATGTGGAAATTCCGAGGCAAGGTCTTATGTATATCACGAACAATATCAACAAGAGCTTTATCCAGAAATAGCCGGCCCATTAGGAGGCCGGATTTATTATGCCTATTTTTCGATAAGGAGGGTCATCTATGACTACACAATACTTTTTGAACGTTGTGGCGGGCAATGTATATGCTACCGATGTTGCTACTACCCTGCCCACACAGTATTACATTGGCCTGTCTACTACAGCGCCTACTATTACTGGCACCAACGTAAGCGAACCTTCTGGCGCTGGGTACTCCCGCGTTGAACTGACTAAACTCAGCAAGCCTTCCGGCGGTGTTGTAACAAATACGGAATCTATTGATTTTCATGAGAGTACAGCAAGTTGGGGCACCGTAACCCACTTCGTAATCTATGATGCGCTCACTGGCGGCAATCTGCTGCAGTATGGGCAGCTCTCCACCCCTCGTAGCATTGAGCCAGCTACTATCATGTCTATTCCGGCGAACTACCTCAACCTGAGCGTGCAGAACCCTGTCTAATTTGAGGGGTGGCGTATGGCAAAGGACTTTGATATTTTCCTGCATCGCCACCTGACAGAGTGCGATCTTCTCATTCAGTCTATTCCTTTTCGAGACGGAATCTCTGTAACTGACCGTATGATCCTCAATGCGACGCTTCAAGGATGCAAATTGTTACGGATTGCGTCTATGCGGTCAGATATGGAACTTGCAGCAAGGCTTGACCGAATGATTAAAACCTGCTATGAGAAGCTTGGCGCATCTGTTTCAATGGATGCCTCCGTTGAACTCAGAGCTACGGATATCTTATCTATGAACAATGAGCCACTGGAACTTTCTGTTGAAAATCTTGTGACACTGGCTACTGTGCTCAACCGGGCAGAGACCGGTATGATTATGTCCGTAGAACCGTTGGTGACCAAAATTGCAAAATCGCTTGGACACATGGATGCTTCAATCATGTTGGATGCCAACGTGACAGATACGCTCAAGAGGAGCCTCATTACCCTGCGTTCAGGAATAGCCATGGACGCAGGGTTAGATAAGGACTTGAAAACAGGGCTGATACTTGATGCTAATACTGGTATGTCCATGGACGCCACGCTGGATAATCTATGTAGCCGTATAGGGTTTGATGCTGTTGCTGGCATTGAGATGACGGCAATTATCCTTGGAACAAGATTATCCCATTCTCTTGGGCGTGCCATCAGCGGTATCACCATTGATTCCAAGGTGACTGGTACGAAAGCGAGAAAATTGGAGACTGCAAATGGCATTATTCAAATCATGGCTGATATGACTCCGATTCTTATCAAGCTGATTTGCCCAGAGACTGCAGCTCTGCCGTTAGATGCTGATATTTCAGGTTCTATGCTCAAGAGATACCGCCTGTTGGATGAGATGGACGACTTCTCATTAGAGGATTTTGATGATATGACACTCGATGAGGTGGACTATGTCATTTTGGAACAATAACACTGTATTTTCAAACTATGAATCAAGCGCGGTGACATACAGAGCCGTGCGTATTATATGAGGAGGTGGCTAAAATATATGTTTTATATCAAACTGGATAGTGGTATGAATCTCGTAGTTACATCACGAGAACCACTTTATCGAGGGGATCACCTTAGCCAAAAACTCACATTCCTGATTCCAACAAAAATTGGTGATCTGGATATGGCCTCCGCAACGCTATATTTGAGCTATATTAGAGCAGATGGTACGGCAGATATTGATCTGCTGAAACGCGGAGAGGAACTTTATAACGAAAGCTACTATCAGTTCACGATGCCTGTCACAAGCAAACTGACTCGCTATGCCGGTCCTGTAACAACATTCCTGACAATCTACTCTGGCGCGTATAACAGGCCACGTATCGCCAAGAGTGGTGAGTGCATTCTGCATATTCAGGCATCTACTAATATGGACGATGTGATAACTGACCAACACCTATCCCTTATTTACAGTATGCAGAGGCAGATGGAAGATAAGGTTGAGAAAGCTGAGGCTACGCTTACTGAACGTATTGACAGAACGGACGAAGCTGTTGCGGCTAAAGCTGACAACATTGTTTTCAATGAAGAAGACAGCACGATTCAACTGGTGTCTACCGTTGAAATCAAGGATGAAGAAGGTAATCCGACCGGTGAGTTTGAAAAAATTCCGCTGGGCGACCCGATTTTTGTTCGTGCAGATACTGCTCGCGGCATTATCAATATGGAGATCAACGAAGATGGTGAACTCGTCGTTACCTTCGATGATGAGACGACACAGAACCTTGGCCTTGTTGTTGGTAAGAACGGATCTGTCTATGTCCCGCATGTCGATGAGCACAAGGTTCTCACCTTTACCATTGATAGCGAACCGGGCGAAGTGCCTGAACCCGTTGATTTGAACCCAAATGATGAATGGAGTGACATGGGAGACGGCGGGATGGACGAACCCGGCGGCGAGTCCACTTATGTGTGGGAAGATATGTAACCAAGATATAGGCGCTTAGAGAGCGTTTCTATATAGAAAAACGTTGAGGAGGTTATTGTTATGGCAAATGTAATTTTCAAGCAGGGTACTCGTGCCCAGTATGATGCCATTACCGTCAAGGACAGCAATACCCTGTACTGGCTGAGCGACACTCATGAGCTCTTCAAGGGTGAAGTGCTCTATGCCAAGGGCACCGAGGCCACCACCCTGGCGTCCGGTCTGATGTCCGCCGCAGATAAGGCCAAGCTGGATGCGCTGTCCGCTGGCGGCGCTGCTGGCCTGACTGCGGTTGACGCAAGCGTTATCCTGTCTGCTGGTGAGGATGGCACCACCATTGGTGTGCAGCTCTCCAAAGAGGAAGGCAACGCCATCGAGCTGAAAACTGACGGTCTGTTTGTTCCTGCTACTGCTGGCGGTGTGGCTATTGAGTTCGCAATCGAGGAGCAGGAGACTCCGGCGGATGGCTTCGAGAAGACCTATAAGCTGAAGCGTACCGAGGGTGAAACTTCCACCTATGTGGGCGATGATATCAACATCCCCAAGAGCGCCGTTCTGAGCGGCGGCACCTTCGGTGTTGTCGAGACCGAAGGTGTTCCTTATGAGGGCGCAGAGGTGGGCGACCCCTATGTTGACCTGACTGTGGCCGATGCAGAAGGCACACACATCTACATCCCACTGAAGGGTCTGGTCGATACCGTTGCAGCCGGTGCCGGTATTGAGGTGACCAGCAACACCGTTTCTATCAAGCTGGATACGGCGAATGCGAATGGTCTTGCTGTTGGGGCGGATGGCCTGAGTATGGCTGTCGCTACCGCTACCACCGCTGGCGCTATGAGCGCTGAGGATAAGGCTGCACTCGATACCGTTATGGCAAGCGTTGTCTGGGGCGACCTGGGCGACGAGTCTGCGAAGTAATCAAAATAAAAAGCCCGCAGTGGGATTTCCACTGCGGGTAACACGAAAGGAGGCATAAGGATGGCTAAAGTAGCATTTAAGAAAGGGCTTCTGGCAAATCTTCCCGAGGCCATTTCTGAGGGCACTTTTTACATCACTACCGATGAGCACGCCATGTACCTGGATGTAGACGGTACTACCCGTGTGCGTATCGGTGATTTTCAGGAGTTTGCCACCCTGACAGCCCTACAGGCGAATACGAATCCCAGCACAACCGCTCTATACTATGTGACTGAGCTGAATTGCCTTGCCAAGTGGGACAGCACCAAGTATGTTCAGATTAACCTGGACACTGGTGCTACCAGTGTTGAAACCACTGGTGCGGGTAACGCCCTGGACGGTGTGACCTATGACCCTGCTACCCGCAAGCTGACCTTTACCAAGGCCAAGACCTTCGTCACAGCCGCCGATGTGGACGCTCAGATTGCGGCTAAGGTGGGTGAGCTGAAGATTGGTGACGAAACCTTCGCCACCGTTAAGGCATATGTGGACAAGAAGACCGACGGCATCGCCACTGATGCTGCGTTGGAGGACTTGACCAAGCGTGTGACTACTGCAGAGGGTAAGATGGACACGCTGATTGGTGACGATGCCGACAAGTCCGCCCGCACTATCGCCAATGAGGAACTGGCAAAGCAGCTCATCCCAGAGAACGCCAAGGAATCTTTGGATACTCTGGCTGAGATTGCCGCATGGATTCAGGCACATCCAGATGACGCCACCGCCATGAATAAGGCAATTACCGACCTGGCGGCCCTGGTGGGTACTCTGCCCGAAGATGCTACCGCAACTGACGTTGTAGCGTATATCAAGGAGTACGCCGATGAAGCGATGACCTGGGGAGCATTCTAATCTCGGATAAACAAACAGCGAATAGAGGGGTGGGCCTGCGGGTCTGCCCCTTTTATCAAACTCAGACTCAAGATGAGGAGGGTTAATCTATGCTTTTCAAAATTTTGCAGGGTGATAGCTCTCGCATCTCGACAGATATCACTCCGCTCCATCCAGGTTGGTGTTACTTTACACCAGACGATGGACGACTGTATATCGATTCCGCAGATGATGATGGAAGCAATCCGAAGCGTACCTGTATCAACCCAAACAGCAGCGGAGCCAGCGTTGCAGTTAGAGGAACGCTAACAAAGAATGGTTGGGTTAGCGGCCAACAGATTTTACTTGTGAACGGCTTGCGTGCCGAACATAATGGCGTAATTGGCGTTGCTCAGGAAATTACTGACTCTCAGATGGAGGCGGCCAAAGGTGCAGAATTGTATGTGTGCAACCAAGTAGATGGCGCTCTAACGGTTGCTGTTTTCGGAGATACTCCGCAGATCGATATTCCTGTGGTCACCATCCTGCTGGCCTAAACGGGGGTGGACATATATGAGTGGAACAACAAACTATGATCTCCATTTGACAGACGACAGCACGGAGAAGTTTCGAGAATGGCGCAGAGCCATGAATGGACCGGACAATTCCAACATGGTCAAGATTGACAACATTCTTGGCATGAAAGCGGACAGCAGCGTGTGTATTTCCTGCACGCTGCTTGCTTCTGCATGGGCAGGTCTCGATTCTCCATTCGTGCAAACATTGTATGTTGATGGACTCGGCCAGTCGCAGAACGGAACAATCAATGTGGCGCAAAATGCGACTTTTGAGCAACGAAAAATGGCACGCGAAGCAATGCTCTCTGTCACTGGTCAGGCGGATGGGGAACTTATCATCTCAGCGGACGGAGAAATGCCGGATATTGATATTCCCGTCCAAATTATTCTGATCGGATAATTACATAACGGCTGCGTCATTTGGCGATCAGCTGCACGAAGATACAAGGGAGGTTTTATATGCCTATTATCTCTAATTTTCCAGGCGGCTCCGGAAGCGGTGGCGGAGGTCTGGCTTTGGCTGCCGCGACCGGCATCAAGACCGTAACATCGCATGAGAAGGTCTATATTCAGTGGACAGATCCGGAGGACCTTGTGGTGGCTGGTTCCACCCTGGCGTCCTGGGGAGGTACTCTGTTGGTGCGGAAAGCCGGTTCTATGCCCGTGAGCCGTCGTGACGGCGTTATCGTACTGGACAGCAAAACGCGTGACGCATATAAAACGGCGTATTTCTGCGACAGTGGGCTGACTGATGGAACAACCTACTACTACAAACTCTTCCCGTATACCACGGCAAATTCCTACACAGACGTTGAGGATGGTGGCTTCTCCGCCACGCCCAATCCTGTTGCGCTTGGCAACGTAAGTGGTATTAGTGCATCAGCCGCAGGCAATGGGAAAATCAGTGTGAAATGGACTGATCCGGCATCCACTGTCGTAACAGACGGTATCACTGTTGCTACATGGGCGAATACGACCATTGTGGTGAAGACCGGATCATACGCAACTAGCCCGGATGACAGCGGAGCTGATGTTGCATTCCGTCAGGTGGTGAACACACGCAATCAGTACGCAAGCAACCCACTGACTATCACAGGATTGACGAATGGGATGACCTACTACATCTCGTTCTTCCCTGCGTCCACAGATGGCGCTGTGAATACCAACACAGCCAACCGCACGACCGGTGTTCCGAACCGTCTTGTGATTAGTACCGTACCGTCTCAAAGCGGATCACTGACCTATAATACAAACCCACAAAATCCAAGCTGGAGCGGATATGATTCTACGAAGATGGTGCTGTCAGGAGAAACTGTCGGTACGAATGCTAAAACATATACCGCCACTTTTACACCGAAGGATGACTACGTTTGGTCTGGAGACACCGAGCCAAAGGCAAAAAATGTAGCCTGGACAATCGGCAAGGCGACCGGAACGATGACAATTTCCCCACTCTCAATCACACTGAATAAGACCGCTACAAGTGCCACTTTTGTTATTTCTGGTAACTTTGACGGTTCTTATTCTGTTGTGTCACAGAACACGGGAATCGCAACTGTCGCACTGGCGAGTGGAAAAACCTACCGCGTCAGCAGTGTGAATAGTGCAACAGGCAATACCACTATCAAGGTTACCTGCTCTGGTGGAAGCAACTACACTATCCCAGCCGCCCAGTCGGTAAGTGTGACAGCTAAGTTTGTAACCATTTATGGCGCATCTTGGGATGGTTCCAGTACGACAAAGTGGTCTCGTACCGACGCCTCCGCGAGCTTCACCGATCCCGTTCCTGCCGTGAACAACGGCAGCGGCAGTTCTCCTTTTGATAATTTGCTGCCATGGTCCGGGATGACAAAGAGCAATCGTACTGGCGGTGTTGTTGTTGCTATTCCTAAGTTCTGGTACAAGTGGACAAAGAGCGGAAATACACTGAAGCTCCAAATCGCAGATGGAGAAACGGACGGCTTCAAGGTATCCCCCGCTCATGCAAACAGAGGAGACGGAAAGGGTGAGCGAGATGTAGTCTATGTCGGGCGATATCATTGCGCAAGCGGTTATAAGAGCACCACTGGCGTTGCCCAACAGGTGAGTATTACCCGGTCTGCCGCACGTACAGGTATTCATAATTTGGGTGCAACCATTTGGCAGTTCGACTATGCCATGCGTGTGACCATCCAAATGCTCTATCTGGTGGAGTTCGCAGACTGGAACTCTCAGGCGAAGATCGGATATGGCTGTTCCGCAAGTGGCTCCAAGGAGAACAACGGGAAAACGGACGCTATGAAGTACCACACTGGCACCACAGCAGCTAACCGTACTACATACGGCTATACGCAGTACCGCAATATTGAGGGATTGTGGGATAACGTGTACGACTGGATGGACGGATGCTACTACAACAGCAATGGTATGTACGTTATCAATACCCCGTCTGCGTTCAGTGATTCCTCTGGTGGGTCTCTAATCGGGAAGCCGTCAAACGGCTGGCCATCTGCTATTGCGGTGTCTACCGTAAGTGGCCTTGAGTGGGCGATCTATCCTACGGCTGCAAGTGGTTCTGAGAGCACATACGTCGCGGATTACTGGTACTATAACGCTTCCTACCCGTGCCTGTACTGTGGGGGTTACTACAACCAGTACCAGGGCCGCGGGTTGTTCTGCGTGAGCTACGTCAGTGCGTCGTACACGTACTCGTACATCGGCTGCCGCCTCCAAGAACTCCCCTAAGAGAGGGGTTTGGGGAGAACCGCAGTTCTCCCCATCCAGTAGCCAAGTAAACAATGTAAAAGGGGACGTGCGCAAGTACGTCCCCTAAATCGAATCATTCCTATTTTTAGTAAAGCAAACAAGAAGCGCATTTTATGTGCGCTACGGGATTGCCTACGCAGCAGTCGCTGGTTCATTTATTGTGCCGTCGCGGATAACTGGAACTATAACGCTTCCAACCCGTGCCTGCACTGTGGGGGTAACTACAACCAGAACCAGAACCACGGGTTGTTCTACGTGAACTACAACAGTGCGTCGAACACGAACTCGAACATCGGCTGCCGCATCCTTGTTTTTCGCTGGGCCTCACCAGAGGTTCCGGGCGAGTGCGTGGTTAGCATTATTTTTGGTAGATCGGGCTCCTCACCCTTTCTATAAGGGCTGTGGTGCGTATTTCGCACTACACCCTTGGCGCGGGCAATCGCGTGCCCCTTGGCAAAGATTAACCGATAGGACATGGGTTAGTACCCTCTGAGAAACCGGAGCGTGGGAAAGCTCATGAGGTTACAAGGAGGTACTGTAACAACCTATGAAACGTACAAAAAATCTATACGAGAAACTCATTTCACACGACAACCTGATGCTTGCCCTCGTGGAGGTAAACACGAGTCACAGGTGGCTGCCGAAACACAGGCCAAACAAAACGGTCGCATGGATTGAACAGGATATGGAGGCGCGTGTAGAGGATCTGCGCCATATCATCGAGCAGATCGTATATCATAAGCGCCAGCTCTCCAAGCCGAAGCAGAAGCAGCGGTATGATAAGAGCGCCGGAAAATGGCGTATCATCAACGAACCAAAGCTGTGGCCGGATCAATATATACACCATGCGCTTGTGCAGGTTCTCCAACCAACCATGATGCGTGGAATGGACAGGCATTGCTGTGGTAGTATCCGCAATCGTGGCATTCACTACGGAAAGAAGAAAATTGAGAAGTGGATGGACACGGATGTTAGAGGGACCAAATACTGCGAAGAACTCGACATCCATCATTTCTACGACAGCATTGATCCAGGGTTCATTTTGATACGGTTGCGCCACCTCATCAAAGATTGGCGCGTATTGAAGGTATGCGAGGAAGTCCTACGGTACGGCGTACTGATTGGCCTATACACCTCGCAGTGGTTCGCAAATACGCTTCTACAGCCACTCGACCAGCTCATCAGAGACAGCGGATTCTGCACCCACTATCTCAGATACATGGACAATTTCACAATCTTTGGAAGTAACAAAAGGAAACTGCACAGGCTGAGAAAGCTAATTGAAGAATGGCTTGCGGGAGTCAATCTCTCTTTGAAAGACAACTGGCAGGTGTTCCCCACAAGGAGCCGTATGCCATGCGCACTCGGCTACAGGTTCGGCAGAAGGTTCACATTGCTCAAGAAGCGCAATCTGTTCCGTCTAAAACGGAAGCTGAACGAGTATTACCGCCGCAAAAGGCAGCACAGAAAAATATCCGCCAGAATGGCGACTGGGCTGATTTCAAGATTGGGTCAGCTCAAACATTGCAACAATAAAAACATCTATGAAAAAATCTATCACGGCAAGGTTCAAAAGGAACTGAAACAAGTGATTCGAAATCATATGCGAGAGGAGAGATTAACGTGGAGTATGTATTTGGAGCAAATGGCTACAGCGGCGTAGAAACTCTCCGTACCAAAGGGAGCGAGCACACCGATTTTGAGGGGTTCGCGGAGGTGGTACAGGAATACGATGACAGCACCATCACAGACACCTTCCACGTCATCCAGAAGACAAAATTCGATGAGGATGCGGAAGGCAACTGCTATGATTGGTATGAAATCGACCATCACAACCGCATCGTTGATAAGACGAAGCGCATGAAAGCGAATATGGCTGTGCTGGTCGCATCCATTTTGGAGGGCTAAGATATGGACAAACAGTATATTTCACAGCTTTATCACGATGGCGGACTGACCAATATGGGTGTGCTCCAGGCTATTACTATGGGCTGGATCACCACAGAGGACGCCGTTGATATCCTCGGTTTAGATAATTCTCTCAGCGTTGTCCGGTCTGCAAAGCTGCTGGAAATCTCCAAAGCCTGCAATACGGTGATTGTATCCGGTGTTGACGTTCAGATCGGCGACCGTACAGATCACTTCAATCTGGCACTGGAAGACCAGAGCAATATCAACAACCTGTTCCGCGTGGTAGAGTTGGGCGGCACCGCATTCCCCTATCAGGCGGATGATGGAACCTGTACGGTCTACTCCGCTATGGAGATTGCACAAATCTACATTGCCGCACAAACCCTTATCACAACACAGACTTCATACCACAACGCGCTGAAAGCATACGTCCTGTCTCTTAAAGATGAGGATACTATCTCCGCTGTGGTATACGGAATGGATCTGCCGGAGCCCTATGCTTCTGAACTGACCGGTAAGCTGACCGTAGCACAGGAGCAGATGGCGGCAATCGTTGGGAGGTTGAGCGCAAATGCGGCTTCCGCAACTGATTGATCTTCTGATTGATATCTGCCGGCGGCAGGCGGATGTGATTCGAGCACAGGCATTTGCACTGAGTCAATATGATGCTGCTGTCTGCGAAGACGAAGCAGAGTGGGCCCGGCGCAAGCTGGACGAAATCTGTGATGATTGGGAGCCTGATGCGCCATGGTAGTCAATAAGAACGGAAAGTGGGTTCTGAGCGTACTCCTTTGGGTATGGACGGGGACGTTCTACTTCTTCACTGAGGTTATCTGGAAGACAGCAAACGGGAGACCGGAAACAATCAGTTGGACGATGCTTTTGCTTGCTATTTTCCTTGCCGTACCTCTGGAGCGATTCGGAGCAGAACTTCCATGGAATATGCCTCTGCTCTTACAATCTGTTATTTGTACCTGTGCTATCACAGCGGCGGAGTTCTGTGCGGGTTGTGTTCTGAACTTATGGCTTGGCCTTGGTGTCTGGGATTACTCTCACATGCCCGGGAACATTCTCGGTCAAATCTGCCCGCAATTTATCTGCGTGTGGTTTCTTCTGTCAACTTTTGCAATCGTTATGCTCGACTGGATGAGGTACAGTGTTGAGGGTGGAGAGCGACCACACTACAGATTTGTCTGAACATCATATAACGAGGGCTGTGTCTATTGAGACATTGCCCTCTATCTAAAAACCGAAGGGAGGGATTTCAGTGAGCAGGAAAACGAACCGCTGTTTGACGGCGCCACCTGAGAAAATCGCACAGATCAACCCGGAAAATATCAGACTGATGAATGATTTCATTATGTATCTGCGCTCCGTGGACAGGTCTGAACAGACTATCGTGGTTTACAAGAATGATTTGCTGATTTTCTTCTGCTGGGTCGTAGACAACGCAAACAACAAGTTCTTCACTGATATTTCCAAGCGCGACATCATGGCATTCCAAAATTATGCGCTGGGACAGGGGTGCTCTGCGAATCGTGTCCGGCACCTGAAGGCCGCGCTTTCTTCACTGTCAAACCTTATCACAAATATTCTGGACGATGAATATCCAGACTATCGGCCGGTTGTCCGGAAGATCGAGAACCCAGTCAATGAGCCTGTACGCAAAAAGACCGTTCTGACTAAAGAGCAAATTCAGGGCTGTCTTGACTATCTGGTCGAACATAAAAAGTATGAGCAGGCGTGTTTCCTTGCACTGGCGGCGTATTCGGGCCGGCGAAAATCTGAGCTGGGTCGATTCAAAGTCGTGTATTTCTCTGATGAAAATATCATCTACGGTTCTCTGTATAAGACGCCGGAGAAAATCAAAACCAAAGGACGCGGCAAGAGCGGAAAGATGCTGACATGCTATGTGCTCGCAAAACCCTTTAAGCCATACCTCGACCTGTGGATGGAAGAGCGCAAGCGGCGCGGCATTGACAGCGAATGGCTGTTTACGGACGTACACGACAAAACGCAGCCCATTACAGTATCCCGCATGAACAGCTTCGCCCGTACATTTTCCAGTATCATTGGTGAGGATGTATATCTGCACTCTCTTCGGCACTTTATGACGAGTGAACTGGCGAGAGCAAACATCCCGGATTCTGTGATCCAGTCTTTGATTGGATGGGACTCTGCGGATATGGTCGGTGTGTATAAGGACATTGACGCAGATGAAGAGTTCGGCAAATACTTCAAGGACGGCGAAATTGTCGCACAAAAACAGGCAGGTCTTGGAGACTTGTAATATGTTGCTTAGCCATAGGCGGGGTGGGCTGCGGCCCTCCCCTGCACCCCTCCCATAGGGGTTTGAAGGAGGCGGCGACAGATAAGGATAAAAGGACGGGAGTCGGCTGTGCTGGCTCCCTTTGTATATAAAACCATCGTTTTACCGAGGAGGTGGTTTCGTGAACGAAGTTACTATTTGGAAATTTCTGAAAGCGCAAGGGCTGACCGACGCTGGCGCAGCAGGGCTGATGGGGAATATCTATGCGGAAAGCGGCCTGAACCCAAAGAATCTCCAGAATACATATGAGAAGAAGTTGGGATATACAGATGAAACATACACCGTCGCCGTGGACAATGGGACGTATACCAACTTCGTCCGAGACAGCGCTGGCTACGGCCTGTGCCAGTGGACATATTGGACTCGGAAACAGGCTTTGTATGCCTTCTGCAAGGCCATAGGAGCGTCTATCGGCGACCTCAACGCCCAGCTCAGGTTCCTCATGAAAGAGCTCTCAGAGAGCTTTAAGGGCGTACTGGGGGTGCTTCTGACCACGGCATCCGTGCGAGAGGCATCCGATGCTGTGCTGCTCCAGTTTGAGCGTCCGGCAAAGATGAATGACCCCGCAGTCCAGCAGAAGCGGGCTGAGTACGGGCAGACCTATTACAACCAGTTCGCCATTGTGGCGGCTGAGAGAGGAGATGACGTGAAGATGAAGTATGCTTCCGCAAATCCACCCATGAAGTGTTTCATGCGGCAAAGTACCTGGTACAAGGGCGCCGGGAAAACCACCGTCAGAGGCGTACTGTGGCACTCCACTGGTGCAAATAATCCGAACTTGAAGAGGTATGTCCAGCCGGATGATAATGCGTCAGACAAAGCGCAGATGCTGGCGTTGCTCGGTACGAATAACAGCCGCAACGACTGGAACCACAGCGAGCGGCAGGCTGGCGTTCATGCCTGGGTCGGTAAGCTCGCCAACGGAGATGTGACCAGTGTTCAGGTGGGAGATTGGGACAAAAAGGCGTGGGGCTGCGGCTCCGGCAAGAAGGGCTCCTGCAACAACGGCTGGATTCAGTTCGAAATCTGTGAGGACAAGCTGAACGACCCCGCCTACTTTGAGAAGGTGTATCGGGAGGCGGTCGAACTGACGGCCTACCTGTGCAAACTCTACAACCTCGACCCACAGGGGACGGTTACATACAGCGGAGTCAAGGTTCCCGTTATCCTGTGCCACCAAGACAGCTACCGGCTTGGGCTCGGCTCGAATCATGGCGATGTTCTGCATTGGCTTCCGAAGTACGGAAAGAGTATGCAGACTGTTCGTGACGATGTCTCTGCACTTCTGGCGGGGGCAAATACCAATGTAGAGGAGGATGAAGATATGGACGTAGCACGTTTCAAGGAACTCTGGGGCGAGATGCGCAAGGAACTCCAGGACAATGATTGCGGGGCATGGAGCAAAGACGCCCGTGAATGGGCTGTATCTACTGGTCTGATTGCCGGTAACGGGACAACCATTAACGGCGAGCCAAATTGTATGTGGGCCGATGTACTCACCAGAGAGCAGCTTGTTACTGTTCTGTACCGTTTTGCACAAATGATGGGTAAGGTGTAATGCTATGACCATCAAGATTGAGCGTGGGCAAAAGAAACCCAAGCGGCGCAGAAATAAGCGTCCAGGCATTGGTTTCACTAACCGGCTGGCGCTCTATCTGATGCTGTTTCTGGCAGCAGGGCTTGCAGGAGGTTTCATCCTCGCCTGGAAAAGCATCGAGTATCAGTATATGGGCGCTCTGGCTTGCTTTACTGTAGTATTCACCCCAGTGGGTACTGCTATTGGTATTGTACTGAACAGCATCGTACATAAGAGCGAAACGGAGAACAAAGGTGCTGATGGCGAGGGAATCAAGTATGCTGCCGCGAAAGCAGCGGGATTTTCACAGGACGACGGGACTGAGGACAGCCCCGCAATTTGAGGAGGAATGACTATGAATATGGAGTGGGCAAAGTTAATTCTTTCTAATCTGACCGGAATTGCTGCTATCATCGCTCTGATGATCAGTATGGTAAAGTATGTGCAGCAAATTATTAAGGACAAAAATTGGCCAGAGGTTGTAAAGATGGTCGCTGGATATATGGAACAGGCAGAGGACATGTTCGACAATGGAGCAAGTAGGAAAGAATGGGTTATGGCTATGGTTAAGGCTTCACCTGAAGCAGTTAAGTACGGCATCAATATGAGTGATATTGCTAAACTCATTGATGACCTGTGTAAGATGAGCAAGACGGTTAATGCGCCTACGGAGAAGGCAGGTGAGTAAGCTATGAACCTTCAAGATATCATGACGAGCAGTGGAGCTCTGCTCGTTCTGATGACACTGATTCAAATCGCGCCGATCAAGGTAAATCCATGGTCTGCAATCGGCCACGGATGCAAAAAGGTTATGTCTGCAATCGGTTCTGCCCTGCATGGAGATATTATCGGAAAACTCGATAAACTCCAAGAGATGCAGACGGAGACACAAAAACGTCTTGACAACCATATTCACACCGACGATGAACGCAACGCTGATTTACATAGGGTGCAGATTCTGCGTTTTAATCGAGAGTTGCTTCAGAATTTGCCTCATACACATGAGGATTTCATTGAAGCCCTGCATGAGATTGACTTCTATGAGCGTTATTGCGAGACGCACAAGGAGTACGAAAATAACCGAGCCGTATTGGCTATTGAGAACATCAAGCGCGCCTATCGTGAGTGGCAGGAACATCACGAAGGACATGAGGCGTAACGCCGCACGCCCATACACCAGGGTATGGTATCAAAGTTTTAGGAGAGCGTCCATTTATGGGCTGCTCTCCTATTTTTTTGCGCAAAAGAAGAAAGCGGAGCTAAGTTGCCGCAGCCCCGCCATGACGTAGATATTCACTTATAACATAGCCACAATCGTTTATGACTCTCTTGTAAATGAACATCTGGTATGTATTCGTCTCAAATGATTGATTTGAGACGATTATGAAATAGGTAAGATTTCGCTGTATGTTGATTGTCCTGCTTTGGCGATACAATCAGACTACAACGCCTAAATCTTCCATGTAATTTCAACACGCTCCTCGTCCACTTTGATTGTATCAACCAGCGTGTCGATAACCACTAGCTTGTCGCTGATACTTATTTCATTCCATTGGCGCAAATAGTCTTTGACTGCACCAACATCTTTCCTGCCGTAAATGTCTGCTGACATTTCAGCAATTTCTCTTTTTAGGACTACCTTCTCAGCATCCAGCTCCTCTATCTTCCGATTGATGTATTCCATTGTTGCAGAATTTGCAGATATAATCCTCTCTACAAGAATTTTAATCTCGTTCTCAATCTGATCTACCCTCACCTTTTTCTTTGTGACTTCCAAGCTGTCCTCGCGCTTTTCGTGCATTTGAAGTTCATTAAACTCTGCCAGCTTCTTCTGCATTTCAAGGAATACAATATCTTCTATTTTCTCTGCAGGAACAGCACCGATACCATCGCACGTCATAGCGACGTATTTCCTTGCACACACGTAATACCTTGCTGTATCTGCATATTTCCGTTTATACTCTCTGAGCGACAGCGCATATCCACATTTCCTGCATTTTATCTTACCCGCCAGCCACGTATTTTTGGCCTTGACCGGCTTTGCGATTTGTCTGACATTGAGACACTTCTTTCTGCACTGGAGCCATAGCGTTGAATCAATACATCCCATGTGTGGTGCCAGAACCACGATGTGTCCATCCAGCGATATAGACTTTCGTTTATCGGTATCCTCACCAGTATAGAGATAAACACCATTCATCCCTATAAACTGCGATATATCATTCACGATAACAGCCCCTTGGTTCTGGAAAAACTCATAGATCATGTCATCCGCTTTCAGATAGATTGGATTCACAATCACATCCCGTATTCGTGTTCTGCTGAAAGCTTCTCCGTCCCGGTTTCGTACTCCATGGTCGTACAGATACCGCATTACATCTGAAAATGATGTCTGTGGGTCTGAGTATAGGGAATAAATAAGCTTCACCACTTCAATCTCTTCTGGTATCGGCTCATACATACTGGTTTTGATACCATCTATCACTGTATCTTTCAAGCGAAAACCGTATGGAACACGACCGCCCATATAGAACCCCTTGCGGCTTCTTGAGCGGTATGCGTCAATTACACGCTGCTGTATTGTTTCGCGCTCAAGCTGAGCAAAAATCATGACGATCATCAACATCGCTTTACCTATCGGTGTCGATGTATCAAACCGCTCCGTTACTGATATAAACTCGACACCATATTTTTGAAACTCGTTGATAAGCTCAGCAAAGTCCAGAACAGACCGGCTGATACGGTCGAGCCTATATACAATCACTCTGGTTGTGTCGCCAGCCTTAATGCGCTCCATCATACGCTGGAAGTCTGGCCTGTCTGTGTTCTTCCCACTGTACCCCTTATCCGAGAATGTCATGCACTCTGGAGAGGAAACCTCTTTTTTGCAGAGTTCAATTTGACTTTCAATAGAGATACTGTCCTCGCGGTCTACTGATTGTCTGGCGTAAATAAAATCCATGTTTTGTACTCCCTTTCTGTGCTAAAAAAAAGCAGAGCTCGCCCACGAAGGACGAAGCTCTGCTATTTTTTTACGATGGTTGGTATTTGCTAAAGATGGAGTAGAGACGGTCTTCAACTTCCCGTTTTTGTTCATCTCTATCCTCTTTATGTATATTGGGAGTATTGTTGACTACGGTAAAAATAGATCCGCAGTGATTGACCTGGTGCTCGTCTGTGATATACTTTGGAATATCAATCACCTCGCAAGAGAATCGCCAGAATAAAGGCGACGGCCGGAGGCATCCAGAGCGGCGCTAATACCAGCAACCAGCTCCATCTGATGATACCGAACAGTTTAAGAATGACGAATACGGCGGTCAATACCTTACAGTCAATTCGGAATATGAGCTTATTTGATTTTTTATCCATCACTTTGCTCCTGTACTGCCGATGCCTCCATTTCTGACGGCAACAGCATTGTCGTTGTATGTGATACCGTATGGGATGAAAATAGCCTGCATAAAGCCATCGCCAGCATCGATGCAGATATCTTTTCCTTCATTGGTATCGTTGGTGATCTTGGCAAAGATATGACCTTCATTATCAGAGCCGTAATAGTCTTCATCGATCACGCCGATGGTGTTGTTAAGCTGCATCCGGTACTTGAACCCAAGACCACTACGCGGAACACACGCCAGCCACCATCCAGGCTCAATCTTTACCCGGATGCCAGTCGGAATTTTGATAGTATCACCTGGGTGCAGAGTAAAAGAGAAGGGGGCTCTGAAGTCATACCCTGCAGACCCTGACGTTGCCCGTGTCGGAAGTTTGATCTGCTCGTATAAGTCATGAACATACGCTTTATAAAATTCCCACTCATTTGCAATCGGCATATCCTTCATGGATTCAAGGAACTGTTCGAAGCTGACTTTTTCAAATTTTCCTACTTGCATAGTTTCTCCTTAATTCCGTGTACGTTTCCAGTAGTTCTTCATCTTGTATGAAGGATCATTTGTGACGTCCATTTTGCAGATACTCGGCGGTACAAAGTTATTTGCATCCTCTACGCTTTGGAATTCTACTTCTGCGTACATAAACTCTGTATCAGTGCCTTTGTCTACATGTGAGCATTCCAATATAAGGCCATCGATGTCATATATACTAAAATCCTTTTTGACAAATGGGTGTTCGACCATATCAGCCAGTGCGTAGAAGTATTCTTTTGAAATAGGAATCTCGACTTCACGGCGAATAAGTTCACCGTTCGATTTGATAGCGATGTAATATGAGACGTCTATTCCTTCAACAACATTCCTTCGAATTCTTACCTCTGGATCAATAGACAGATATGCTTGATAGACTTCTTTCCTCTCCAACATTGGCAAGGAAGTTGGTAATCTATCAATTAAGAACTTGCGTTCAATTTCTGTGAATTGGTTTTCCAACAAATCACTCCTCATATCTAAATTCTGTGTGAGCTACAACAGAGTACAAGATGTCTGAGGAGATGTCTTTGTCATACAAAACAAAGTTGAACTTGTGTCCTCTTGCACTGTCTCCGGCGGATAAAAACCTGATGCTGCTTCCATTTTTGAAAGTTACATATCTGTCTTGTACTTTGGAAATGGCATCCTTTTCTTCTTCGTCTAAACATATCTCATTTACAAAGTCCATATAAACGCACTTTGCATCATGGATAAGTTTTGTAAAGACACCGACTCTGAATCCTGGTAGCTGCACACATTTTCTGATGGCTTTCAGTTCTTCAAGGTAGTCAAGCTGTACCATATCACTTGCGCCTAAAGATGTTGCTAATTACAGCAGCGCACACACCAATAACCGTAACAGCCAGCGTTGTAACAGCCATTACTACGCAAGGACCATCGACAAGCTCTACCTCACCTGTGAGAAGCTCTCCATCTTCACATTCACCACACGGAACTCCCTCTGTAGTTTCAGTGATTACCTTTCGATCCATCTTACCAGTTACTTCATTGTAGAAATACTGGATTTCAGTCTTCGTTTTCATATTGGCCTCCTATTCTGCACACTTGATATAAAGCCCGCAATGACAGGCGCCCTCTGTCATTTCTCGGAATTCTTTACACATACATTTTGTATCTGCATTTTTTACCAGAGCACATGGGCAGTATCCATTGTTGGCTTTTAGCTGCTGTCTGATTTCATACACAAATTCTGTGTCAGGGTTCGTTGTGATTCTCATTATGAAATCCTCTCTGCATATTGATTATCACTTGCGAGGGTAACGCCAAGAACATCATCAAACCGGCTTGTACTATTCGGTACGAATCGTCCAAACTTTACAATAATGTTCTTATAAGCAGATAGTGTCTTGAGCTGCTCCTTTATCTCCTCTGGGTAATAGCCTGTATAGATTACAACATCGTCGTTGCACCTAAAGACAAGCCGTAAATCATGAATAACTTCTTCCATCTCATTAAACTGCTCGAACGGTTCCAGACCACCAAAAATAACTGCCTCGGTAACTTTATTGGCGAGGTATCGTTCACACAGTTCACAACTGTCAATAGTGACGGGGGCGCGTGAGCGCCACCCGTCATTCTGACAGACAGATGTAGGTATTCCTGCTTCTATGCAGCATTTGCCGCCGCAGGATATTGCGCCGATGAACATTGACGGTTTCTTGTAATCATCGAACCGTTCATCAACAACAGTGAGGACTCGCATCAGAGTTGAACCCTGTCTGAAAACTCGGCTTTTTTGCCGCGATTGAAGTTATCCACACAGCGCAGATACCCAGTGATGCGCTGATACTTCTTGAGCCGTTGCTTGCAGTACGGACACTTATCCACTTTTTCTGGTATATATCCATGTTCGTCGCAGTAACGAGAGATCGGGGATAGGCTCATATACGGAACCCGATAGTTCTCACACATTGCTTTGACGATGGCTTTTGCCTGCTCGCCAGTAATAGCGCCTTCTTCCCACACATGAATGACAGTTCCGCCTGTAAACTGCGTCTGAAGATCTTCCTGGTGCTTGAAGGTGCTATCGATACCATCAATCATGCTGACAGGAATGTGACAGCTATTCGTGTAATAGCAATCAAGTCCGCTGCCCTGAGTAATGATGTCAGGGTAGATTTTCCTGTCGGCCAACGCAAACCGGTAGCATGTCGATTCGGCCGGCGTTGCCTCGTAGTTATACAGGTGGCCGGTCTCCTCCTGATAAACCAGGAGCCGTGCCCTGATGTGGTTGCCAACATCAACACAGAACTGCTTGGCTTCAGGGTCAATAATGTTCTTCCCCATGAAATTTTCACACATTTCATTCATGCCGATGACGCCGATTGTTGAGAAGTGGTTGTTGATCGTACCAACATACTCCATATATGCCGGCAGCATGTGCGCGTCGATAACCTCTTTCTGGAGCCAGTCCCGCTTGATTTCCAGACTATCTCTGGCGATGTCGAGATACTTATCCAAAGCGGCGTAAAAGCTTGCCTGATCGCCTTTGTTCTCATATCCAAGGCGAGGAAGATTCAGTGTAACAACGCCAATAGAGCCTGTTGAGTCTCCTGCTCCAAACAGGCCGCCATTTCTATGGCGAAGCTCAGACAGATCGAGGCGCAGGCGGCAGCACATAGACCTCACGTCTGAGATATCCAAATCGCTGTTGATAAAGTTGGCAAAATACGGAGTCCCGTACTTCCCCGCCATCTCCCACAGCATTTCATTGTTAGGATTATCCCAATCAAAACGTTCGTGGATATTATAAGTCGGAATAGGATATGCAAACAGCTTCCCGTCTGCATCACCATTGAGCATAATCTCAAAGAATACTCTGTTGAGCATGTCCATTTCCTGCTGGCAGGAACCATAAGTGAAGCTTTGGAGTTTGCCGCCAACGATGACATATTCGTCCAACATATCTTTTGGTGGTGTCAGGTCAAAGGTAATGTTGGAAAAAGCAGGTTCTGCTCCAGCCCGACTGTTCGAGTTAATGCTGAAAATAAAGTTCTGCATTGACTGCTTTACTTCGTCATACCCGATTTTGTCGCTTTTGATGAACGGAGCGAGCAACGTGTCAAATCCGTTCAAAGCAACAGCTCCCATGATTTCGTTCTGGAAAATCGTAATCAGGTTTGCAATCTGATTAAGAACAGAGTCAAAGTGCTTTGCCGGAGCAGATGTTGGCACACTTGGTACATTACGAACGCCTTTGAGCAGGATTTCCCTCAGAGAGTATCCAACGCAATAAAGTGTCAGTCCCCCAAGATCATGGATGTGGATATGTCCATCAACATATGCTTGCGAGATGTATTCAGGGTAGACTTCGCGGAGCCAGTAGTCCTTGCTGACCTCTGCCGTAATGTACTTGTTCATTGCTCCAAAGCTGTATGGAGCATTTGAATTTTCCTTTACTCGCCAATCCTTTTTGTCCAGATAAGATTCAACAATATTTTTACTGCTTTTCATCTGATACCTCCCCGTATGTATTTGCCCAGTTAATTGCTGCGTTGTATTGAATCAACTCATCGCCCACACGCAATACTGGGACTTTTGTAATACCAAGAGAAAACATCTCATCGACGGAATTGTTCTCCACGTATGGAATGTTCTTCTCATCCAGCAAGTCTTTTAGCGCCCGGCAATTCGGGCAGCCTGTGGTATACATTACGACCACTGTATCACCTACCCTTCGTTTGCAATTCGCCAGATCTCGTCATATGCTTCAACCCAGCTATTGACTCTTACGGCACCAACCATGCTTTCATCCAGATCCAAATTGTGCATGGCGCTCATAAGGATCTTCCTGTATGAACCGCCGTAAAGATTATGAATACCGTCATCAACAAGCACATCTCCAGCAATCAAATGCTTTCTACATGTGATGATGACGTCATCCCAAGTTAAGAATGGGAAGTATCGGAAAAGAACCTTCTCCATCTTAGCTTTGATGGTATGATAGGTAGAGGCGGTCACGATCAGAACGTCGTGACCATCCTCTTTCAGTTTCAAGAGAGTCTCTGCTGCTCCATCGATTGGTTCGACCCAATCCCAGAAATCGTCTTCCAATAGAGGCCCATATACCTGATCTTTGGTAAGTGTTGGATATGCTTTAGATACATCCCATTGATTGACTGCTTCGTATGGAACGTTGAGTCCATATTTGTGGTTTAGATACTTTGACCACGCAAATGACAATTTCTCAATGCAGTCATCCATATCAACCAATACAGTTAATTTCCGCATTGGTTACTCCTTGCTGACGCTCATAATGTCGTCAAAAGTAATCTGATCTGGGTCAACTCCGTGAGAACTGAGGTAGTGTGGCATATCGTCAAACTGGGTCTGACCAAGTTCCTCATGGTGCATGATAGCGAGGATATTCCACGCCGCAGCAGCCAGATGGTCTTCGTCGTCCATACCCATGATGAACTTATCGAGGTGTCGCTTCGTCGAGTCTATGTAGCGGGAGAAAGGCATACCTTTTTCCCAATTACGATCCGCATATTTGCGGCTTCCAGCCTCATACCACATGGCAAGACGGCGGATGCCGAACGGAGTAATGAGGTCGTAGCGACCCTTTCCGGTTGATGGTTCACGCATTGCGAGACCTTCGCCGTAAACCATGCGTTCTCCACCGTCGTTGATCTTTTCATCCGCATAACTCATATCGAATTACTCCTTCCTCGGCATCAAGCCGCAGGTGTATCGTTCCTTACAGAAGCCCATATACTTGCACTTCGGCACAAAATAATGTCCAACAACGTACTTCCACTCTTCGGAATAGTTGGACAGAGCATCACACAGATCGTTGAACAGTTTCCGGTATTCATGATACGCCCTCTTACACATCCTCTGATGGGACATATCAATGAGGTTTCGCATGTTATGCTTACACACGATTTTGGTCGTCATACCAAGCGGAAGAGCAAGTGCTGAATCCTCTCGTGGTATCCCAAGTTCGTCAAGGTCTTTCAGACCATCTTCGATAGATGCCATGATATTTGCATAGATATCGCCAGCAGTGGTATTCTCCCGAATGCTGAGCGGAGTTACAAAATCAAAGCCATGCTCATAGTCGATGTACCGTGTACTTGCCTGAAGGCGAGTTGGGGAACCGCCAATATGCGTATACCACTCACGAATAACGCGGGCAGAATACCCATCCAGAATCATATAGACATCCGGAAATTCGAATGTTCTCCCGTGCTCACTTTCAAGACAATCAATCCCGCGCTTGTAGTTTTTCTTGTCGTCACTGGTGTCTGCTCCCCAGCAGCATCCAGCTTCCTTTCCAATCATTGTGATTGGGGTTTTGCTTGTAAATTCATCCTGAATAATGACTTTGCTCATATGTATCCTCAACTTTCATATGGGGTTTCTAAGCTGTAATCCCATATTGAGAACTGACCTTTGTATGCGTTGCGGAAATGATTGTGTTCACCATCTCCAGAGAACCAAAGGTAATCGGGTGGCAATACTCTGCCAACGTTAACCTCGCCATTTTTCTCGTTGTTCCAACGGGTCAAAACGTCTTTTGCAAGCTGATACAGCGCATCATCAACCGGCCTGTCATTGTAATAGGCGAATTGATTCTTCGCTGTTACAACCTCATAAATCGTTCCGCCGTATTCATCAACTCGATTCAGAACAGTCCACACGACACATGCTTTCTCTGTGTCGCTCGGAACCCCTCCGCATTCCTGATACATGAGTTTTGCGAGCATAACAATATCACTCTCATTGTAATACATCACATAAGGCGGTTTGGTCTGTTCCTTCTTAATCTCCGACTTGTTCGTGTGGGCAGAGATTATAGTTCTCTCTTCGAGTGTGCGCACCGTATTGGACGTCAAATGTACGGGGTCTACCATCTGCACATTTGGCTCCGGCTCCGGTATCGTGGTTAACCCACACGCCAAAAGCATAATTGCGGTGACAACAAAATATACGATTAAAGAACGCTTCACTTATTTATACCTCCGTTATCTGGGCGGTAAAAAGGACGGCGCTTTAGCACCGCCCTCTTATACCGAATCCTCCCCGTATACGCGAACAAACGCCTGGTTTCCAAAGGCGATGCTGCATTCTCTATCAAGCCATTTCTGTTCGAACTGGCTGTATATGGGGATTACCCTGCTTAGCTTCACTTTAACTGGCTCCATTGCCTGCGCCGCTTCATATATGAGATTGATAAACTGCCTCTCAATGATAATTCGCGGAGCTTCAATGGTTTGCCTTCGTGTGCCTCGTGTCGTAATGATATCGATGGCACAAGTGAATATCTCAAATTGATCCTGCATCGTCATGACCACTACCGCCTTTCAGAATATCAATGAAGCTGCCTTCATCAATATCCGTTGGCTCATCTATAGTAGCTGTTTTCTTAGCAGGTGGTTTCTTTTTCTTCGGTGCTGCATCCAGATTGAACGCCGCTTGATATACCGGATTCATAAACGGGTCAGCCCTTACTTGCCAGCCACTCGGAGTAGTGAATGGACTTACCGGGAACCATTCATCTGCGCCTGTGTCCGATGTACTTGAAAAATCAATACCGAGTTGTGGTTGAACGCCTCTGTTAGGAATCAGACACACCTTACCGGGCTCCATACCAGGAGAAACCGAGATGGGTATACCCATATATCTCGCGGCATACCCTCTGCCACTCTCTACATCATCGTTGCTGACATAGATCATTCTGGTCTGTTCCCAGAGCTGTTGAAGCGTTTCCTGACTGCAGAGAATCTGCCCTGGCTCTCCACCCGTTCGTGACTGCATTTCCTCAATTATACGGCTAAGTTCTTCCGAAACATTCATAACAGACCTCCATCCTCTACCGGCGAGATCTTGCACCTGGGAACTATGTAATCATTTATCAGCTTGTCGAAACAGTCGCAGCACAGATCAAGATCAATATAGCTGCCGTCGAACCCGCTTCCATAACCGACATAGCGGTGAAGACTGAAATCCTCCTGTGTATCAAACTCATCGAAATCTTTACCGCACATATTACAAACTCGCTTTAACATCTGCTTTCACCCCTTTCATAGCGCTATGCCGCAATCGTACTCCGCCACTCTTTCATGCTATGGCATATTTCTTCCCTCGCATATTCAGGGATATTTGCCGCCGCAATCAGACCAGCGAGGTCAGGACACACGGCGTTTCCGCACTTTTCCATTTGCTCAGACGATGTCATCTTCTTACCGTCCGCATCCACATCGAACACGTAATCCGGCGCAAAACCCATTGCCCTGTACGCTTCCTTCGCCTTCAGCATCCGCAGACCAATATCCACAATGTAATACCAGTCTCCGTTAATGTACTTGAGCAGGACTTCATCATCCTTCATGCTGTAACCAGCCCATCTGTTTAGCATTTCTCTGACTTTTGTCCAGTTACCCATATTGACACCGTCGGAATACCTTACTGCCTTTGTCTTGATGACGGCAAACTCACCGGCAGTAGTCGTAATTGTTTGAAGCGGATCTGACGGATGCTGACCGATATTGTCCCCTTTGAACTTACAGATATGAGCAAGCACAAGCCCCTCGCGGTCATGCGCCGTAACAGTATGCAGCGGCTCTTCAATATCCTGACCGTGTTCGTCATTCCCGTAATATTTCGTCAGAATAGGGGCAACAACGCCATAGCGATTGGATGCGTCCAGCGTCATGATTGGTTCGTCCACCGCCTGACCGCGTACATTCTCAGACTGCTCTGTGTGGTACTGAGCAAGATACGGCGCAATAGCCTGTGGAGCCGTGACGACATAAGGATCATCTGCTTTCAAAACGAACTTATCCAAACCTCTGGCGATCCTTCTCATAGTATTATCTCTGAGCGGACGAACAGCGCGGATAGAATACTTCGCCTTGATGGCTTCTTTTGTATCAAAGATACTTGGCGCCGGCAGAGAAAAATCGAGAACCTCAGCCGCAGGAGCCCACGGTAGAAGTTCTCCATTCAAAACCGCTTCTGAATTTCGTCTGGCGTGAGTCTGCTTTGGCCACACAATCGGTTTGCCATCACACCGGAATACACCAAAGAATCGTGTCCTCGTTGTATGTACGCCATAGTCAGCAGCACACAATTCCTTCCAGTCCATCTCATACCCAAGACCGGCGATGAGCTTCGTTGCATCCTCGCCTGACGGATCGATGTGAAGGAACTCACAACACTCCAAGAGTGCCGGATGGTCTGGCTCAATACCAGTGGTCAGTATCTTCACGAATCCGTCAAAAGTTTCGCCAGAACGCTGTGGATCAGGATACTTCTTTCCATCGCGTTCGATAAGCGGTCCCCATGTTCTGATCTCTGGTACGTTCTCCATAGCCATAACACGCGGCCTGACGCTGAGAGCCCATTTGACCATAACCCAAGACAGACCTCGGATTTCCTTCTTAACCGGAGTCGATCCACGAGCCCGTGAGAAATGGGTACAGTCTGGAGAGAACCACGCAAAGCCCATCGGGTATCCACCACAAAACTTTTTCGGGTCTACCGCGAACACATCTTCCTTATAGTGTTCGGTGAACGGATGATTGGTCTGGTGCATCCTGATGGCGGCAAGGTCATGATTGACCGCGCCAACAACCGGAATGTTTGTATATCTCACGATGCCGTCCGTACTGCCGCCGCCGCCACAGAAAAATACACCTGCTACCTCATTTGTCTCAATTTTTGCTTTGTATATGGTTTCCACCTCTTTCTAAAATGCAAATTGGACTCATAACCAGCAGAGCAACCAGTGCCAAGTTGCACGCAAAGTTCGCTTCCAATGTTCCCCTGTCCATTCAAATCCATTTACATACACATTCCCGTTGTGCTGTGAAATACAGATGCAATCAGATGGTTTTGGGGGTTCAACGGCCATTCCATCAATAAAGATTTTATCGTTGTGTGTTATTACTCGCATAGATATTCTCGCCTAAAATCGTCGAGAGAAAGTGCCGTTTTTGCTCTGTCGATAAGGTGCTGATCGATCAATCCATATTCCAGAGCATCGCTGTATGGGAACACAATATCCGGAGTTTTGTTGTAGTCATTTTTGTCGCAAAGACTTGAAACGTATTGCCCAAATGCCTTTGCCACATAAGTGCGTCCGACACAACGAGCGGAACGAACTTCTTTTCCCTCACAAAATGCTTTAAGCATTTGTTTTTGATACGGGAAAAGACTCACTCTTAATTTTTCTTCCACAAATCGCAAACAATCCTTGTAGTTATATTCCATATCAAACCTCCAGTGTGAATAAAAGGCCAATTTTATACTTCTCTTGATAGCATCAGCTCTATATCATGGAGTGTCTTATCTGAAAATGTATTCCATTTATTAAATGCAACATTTTCATTCTCAAGATTGATATACTGTTCCCATGCTTCCGGGTATCTGTCTCGTATATCTCTGTGTTCCGCCAACTTAGCGTTCGGGCAGAACCAACACCCGCCTCTTCGGGACAATTCATACGTTGGACTTAACAACCCGTAATCTTTACATAATTGCATAGCGTCAGCTTCTGTAAGTCCATACTTCTCCAACAAAGAAATATTTCTTGACTTATGGAGGCTGACAAGACGTTTTGGCTCATCGATTGCAATTCCAACATACTGGACGCACTCTTCCCCAATAGCTTTGTAGTACGATTTTATTGCCCTTAGTTTACATTCCCGTTTTATAGAGCAAAGCCCATTTACAGGGAATCCATATTTCAATCCTTTGTGTTCGAGATGTTTTGTGGGTCTTTCAATCACTCTATTAAACACAGATAAAAAATCTCGATCAGAATGAACAATATCGACCCTATATCCCCATGATTCAAACAGAGGGATTGCTTTATTTTTGATGAAATCAATATGTTGTGGATTTTCTCCACTGATTCCATTTGATATATCAAACATTACCTCTGCAAACAGGATGCTATCAACTGGTTCATTATGTATGTGTGCCAAGATAATGCTTGCTGTGCTGTCTTTTCCACCAGACCAACCGACTGAATAGTGCATGAAGGTATGTGTTTAACAACATACCCGACACCTCTTGACTACCGTTAGATTGATTTACAATCCGCAAAGGCTTCAGTGTAATTTGCTCGCCGCTCGCCATCGCAAAACAGTTAGGTTGCTAAAAGCTCCCTTCTTTGCACTTTTGCTGTCTGGAGCATACGTCTCCAAAAGCTAATTTCGCTCTTATCAGTCCGGTAGATAGCATTGTCAAGCATTGCCATACATTCCGCAATGCTTTGATCGATATCGCTGAGTGTTGGTTCACACTCAGCACAGCAAGAATCTCCCATGAATGCGAAGTATTCAACTTGGGAGTCTTGCATGGTCATTATTACCACTCCTCACTTGAATTTCTGTTGTTCCCCACTTGCTTGTCACCAGGGAGAGAGTAATACGATTCACATCTTCTCGTTCACTATCATCCGCTTTCTCCATGATAATCCGTTCGCGGACAACACTCTCTACAAGCGTTGCAATACTGCGGCCAAATTCAGCGCCAAGGATTTCCATGAATAGTTCTAACCTCTCGTAGTCTGATTTTGTCTCCAGAGTCATCATGGTCGTCATGCGCTTCTCGAAACTCTTGTAGTAAGTATTCTTGAAACGACGGTATGTATAGAAATCGATCTCTACGCTTTCGAGGCTTGTCCATCGTCCTGAACCGCCTTTGCGATAGCGAATATCGAGTACGGGAAACAGGTTCGACTTTTTGCATAGAAACCCTCCGTGATGCGTTGTTCTGATCCTATATTGAATGCTGTACCACATATGCCCTCCTATCTAAAACAAAAGATGCTCATAATCGAGCATCCTGAAGTAGATCTTATCGCGCTCCCACCGCTTACAGATAACGATGTCGCCCTCTTTAATGGGGTCTTGGTCGAACCTGCGCTTGAACACTGTCATACGGCTTTCTATACCGCTCCCAATGGACTGCGTTAGAACACTGTAGCCGAAAATCTCGTTGTCCCTTTTGCGGCGAACAGGATAAACGCCGGTGATAAACAGCTTATTGCGGTCAGCTTCATTCCCAGACGTATAACCAGCATACCCCATGATATCATTGAAGTTTTTCGCTTTCATAAAGACCGACAAGTCGTTCACATGAGAACCCTTGATGTAGAACTCAATATCGTGCAGGATTTCTTCCATATCAACGATAGTATAGCTCTTTGCGTCATCGCCGCTTTTAGTTTTCCCATTCGAACTTTTACTGACAATTTTTTTGAGCCATGTACCATCAATCACATCTTTGCGGATTTTCTTTGCGGAGCCCTTCTTGAACAACTCAAACATCTCAACGATCTTGAACAACTCGCGTTGGTTCCCAAAATCAACAAAATAGTCGATCTTGATTAGGATATCCATTTGTCTGGAGTCAAGCGATGTGTGTTCAGATATGTCTCTGAGCAGATCGATAAAAAACGTATACTGGTGAGTTTTGGATAGCTCGTATAGTTCATCGGCCGCAGCCTTACTCATATACTTGACGCTGCTGACTCCCTTTGAGATAATGTTTTCTTCTTTATCAAAGAAATAATCCGCTTTAGAAAACCCATACTTAGGCTGAACAATACGGATGCCACGCTGTCTTGCCAACGCTGTCCCGTTTTGAATGTCATCTTCGTTTGCCGCATTGTTGAGAAACGAAGTGATGAATTCGATTGGATTGTAGTACCTATAGTAGGCGCACAGGTAACCGAGCAGACAATATGCAACTGAATGATTATCGTTTATTCGAATGTTTCCATTCGGACAGACTATATCTTCGGCCTGAGCCGTTCTTGCGCTTCCAGCAGAGACTCATCTTCTGCCGTACTCCCTTTTGGGATAGTCGTTACACCCTCCAATATGCTTCCCACGCAAACCCACCAGCGGAGAAGATGCGAAGATTGATGCACTGCAAAATCAGTCTCGCACTGATTCCAGTGATTCGCTCCGCTTCTGCGGCAGATTCATAAACCTCAATGATATCCCCGTCTTCTGTCATCTGAATGACCGGTATACCCCTTGGCTTGCGCAGATTGTTGTATAGAGCGTGGATGTTGTTATAGCTATATGTCGTCCACTCCAAATTGCTCACGGCATTATTAGTCTTATCACCGTCGATGTGATTGACCATCGGATATCCGTGTGGATTCGGAATAAACGCGGTTGCAACCAGAATATGTATGAAGGCCACATACGAAGTGCCGTCGCGCCGCAGGTTGACGACCATATATCCATTGCCGTCCTTTCCTTTGGTGCGCGTCAGTTTCATGTCTCTCCCCCGATATCTCCGAGACCATCCATTTTTGTCGTAGATGATACGATCAACACTTCTAACGCACCCTGCGTCGCTGACTTCATAATAACCTTCATATCCTTGGATCGCTTTCCAGAGCATTACAGCACCCCTCTCAATGGCTTGGCACGGTATCGCCTGCTACCCGTTCGACGGGCCGTAGGTTCTCTTAGTCAGAGGCTTCGTCCCCATATATACGCACAGGTTTGTATGTCACCTAATATGGAATTGGCCTATATCTCCTTGTAAGGCTTCATAGACCGGTCTTATTCATCTGATACCGTTAGCGCGGCTTACGCCGCACACCCCTGAGTCATAGGGTTCACAAGAAATGAGCTAATCAATAACCCAAACATATAGGACGATGCGTCCTGGATAATTTGCAAAAATTGTTTTGCTTCCTGTTCAGCCGTTTCACGTGGCTTGGTTGACTTTTCACAGTATCCGTTCAGGATCACAGGCATCCATTCATCCAGCAGTTCCATCTTCTTTTTGGCGATGCCGCGCCGGACAGAGTCCGCCTGGCTCCCGCTTAGTCCACATATCCTTTGCAGGAATTGGATGATATCCTCCTGATACACCAGATACCCAAGGTTGTCTTTCAGCAGATCGTCAATCAACTCAGATGGATTACTGTGCGGCTTCCTTGCCAGCAATTCATTGCGATATGATGCGCCAGATGGTCGGATGCAGGCTGTTACCAGAGACATGTCAAAAATGCTGTGCGGAACAAACTTTTTCAAGCTGTCGAACGCGAACGCGCTTTCAAACTGGAACAAACCGGCTGGGCTTTTTATCATATCGGCCCATACGGCCTCATCGTTCCAGTTGATTTCACTTGTCTTTGGGTACGGGCGTCCCATGTAGCTGCAAGCATCCCGGATGACCTGTACGGTCTTTAAGACTAGGAAGTCATACTTGGCTAAACCGGCTTCATGTGCTTCGTCCATATCCAGCATCAGACAGTTTTCCCCATCTTTTTCAAATACACCATAGTTGTCAACGAGCGTGATGGGGCTGATGACCATTCCGGCGGGATGGACGGACTGCGAAACCTTTACGCCGAACATGCCCTTGACATAATAGAACAACTCAGGATACTTCTTTGTTGTTGCGACACTGACAACCTCGTCCAGATGTTTCTTATAGAGGTCATCCTCTGTCATGTCATATTTCTCCATGAGCTCCTGCACATCTGCGCCGAATTCCTTTTTAATCTGGCTAATTTTCTCCAGCGACCAAGGATTATCAACGAGTTCGCCATGTTCCTTGACCCATTGGAAGGACAGATGCCGTCCAACGTCATCTATGACGCCCTTTCCTTTGATTGTGCCGAAAGAAGCAACGCGAGCGGTCTTATCCGTTCCAAACCTGCCAGTGATATACTCAAAGATTGCTGGCCGGTCTGACTTGACCACGTCAATGTCGATATCTCCAATCTCTACGCGATCCACGTTCGCAAACCGAGAGAATGCTGTGCGCCATGTCTCTGGGTTCAGGTCGATGATGTCGGTGACATAAGCCACCCTCGAACCGCCGACAGAACCACGAGCTGTACCGATTGCCATATTGTGCTCCTTACACCAGCAAATCAGTTCTGACATGGAACCCATAAAGCCCATCATACCTATCTTGTGGAACACATCCATCTCTTCGTCGATGGCGCTTCTGAACACATCCGCCTGTTCTGGCGGGATGGTTCCGTTAGATACCTTTTCTGCGAACATCCGCTCAACACGTTCCGCAAACTTCCGCTCATCCTCTTCCTGAGAACCATACAGAATGGGATATTTGATGGATGTGTCGAGCTTGAAATCCTCAACCATACTGTCAAGCAGATTTGTGTTTGCGATTGCCTCCAGATACACATCCTCGCTCAGAGCCCCTTGTTTGGCAAACATCTCAACCAGTTCGTCATAAGTCTTGTGGGTGAGATCGAAGTTATCCTCGTCGCCATATGTCTTACGCTTGGCGCCAAGCAAAATCCTCCGACACTCAGCTTTATATGGAGATGAACTATGTGTATCTGTTCCTGCGATCAGCGGAGTCCCAATTTCTTTGGAGAGAGCCAGAAGCCTTTTGTTGAAGGCGACTTGATCCGGATGGTCGTGCGCCTGAACCTCAAGAAAATCGTACTTGCGGGCGAGTTCCATATACTTTGGATGGGTAGATGGCAGCCTGTTCAGAGGAGATGCAAGACATGCGCTTGTTGATATGATGTTTCCCGAAATACCAAGAAACTCGTCAAAGGTAATGCGGTTGGTGTAGTAGAAGTGGTATTGGTCGCATGATTTGCAGACCAGAGCATTCAACTCTTTTACACCTTCCCAGTTCCTGGCAAGCAGCACTGTGTGGTAGTTGTCGCGGATACGCTCCCCGTTTGGACTCACCAGATGCTCTGTAAGGTAGATTTCGACTCCGTGTATAAACTTGATGCCGTTCTTGTCACAGTAGAGCTTCTTGGAGACCCATCCAAGAGGTTTCCCATGTTCCGTACTCGCTATTGCTGTTTGGCCGTTTTTGACTGCGAGATCAACATATTCCTGGAACTTTGTGCAGCTATCCAGTAAACTGTAATCCGAGTGCATATGATACGGGATGTAGTTGTTCATCGCAACCGCCCCCTTTCTTGGTAAAGCGACCGGAACACGTCTTCCCCCTTGTCTGTTGGGCTATCCTTTGGGTCAAGCGCATTGTCTCTGTTTCTGATCCAATACACCTGTGTGTACTGCCTAAGCTTCATGATGTTTGTATCTTCTCGGATATCAATCTCTGCGTCCAGCGCAAATGTGACCTTGACGCAAAGTTGGATCAGAATCTTGAACTGATATGGGTTGAGGTGCGATGTTAAAATCGCCCCAGTATTTTTGATTCCCCAACCATCAGCCATTATGACTGATTTTGCGCCCTCGAACAGAATAATCTCTCCGCATTTGCGAATTTCCTCGCTGTTATCTGACAGACCATAAATGGTGTCTAAAATTCCAATAGGCTGGAAATAGGTATACTTTCTAAGATTCTTCTCTTTGAAATGAGGGTCGAGCGTCCTGCCGCAGACACTGAAAATATTACCGCTTGCGTCTTTGATGGGATAAACGAGACGGTCTGAGAACGGGTCGTATCGCACCTGAAATCTCTCCATGGATTCCATCGTGATACCTTCTCGCTCCCAGACCGCAAGTTTCTTTACATTCCACTCATAACGGTCCATATAGTCCTTGGGAAGTATGGAGGTCTTTGACGCCTTCTTTTTTTGCGGTTTGCTCTGGAACCGCTTTGCAATAGATGTCGCTAAGAGTCGCTGCGGGGCTGTCGATGTGCCGCTTTCGGAAATTCCAGCGTAATCCTTCAGTATCCGCAGACCTTCCAAAAAATCGCAGTTGTTGTATGCGCGGATAAAGTCCAGGACATTCCCGCCTTTACCAGATGAGAAGTCGTAGAACCTCTGCATCTCCTGATTGATGGAAAATGACGGCGTGTTTTCATCTTTCAATGGGCTGAGGCACCAATACTCTCCGTCTTCTTTCTCCTGCGGATCACAAAACTGAGATATGTATTCCAGAATATCTACGCTTTCGATGATTTCAGATACTTCCACGCCATCACCTCCATTCATCAATACGGCATTTGCACAACGTGTTGCCGCGCTTCCTCATAGGAAATAAGATTGCCGCAGAAAGCCATGTCTATGTACTCGTCTGGCGCCATTTGTGGGCCGTTACGATTCAGAACTACTCTGAGTTTCTTATTGCCGCACTCAGGGCCGTCAGTCTCAATTTCTTCCGGCAGCTTGTCCTGTATGACTGCAATCGTAGAAGCATTGCGCCCGATCTTCGCGCTATCCGCTACCTTACCGGTCGATGTCGCTTGAGCTGCACCGATACCAGCGATGTTCATATCACCGCAGATTTGGTTCTTGACCATATCGACGAATCTTCCGAGTTCTTGGTAGCTGTCAAACGCATCGCCTTCGCCTTTCCCTTTGAAGTAATCCACAATTAGAACGTCAATGCCCTGTGTGTGATTAACCTTCTTAACGGTTGTAAAGATGCTCTGTGCATCGAACATCGGCATATAGAGATGGGTGAAACTTTTTGACTTCATCCACTCTTTGCAGGTAGCAATACGTGCTGCCTCCTCCGGCGAGTAGTTGCCGCTGCGAACCCTGTTGAACTCGATCTTTGCTAAGTGTGCCATCAGCCGGCAAGTAAAGAGCCGTGAGTTCAGCTCACTGTCAATATACATCACTCGCTTACCGCGTCTGAGCAAATCTACTGCACAGTTTAGGAGCATCATGCTCTTGCCCTGCTTGGCCTCTGCAGCGAAGATAACCAGCTCGCCAGGTTCAATCGTGACGTACTGGTTCAGGGTGGGGAACTTGAACGGAATACCAGACACACCGCTTCTCTGCCGCTGACATATCTGCTCCCATAGTTCGTCAACGACATCTTTATATTGCGGAACCTCTTTTGTCGTTGAAAACTGTATCATCACATCATCAAGCGTTGCATATATTTTCTGTTCGATTTCTGTTTCTGACTGGTTCTGACAGATACTCTGACATTCGCATAGCTTCTGATAGGTTGCACGCCGGAACGCAGAACTGAGCACGGCATCTGCAACGAGTTTGTATCCCTCTGGTGTGTTTCTCGCAATCGAGGAGGCATTGCCTATGAACTCCTCAACGCCGCGCTCTGTCAGGACTCTATCTGCCTTACCTTTCATCTTTTGATCCGAACGCAGGATACTCATAATGTTGTAGGCATCGATAGTCTTGACGTTTCGCTCCGCCAGCTTCTTAATCGCGTAGAAGATGTAGGAGTTCTGTTGGTTTGTGAAGTGCTGCGCCGTAAGCTGTTCTACAAGATAGATGTAGTCTGGATTGAAAACCAGAGATGCCACTACGCCGGCCTCACTGCTGATATCGCAAATCTCATTGATGTCCAATGCAATCACCTCCTGTTCATCTGGAAGTAACAGCAATCATCACTCAGGTCGCAAATGTATCTACACTTCCAGTAGTCTATCTTTGGCGACCAGTCTTCATTTCTCGTGATCGTATCAATGGATTTGAGTGCCCATTCTTTTGTCTTTTCAAATTCTTGCTCCCGGAAAGGCTCGGAGATCAACTGCCCCGTTCGGAAACAGTTGAACTCCAGCCTGACTGGGTATGTATGATAAAGCTGTTCCATCGGAACGCTATACAGGTAGAGCTGCCTCAGATAGGAGTCAAGCTCTTGGTCAGAAACTGTTGGCTTACCTCTGCCTGATCGCGGCTTCAACGCTCTTGACTTGTTGTCAATGATAACAAGTTCCCCATCGTCCATAGCCGCGCAGTCAATGATACCTGTAAATGGTTTGTCCCCAATGAAGAAATTAACCTTTTGCTCAATCCCGACTGGAGACAGATATGGGAAATCAATGTGGCTCAGGTACTCATACCCTTGCTCAAAATAACTCTTGAAGATTTTTCCGTTTGGCGCCTTCCCTCTGACGTTTTTCCTGAACCCAGCCAGATATGTGGCCGCCAATTCGTCTTTCTCCAAAAAACCACGCAAATATTGTTCAATCAGCTTGTGCATGAAACTCCCATAGTCCGAGAAGAACATGGGTTTCTTACTTGCTCTTTTGATATAGTTCAGCAGAAACCCATAAGGACACATCTCAAACTGACCGATCCGAGAGTAAGACCATGTGAAATCCGAAATGATATTCGAGTAATTCACTTAGTCTCACCGACCTGATCAGAAGGGGAGATCGCTGTCGTCCGCTTCGCCACCGTCAACATCGAATGCAGATTTCTTCCTGCCGCTGGCCTTGTTGCCGCTATCGCCGGATTTACTGCCGTCAGCCATCTCAAAGTCGAACACCTTATAGTTGACGTACTCCTTCTGCTTCTCCTTGTCGTATGTAGTACCGACATCGCATTCCAGAATCTTGATGCGATCCTTCGGCTGCAGGCTCTGCGCCATATCGTGTGCCTTCCCGATGAAGGTACAGAATCCAGAGAAATCCTGCTCGTACTCCCCGCTTGACTGATTCTTCCGGCTGGACGATAGACGAACCCTCGTTGTCTTGCCGGACTTGCTTGGCTCTGTGCTCCACACGGAGCAGAAACCACCTTGCCGAAATCCCATACTAAATCACTCCTTCTTTGTATTAGAAAACTCAGCCTTCAGCGCCTCCAGAAGTTCAGACGCTTGGGCTGAGGTTTCGATAGCGTAATAGTTCGCGCTCGGCTTCCCGTTTTCACGAACATATTTTTTTGTGAGAGCGATAACCTTCTGCTTTTCGTCAGGGTTCTCTCTCAGATATGTAGTCACCAAAGCGTGGATTTGCTCCACAATTTTTCCGGCGATTGTGCGGTCTTCCTCGCCTTCGGCGAACCGCTGTTTGCTGCGCCAGTCATCCGGATCTTCGCCATCCAGCGTAGCAATCTGGAAAAACTGGATCAGGAATTGGCGCAGACCGTATGTCAGTCCGCTGCCGAACGCCTGCGCTGGGTCTTGTTGGCTGCCAACAACAAACCAAGGGATTTGAAGCGTCTCATCAGGGTTATCATCGTTGACCCAGGTATATATGACGCGGGCCTGTGCGATGATCTCGTTATTCTGCTCCTCGTACTGCTGCCCGTCCTTGGTGAATTTTGTCTTCCCGTATGAGTATGGTGTGATAACCTCGGACTGCGGATCTACATTTGGGTACAGGGACACATTGTATTTGTTCATGCCAGCCGTCACACGCGCCAGAATCTCGTCAATAGATGTGTACCTGTAATTGAACCCCTTCTTGTTCTTCTGGATAACCTCGGTCATCTTACGGATCTTGGCAAGCTTCTGCTGAAGATTCAGTTCTTCTGCCATAGGATACTCCTCTCTGATGGTCAGTCGATGGAAAGCAGGGACTTGAAGTTTGCGATGACCCGCTCTGTTTTGTCCCTCGCCTCGGAGAGCCCGGCTTTTGTGGTCTCCAATTCCTTCTCGTATTCGCTGATCTCCTGCATCGTCTCAGCGATGTCATGGCTGGTCATCCCAAGACTGTCAATCGCATCGTTAAAGAGCTCGACAGCGTGGTCGAACCTAGCGTTGTAGAGATCGAGTTGGTTCTTCTTTTGCGCCAGAATATCCGGTGCTGAAACCGGCGCTGCGGGTTTTGTTCTGCCGAAAGGCATTAACACTTCCTCCTTAATCTTGTTTGCTTTCGAGTATGTATGTAGCAGCTTCGTCCGCTACATGGAGTGCCCACGCCAGCTTAAACTGTTCATAGGCGTTTCCAACGTCCTTGTTCCCGTCCCAGGAACCCATGTGGCAGTTGATGGCAGCGGCCTCTTCCGGTGTGAGCTTTATGAAATTCTGGACAATGAACACCGATTTGCTGCCATGACCACCGAAGCAGAACTTTTCTTTGATGGTGTACGCGTCATAGCTCTCCCATCGCCCATCTTCGTTCTTTCGGTTCCGTTTCTCGCTGGCATAGAAATTCACCTTACAGAGATCGTGGAACAGAGAGACGACGGCCACAGTCTCGTCACTTGCCTCAATCTCAGGGTAGGTGTGCAGGATTCGCCTCAGCTCGTCATAGACATTCAACGAGTGCTGGAGTAATCCTCCGGGGTGATTGCCGTGGAACCTTGTGCTTGCTGGAGCGGAGTAGAAGTCACTCTTCTCCAACCAGTCCATCAGATCTGGAATGCCGTCACGATGGATACTATCGCAAAGTTCCAGGAATCGCTCTTTTTCTGGCATAAAACCAACTCCTTTCGTTCTTATCCCATGGATATATAGGAACTCTGCATAGATAGGCGAAAGTCCCTATTCCAAGGCATTTATAGGCATACCCTAAATCAAAGTTCGCCAGAAAACTGATGTGGTATACCGGTCAACAGCATCGCTGTGTAACCCGATTAAAGATGTATGTATTTCTCCTCAAGGGCGCGAGGATTGCGATCCTTCCCGAGTTTGACAAACTTCCCATCCTTCAATTCATATAAATAGTAGTAGTCTCGCGCTGGCTTGGAGGTTGTGATATATCTGAGATTGCTGTCCTTGTCATAGTGCCCGACCCATACAATCTCTCCCTTTGGGTAGACAAGTCCCATCTTATCGCCTCATATAAAAGTATTGTAAAAGCAAAAGAAAAGGAGCAGCAGCTCCTTTTCCTTGCTTTATTTTGTTAAGTGAACGCGGCTTTCCAGCAAGCATAGTCATCGAAGAAGTCTCTTTTGAGCAGGTTCGCAACTTTGCCCCTGGTGTAGTTCCTGTGATACGTGCTGCCCATCTTGATAATGTGCTCTGCGATCAGGCCATCAAAGTTTACCTCTTCACCCATACGTTCCGCTTCGTATGCCCTGTAAAAGACACCAGACATTCTGATCTTACTGTACGTCAATTCAACCTCGTTGGCCTTGAACGCCTTTTGTATAATGCTCCGTACGGTCGTTGACTTTACCTGCTCTGACCGAATGCCCCGCATCAGGTACTCGCCAGGGAATCGGCTTCTTGTCTGCGTATACCTTGGGTGCTGGTACTTGAACGCCGTCGCCTCACATGCCATTCGAAACGCAGGTATCGCCTCACGATACAGCTCGAACGATTTCCCGCCATGCTCAATCAGCATAGCTCCGAAGTCCACTTCGTTAACCTTCACCTCTATCGTTTCAGGTTCTTCAAGCCCAGCAAATGCCATCCACAGGTAGCAGCGGTAAATACAGTCTACTGTTTCCTCTTCCACTGGTGAGAACACCTTGTCGAGCACAACCTGCAAGTGTTTTGGCGATGCAACCATGTAGCGCTTCATTTTCTCGTCCATTTGTGTCTGAACGGAATAGATGCCATCACAGGCCGGATATCCCTTCTCCTTGCACCATGTCACATAGGATCGCAGAAAGGCAATCGTTGAATCCATTGTTCTTGTCCTTGATCCGAAGTGACTATTCGCAATTTCCTGCAGAACCTCTGTTGGAAGCTCACACAGATCTTGACCTGTCTTCTGTTCATATGGCTCCGTTGTCCGGAATACAGACTTCCCGAAATCAGAGGAACTCCTTGTCTCCTCTATGAACGCTGTTTTACGATCTTCGTTATACATGACGACCTCCTATGCCACGCTCACTCTGTTCAGTCTGACAGATTTCCGCCAGACATCCAGCAAATCAGCTTCGTCCAAGAAGGAGACTGCGGCCGTTGCAATCAGGCTTGCCTTTGCAATCTGCTTCATATACTCGTCGGATAGTTTGGTGATAAACCCGCCGATCCGTTTCTTTGACATCTTTTCAGGGTTCTCACATAATACCATGCTATCCTTCGGAATGCCGGTATCCTCCGCCGTCACGAGGACATGGGTAGGCTGTCCAGTTTTCTTGAGTACCTTGGTCATAGGAAGCGCAATCACGTTAGGGCTATGCGCGTTGCCGACATTGTTTTGGAATACCACGCCAGGTCTCCACCCGTTCTGTTCATTCCCGCTACCTTCGAATTTCATATAGTAGACTTCCCCGATCAGAGGGGAAACACGCTCTGCTTGACGAGTCTCGCTCATAATTCAATTCCTTTCTTTGATTTTATGAGCCAATTATACCACAAGCGGGAGCGTTTGTCAACACTTTTTTATGAAGAAATTTTTTAGGCGCAGTTCAGCACATATTTGACCGGTATAGGGTCGTTTGAGAGGGTAAAATCGTTACAAACGAATATATACGACTGGTATCCGTCTGTTTTGCCGCGTTTCTTGATAGCCTGGATGTGGCTAAGGCACAGATGACCACTACTGTTTTTCAGCGCGATATAGGGGGAGGCAGACAGAATCACAGCAGCATGATTGAACAAGGTGGAGAATGTGAGCGGACTAAGAGGGTCATCAAATACAAGCTGGAAGCTGTTATACGACCCCAGCTCTGCACGGAACTGACCAAGAGACATGTTTGACTTCATTGAGTACCTCCCGAAAAGTGATTGATTTTGCGGGAGCCTCGTGGTATACTACACCCGTCAGGTCATATTTGCGGTATGATCTGATCGTAGCATTGCGCTGCGCCCGCTTTTGGTTTTGGTGTATTCCTTTCTTGCGGGAGAAGAAGTAGGCGTTTATGGCGCCTGCTTCTTTCTTTTTGCACAAAGGAACTTGACATACAAATTGTTTTGTGGTAGTCTGCGGATATAACATCTTGTTTGTGCAAGAAAAGATAACACAAACAGCTTGTAATGTCAAGACCATTTTTCGGAGGTGTATTCATGGACTTCAGCGAAAACCTGAAAACGATCAGGTTAGGCAGAGGTATGACTCAGAAGTCCCTTGGCCAAAGTATTGGCGTGACTCCGGTCACAATAGGGAACTGGGAGAGAGGCGCGAGGCAGCCGTCTTTCGATACCCTGATCCAGCTTGCAAATATACTTGGCACGAGTACAGACGAACTTCTTGGCCGACCTCTCGCCACCACAGAATCTGCTTTAGATATAGCAATCAGCGCCCTGTCGAAAAAATACAGAGCGCTGGATGCACATGGCCGCAATCTGGTCGATACAATATGTGCAATGGAATATGAGCGTATCAATCAGGACGCGAAGATTATCAAACTGCCGCTAAACAGGAGTGAACAGCGTATCTCCAGGAATAGATACATCCCGAGGTATCTATCCCCGCCGGCGGCTGGCTTCGGAACTCCGCTGGAGGGAGAAGACTTCGAGATGATTCGTGTGGACGACAGCGTTCCAGGTGATGCGGACTATGCCGTCTGTATTTCTGGTGACAGCATGGAGCCTTATATCCATGACGGAGAATTGGTCTTTGTCAAAGAAACGACGGACCTTGATGAAGGCGATGTAGGAATTTTCAGTGTAAACGGTGAAATGTACTGCAAGCAATACTATCTTGATGAAGACAGAAACCTTCACCTGCTTTCTGCAAATCCAAAACGTTCTGACTTGAGCGTGCATGTCCATAGCGACAGCGGATACACAGTACGGTGCTGCGGGAAAGTATTACTGGACTTCGATATTCCGCTGTCAGACAATTTTTGATGGTTAGAGTCCCCTGTGTGTTAGGCTGTAGGCATGAGCGACCGCTTCTTGATAGGCTTTTTCCGTCTCATAATCCGTAGGAAAAATCTCTACACATGTACCATGCGGAGTTCTGGATCGCCATTCTTCTCTGCGGGCCGTCTCCGTGTTCATTTCACGAGCCTTGTCATCACCAACAAATTTGCCGCAAAATTCTCCTGGGATCTGATAGTCCGGCCACTTTCCGCCGATGAGCTCCACATATGCTGGATCACTGTACTGCTCACCAGCGTCATAATACTTCCAGCCCTCCATAAGAGATATCTGCCTGATGGCAAGAATAACATCCCAGCTATTTTTCCCTCTCCGAACAGTTCTGCGCACAAGATGGTTAAATGCGGTTCGCTCTTCTGCTGATGCGCTGTATGCCATCCGTTTAAGTTCATTCTGCCGCGTCAGATTATATCCTTTTTGCTTTGAATTTTGCTGTACCGCATACCTCGTTGCACTCTCGTCCGCACACTTCCCCAAAAAGTGCGCAGGCCCGGCTATCAAGAAAAACAGATCGTCAATACCAAACATTTGTTCTATCACACCTTACGCGATTGCTTCATTTATATTTTCTTTCGCTTCGTCAATCTTATCAATGGCATCCTCCAAACTGTCGATAGCACTTTCCATGCTTTCGTACCGGTCACTGTTCTGGAGATTTTCCGGAAGATTGTCAAGGCAATCCTGCTCCTCATCCTTCGCGTCCCGAACAATGTCAATCGCTTGATCAAGAAGGCTTGTTGCCTGTTTGAGCGACGTACGTCTGCTTTTATTCACTATGCCACCTCCCATACATCGTTCACAGTCGCACCTATCATAATGCCGTCAAACTCGGATGGCTTAATATCAAGCACATCCATATACTGTAGGATCTCCACAAACTTCTTCATCCAGTCACGATACAAGTCCAGAGGAGGAACCTCGATCTCGATCCTCGCGTTGACAGACTCTGGCTGTATGTCCAGACATGTAATATCGCCGTCATTATTATCCGCAAGATTGTTGAAGAAATCGTACACTTGTCCAAATTTCTCCATACTGTGTTCATTTACAGTATACTTTCCGCCACACGCTGAGAACTTCTCCTCAATCTGTATGGCAAGATCATGTGGGCACGCGAACGACACGCATTTCTTCATTTCAGACATTTCTTATAAACCTCCGTAGCTTTCTTGTTACATTATACCTGCTATGTATCTGATTTTCAACCGCAATTACGGGAGAACCTGACATTTTACCTCTAACCGTACGCTTGATCCCGGACGGAGCATAGATATAATTGAGTTGACGACTGTTTCGGGCTTGATGACACCCTCGAAACTTAAACTGAACGCCGTCATATCCATACCAGATGTCTGTCTGCTAATAGACAACTCTGGTGCGGACTGTTCTGGCTTCGGTTCAAGAGCAGCTGGCACAGCATCGTCGTCCGCGCCGCACAGGAACCTCTCAAACTCTGCCCTGTTATCTCTCGACATACGTTTCCCACGAGAGAACTCTATGCCAATTTCCTGATTGCCGCAAAACCGCGTAACAGTCTGCGAAGTAATGCCAAACATACGCGCCAAATCAGACGCTGTGGTCGAGTATTTGTCAATCAGCAGCAGGAGATACTCTTTTTGGAGAGCAACCGGCATCTGTTTGAATGCCTCCCAACCCATTGGTTTACCAAGTTCATAGGTCACAACTTCACCACACCTTTCTATCCACTGTTTTCTGGTCATGCGATCCGTTGACATTGGGCACTTTCTACTTTTGCTTCCGCCTTTTTTATGGAACGCCTGACGCGCAAGTCGCTTCTTCTGCAGAACCTCATAGTCGAAATCATTCATACTGAGACCTCATGTGAGCTGATAACTATATTTCTTCTCCAAGGTATCGTCAGGTGTCCACTCGTCCAGCTTTTCCGGATCGAAATCATCGTATATAATCTGCGCACGACATTCCTGCATCCGCCCGTTGACAAAGAACTTTTGCCAAAGGTCTTCTTGGCTTTCGCCCTGGCCGCTAAGCCAGAATACCATGCCTGGGAATCTGGCAGACAGGATACGCATATCTTCCTCGTGGTCATACCACTTTGCATTGGTGTAGTATGAGTCCTTGATATTCCCGTCTGAGAAGATATTCATCCTGTCAATTTCTTCATCAACCAGTTGTTCCATGATCGGTGAAATCTTATCTGACAGTTTCATTGGACCGGCAGGAACTTCATAGTCTACGGTGCTGTAGACGCTCAGTGTATAGTCAGTGTAGTACCCCATAATTAACCTCCTCGTAGCTCTTTGACCGTATCAACGATAGCCTGTATGGCCTCGTTGATTTCCTCGAATGTGGTGTACTTCGATACGGAAATGCGGATAGAACCTCTCGCTTCATCGTCGGTTAGGCCGATGGCAGACAGTACGTGGCTTGGTACAGCATAATGTGCGGAACAAGCAGAGCCGGCCGACACCTCAATTCCCATACTGTCAAGCACCATAAGAAGCGTTTCGCCATCCACTCCATCGAAACGGATGTTGACAGTCTTTGAGTTTGCAAATGGTGTTCCATTGATATGTGCATCGGGAATCTCGGACAGAATTTGCTGCTTGACGTGCGAAAGCATTTCTCCGTAAACACAATCTCCGCTTAGATAGCTCTTATGAGCAATCTGCGCCGCCCACCCCATGCCAACAATATACGGCGTGTTATGTGTCCCCCCACGCAGGCCGTACTCCTGACTTCCGCCGTATATGACAGGATGAAGCATCTCCTTTCTTGACGTATACAGAAAACCAACGCCCTTTGGCGCATGTATCTTGTGCCCTGAAGCAGACAGGAAATCAATGAAGTCCCGCTTTACATCAATGCCGGTCTGGCAATATCCCTGCACACAGTCTGTATGGAACAGTACGTTGTTTTGGTGACAAATCTCTCCAATTTCATGGATTGGATACAGGTTGCCCGTTTCGTTATTGACAGTCATCACAGAGACAAGACCGGTTCTATCACAGATGCTTGCTTCCAGCAGTTCAATATCAATGCTTCCATCTCTGCGAACAGGCAGATAGGTAACATAGAATGTGTCATAAAATGACTGTTTTAGACACTCCAAAACGGAGTGGTGTTCCACCTGTGTTGTGATGATATGATTCTTACCGATTGACTTCAAGTATTCCGCGACCCCGCGAATTGCAAGATTGTTAGCCTCAGAACCGCCGCCAGTAAAAATGATATTGTTCGGGTCTGCCCCGATTGGAGCTGCAACGTATTTACGGGCGTTCTCCACGGCCTCTTCCGCTACGCGCCCCGCGAAGTGGATACTGCCTGGATTCCCATAAAATTCAGAGAAGTATGGAGACATCGCCTCCATAACCTCTGGTGACACTTTTGTAGTGGCAGCGTTGTCGAGATAAATCATCTGGAACCACCTCCTTGCGTTTTTCTGAATTTGTGTTATACTTGTGACACTACATGATAAAGGAGTTTGTATATGCGGACTTGTAAAATCCTGCTTATCTCAATCATATCGGCTATAGCTATGTTCATCATCTCAATCAATTTCGTGTTCAAAATTCCAGCATCCCCTGGATATGAGGATGATGCAATGCTCATTACTTCGGCTGTTGGAGTTGCTCTTGCCTTGATTGTTGCATTGGTCGCCGCACTCATTAGTAACAAATTACTCCCCAGAACCAATAAGAGCGATCTTGAGAATAAACTCAAAGACCTAAGTTCCATGCGCAAAAATGGAACAATTACTCAGGATGAATATGAAGCTAAGCGCAAACAACTGATTGAACGATATTGATAGGATCAAGAAACCCGCCTGATGGCGGGTTTTCTGTTCCCAAGCAGTTCTTTACGGGCTATGTACTGTGCGTCTCTGATGACTCTTGATGCCCACGACCGGCTGAAACCATAGATTTCGGCAATCTCTACAGCTTTGAACCCATCAAGGTGCATTTGGAATGCTTCGGCATCTCGCTCTGATAGTTTCTTTTTGACGGAGGACAAATCGTAGTCGATCTCGCAATAGCCCTCCTCGATGACTGGTATCAGATGTCCAACTGTAATGTCACTTCCGGATTCTCTGTCGGTCTCAATCACACGATCAAGCGACTCCACACACCCAAGCTTCCATTCGTTGTTGCGGTTCTGCAGCTCATGCACGATTGCGTTATAGATACACTTGCTCGCAAACGTAGAGAACTTACTTTTCCCGCCGTCAAACCTCTCGCAAGCCCTCCATAGGCCAATTCTGCCGCACTGTATAAGATCTTCGTCGGCGCGATAGTCGTAGAAATACTTGTTGATAATGAAATATACCAGCTTTTCATTATCAATAATTTGATGTTCAATTTCTTGGTTAGACACAAATACCACCACCTTTGCGCAGCCAGCAGGTTTATGACACCTTAGTTAAATCTCCAATCCAAAACAGCCATTTCGGTTCGGTTTTATCTTCAACAAGGCATACAATACTTTGACGGAGCCTCTCATCATATGCGACAGTGAAAACTGTTTCAGTGTTTTCTTCACAGAACTTTCGGTATGCAGGCAGTTGTTGCTGATAGCCAGGATGCTTCATGATGGCATCAAGGTTAAGCTTTACTTTGTCACCCTCTTTGATTGGCCAATCCCCTTCAATGGCGGCCTTGAACTGGTTGGCTATTTTTATGTCATTGAGAACGCCCATAAACGTTCCGTTCTTTGCCGTACGCCGTCTTTCTTCACGATTCATATAGCACCTCAATGATTGTCATTATCTGTATGAACATAAACGCCTCGACCGTAAACGAATTCAATCACATCAACACCATATTCATCCAAAAATTCTTGCGTTGTCATGTAATCCTCATGGCTTTGATGATCAATGTATCCACCATCAATTCCGTCCAACATGACACCTTTACAACCGGCGTACTTTGCAACCGCATCGCTGATCATCTTGAAGTCTTTCGTCTTCATGAACCTCTTGATATCATCCGGCTGGGAATACTCGTCAGACCAACTGTGGACGCTTGGCGGGTTTTTCATGTACGCCATTGTCAAAAGATAAGACAGCTTTGCATCTTGATCTCTGTATGTCTCAATCTCCCACCCAAATTCGTCAAGGCTTGCATGGATATACCCGTCGTTTCCAACCGGCATCCAGTTTTGCTGAAGCCCTTTACCGCATCTCACAGAAACAGAATGTGTACTGCTGCTGTTTGTCTCAAATACGCCGTTTCTAATTTGCCTCATTTGCTTTCTCCTCCTTAGCGGTAGAAATGATTTCGTTGAGTGTACGTGGAGTATAGTCCATCCATGGCATCATCGCACCAACATTGAACATATTGCATTGACGGTCGTATAACTCCTTCATTAAGAATTTGGTATGTTCCATCATGTTATACTCAAACGAATTATGTACGTGCCCGTAAAGGTGATACCAGCCATAGAAATGATTCTTGAAGCATGGAATTGGGTAGTGGCATAGCACAACCTTACGATCCTTGTCTTCAATTTCCATATACTCGGATACCTTTACGAACTGATCCACGAACCTCTTGATATGACACCTGTCATGATTCCCTTTGACCAGGAAAATCTCTCCGGCCAGAGAATTAAGAATCGGGATTGCTGTGTCCGCATTGCACCAGAACATATCGCCAAGCACATATACGGAGTCGCCAGGCTTAACTACACTATTCCAGCGTCCCACAAGAGCTGTATTCATTTGCTCAATAGTTGTGAACGGGCGATTATCAAAGGCCAGACAGTTCTTATGACCATAGTGCCAATCCGAGATATAAAACTTTTCAGGCATTGCGCATCACCTCATTCCCGCCCTTACGACTCTTAAACCTGTCGTCAACGATAAGATTCTCGCCAACAATCATCCCGCCCGCAATAGCTGATCCAAGAAGGTACTCCGGCTTGCTTGCAGGGCACTCTGAACACGACCTGTTCTCATAGGGGCCGCAACTGCCGTTTCGATAACACGCCATAATTGCCGCCTCCTTTCAATTTAACGTTTTGACCATAGACCAGCAGCCGTCCATGAATACCTTTCTATATCCATATCTGGAAAGCGCCTTTTCGTACATACGAAATCGTTTTGAGTCTGTTGCGCAGACCACAATCTTCGTGTCTTCCACCTTGTCTGTCGGAACAAATTCTTCAAACTCCAGAAGTCTGTCACGACACCAAAGCAACGCTTCTACTCCGCATCGTCCGGTCATCTTATACTCGATGTTATTGTTCTTGTTATTCTCAAACCATCCATTCAGGTTCTTCTTTTTGTCCGCAACAGCAAAAGCCACATAATAGCAGGTAGCGCGCTTCGTGTGAAAGCGGAAGAAACCAACCATACAGTATTGTCCGTTGGATAACTTGTGTCTGGAATAGAATCCCTCGCTTTCTTTGTTCCATGTGAAGCTGGATGCGGGCTCCATATCAACCGAACCCTACGACATGCAGGTCATCGTCAATCATTAGATCGATTTCGTCTGACTCCAAGTCAGCCACCTGCTGCACAGCCGCAATAATACGGTTGTGAACCTCTTGGATGTTCTTGGGCTCAGTATCTCGCATCTCCCAAGGCATGGAGGGTGGGTAATAGAAGTAGTAGCTGCCCTCGCCATCATCACCATAAGTGATGGAGTCTGTATCATCGCAATGGGTCAGCAGGTCAGCAATATTATCGAACGGTTGGCCGTACAGATAGTCTTCAATATCGAGCGAACTGAAGTCTCCGGAAGCGACCATGCGTTTCAGTTCCGTCACCGTTCCCGGCTCCTGACCAAGCTGCTCAATCAGGAACTGCGCAAGTTTTTCACTGTTCAGGTACGGAATAATTTTGTCGGTGTCCAGTCCGACGCCTTCGATCATCCAATAGCTCATACTCATGCCAGCATTCCTCCTTAATGTTCGTTGAAAATTACCTGCTCTCCTCTCTGGAGAGTCCAGCATCCATCGTCTGTGCAAGCGCACTCAGTACAGTTACCTCCGCAAAGTTTCGCGTCATCTCTCGCGGTGGTAGAGCCGTCGCGGTATCTGACATGAGCCTCGGGGAGCAGAAATGGGTTCTGCATCTCAAGTCCAGTCCATGCGCTAAGGATCATATGTAAATTTGATGGGAGAACGGCTCCACCTGAAAGATAATCGTTCACCAACTCATACTTCTTTGTGAAGCATAAGATTTGGCAATGCTGGTTTCTCTGCGCGACATCGACCATCCGGATCAAATACGTGATGTCGGGAATATCGCCCGATACGTGGAATCTAAAAAATCGAGACAGCATGATTGCCGCCTCGACCTCTCTCCAATATGTATCTGGATCGCTCTGAAGAACATCCAGGTTTCGTTTGTACGCCGCCGCTACTGCCGGTCGCAGACGTTCCAGCTTCCTCGCATAACACTTTTGCTGACATGCGCACTTCCGGCACGTTACCACAGATGGAAGAGATACGCTGGAGATCTTCCCCATCTTCTTGTTTGCGCTGCTGATACTTACCTCGCTCACCGTCACCACTCCTTCTTATGTTTTCGTATCACAGTCAAACCTCCGTTTAAGTTCAAATATTCCTCTTGATTCGCCATTATAAAAGCCCTTAAACGGCCTGTTAATCTGGCGCTGTAAATCTTCAAGTTTACTCCAATACTGCGGAAGATAACGGTAGATATTCCGCAGTTCCTTCAGGTTCTTGTTTGCACAGCACCAGCATGAAACTCTATCGAGGATGTCGTACAGATCTATTGTACCGGATTCTGTTTCTGGAGACTTTTCCTTCCAGCTCCATCCCCTATTCCTGCAATAAGAAAGGCAGTCTGCTTCTGTCATTCCCCATTCAACAAGCGGCAAAAGCTTTCCTTCAGATTTCTCCTTCTCAAACCGTTCTGGTTCATCCGCTGCAATCCCAACATAGTCTGTAACGTCATCTGCCAAAGATTTTTTGAACCTCCGGATCGCCGCTGTCTTCGCAGTTGTTCCCCAGCGGCATCTACCGCCGCACCACGCATATCCATAATGACACGATCCATCACGGGACCTTACCGGCCTTTCTAACATGGAATACAGAAATGGTTCAGCCGGGTATAGCTCAATAAAATCTATGCCAAGGCTACACAGTATCGGCTTCATTTTGTCCCTGATGCGATATATTGCGTCAAATTCCATTCCCGTATTATAGAAAACAACGGCATCCAGAGGTTTCTTTTCTTCTACCAAACGCAGCAACATGGAAAGTGAGTCCTTCCCGAAGCTGACGCTCGCTATATATTTCATACCGACCACAACCGAATCTGGCTGAGGTCAACCGCCTAATCCTCCCAAGCTTGTACTTACTGGTTTGTACTCACGCTGTAACAGGCAGCTTTACCATGCACTTTTCAATCCTACATGAACCTGGTTTACCAGGATTGGTATTATCTCCTTTCTCTGTTCATCATGCGTACACCGCCACCGGAATTGTGGACATCCCACATTCCTTGCACGCAATGTATGCGGTGTATCCATCGAGGAGGATACCTTCATCGTCGATATCGACCTTCGTTCGCACGCAGCCATAAGACCGCAGCTCACGCCTGCGCCGCTCAACCTTGTTCTCATGCGGCTGATGAAGCTCCATCCAGATCGGAATCCTGACACCCACAATATCAATGTTTTTCACAACAGCAATGATATTGCGCAGCGGCGTGGTGGCGCCATTCTCCGCCGTTACGCGTTCTGCATCCTCGCCTGACAGAACAGGCGATACAACGCAGCCCGGGTTGTTTCCTCGCCTTGTTTCACATATCACATTGGCGCCTTGATGGATATGCGGCAAGATGCTATCTGGGACAGAAAAACAATATTTCTTCGTCTGCTGTTCGCTATGCTTTACGAGTACGATGTTCATTGTGATTCCTCCTATCATAATAACCGTTTGATGGTTTGCGTACAAAAATGTTTCAATTCTTTGACCTGTCCCATTGACAACCTTTGCGCTATCGCTTATACTGGGAACATCTTTCAGAAAGGTGGTATAACAACATGGCCGCTAAAAGCGTTGAGGAAAGAATCGCCCTTATTGAGGACAAAATCGCCAAGAAAAAATCAGAGATCGAAGCCCTCGAAGCGCAGAAGCAGAAGCTTCAGCATCCGGTCAACATGAAGACTGTTATGGCGAAAGCCAAAGAGGCTGGCCTTTCTCCGGAAGAGATCGCTGAAAAACTCGGTTTAGAAGTCTAAGAAAAAGCCCGCCCAGTACATAGATACAGGGCGGGTGTTTTCATAAAAGTCAGGTTTTATAATCCGGTCTGTGTGCTTCGGAAGTTGATAGGCTTGCTAGTTCTTTTGTTAACACCGTGACCGACAACATGGACGCTGTAGTCCTCCCATTTCTCGCCATTCTTGTTGTACTCAGTATCGTCATCGTACACACCTTCCTCGCGCTCTACCACAAACTGAACAGTCCCTTTGAAATCAGGGATCAGCGTCGTTGTCCATGTCCGCTCTTTGTGATAGTCGAAGTCTGGATTATACTTGATAACTTCATCCAGCAGAAAAACAGAAACGAGCCCTGCATCTGCGCAGAACTCGCCAATAGATTCCTTGGTATCTGTATTGTAGACCGTACAGCCCCAGTCGCCATAAATGGTGTCGCGGGTCATAAAGTTCTTGATGCCTAGGTCTTCCATGTTTTCGCCGTAGTTACACGCCGCCCAATCGTCCTCGGTGATAGGTGTTGTACCATGGTGCTCAGCACGCATAATGTAGCAGGGGTCTGTGATGATGATGTCGCCATCGAATTCAACTTTGTCTGAATCAAGATATCTGTCCAGCCCACGGCGAATCATATAGAGTATCGACTCATACTTTGCAACACCAGTGTTTTTGACAAAGCCCATAATGTCGAAATAGTTGAGTGCAAAATCCTTGTCGCCCTTATGGTTCTCATATAGCTTGAGCCTTGCGGCTGTGTCGAAACAACTGTACGGATTACCGTCGTGGTTATCGAGAAGCGCGATCAAGTCTTGTTTGTCCTGTACTGTAAATAGTTCAGAAGCATTGATTGTTTCAGCGATTTTGTCTCGCATAGACTGTGCTTCCAACATAAGTTGCTGTTTTCTGGTATCAACCCATTGCTTGTCCATTCCGTCCTGGCCACCTTTCTCTTTAATTAAATATCACATCTTTGTTAAACTTTTCTTTGAATAGTCTTTTGGCAAACATCATGTGAGCTTCTACTTGCTCGATGTACGGAATACTGGTGTCATATCCAAAATATAGAGTAAACAGCAGAGCATCTAAAAGCAATCCATTGATTTTGCTTTTATCCATCCTGAAAGTTACCTCTATCAATCCGCCAATCAGTCGATTCCACGCTTGCGTCATTTGTTCGGTCTCAATAATCTTGAACTCGTCGAGCCATTCCTGCAACGTCCACTGCTTTCCATCCTTGCAGCTCGGCTGACAGGTTCTTGGGTTCAGGAAGTAATGAAATGTGTTGTCCCTCAAGTCATAGAATCGGCCAAGAGGATACAGCGCACAGACGGCAGGCTTATTTTGATGTACCATACAGCGGCCTTTCCGTAGTAGGCGACAGCTTCCGTCAAGCCGCTCTTTCAATACAAGGACCGGCATATGTGAACCGTCGCCGATGTACCCCTCTGTATTCTCTTCGATCACCTTTTGCATCGTTGTGTTCAATGACCGGGCAATCCTGTAAATGTCTGCTCCGGTCAAAATAATGGGTTCGTCTCTTTTTCGACAGCAGTTACCACACATTTTGCACTCGAAATGGAATGTGTCTTCCGGCTTCAGTTCATTCTTCTTCCAGATCTCAAGTTCTTTTTCTGAAAATCCCATGATTTTGTCTCCTATCATTCAATTTCTATATCTCCTGAAAAGAGATATGTATGAATGACTGAAACCAGAAACCACTTACATGCTTCTTACAAGTTCGTCAATATGTTCTATTAACAACTGCCGAAGCTCTAAAAGCTGTATTTTCGAGGCGGTCTTAATACTCGATTCATTTGGAATAGCGAGAACACGATTACTTGGGAAGAATGAATGTACTTGCTGATATAGATTGCGGAATAGGTCGATATCTGTTTCTCCATACACATATTCTAACACGATCACTTCTTCTGGCTGCACACAAAGCATCTCTACAGAGCACATTCCACACACAGACGAAACGGCCTGCTCGATAATATCATCTTTATCGTCATATGGGCGACTGGTGTCAATCCGCGAGATCACTTTGACAACATCATCTTTCTTAACTAACCCGTCTATTATTCTCATATTGCTACCTTTGATCTGCGATTCCACATATGTTGTACCGTGCATCTATCTTGTGCGTATCCTGGGTCGATATTCGCAGTGCAGTTGCAGCAAAACACGCCAAATCGTTCCCCTGCGATATGGTTATAGGAATAATACACAACTTCTGTTCCTTCACAGAATGGGCAAGGGAGAAGTTCAAAGTCGCTTCCTTTTTCAGGCTTCCAGATATGCTCTACTCTCTCCAATTCCATTGAAATTCACCACCAATCTCCTGTTACGCCTTTCTCATTCCTCCGCGAAGGTCGAGCTTTCACGGGCAGTCCGCAAACTCCGAGGGTATAAATTCGTTCTATCTCGCACCAAAATAAAGACCGTTCCAAATTGGCATACAGCCAAGATCTTCTTTGCCGGAATTTTGACAATCTTTGGTTTGGCACAAACAGCAAATATTGTATGTCATTATGACCGATTCTAATGCGTCTTTCGTCCGCCTGTGCCCACATCTGTCGTATTCGGATCTATACAAGCAATTCCCATCTGACTGGAATCTGCACTGCTTAAATCCACATGGCGGTAAATCAATCCTCATATCTTTCCTCCAAACAACTTATCACTGAATATGTGGGTATGGATTTGCACCATACATAGAACCGATTATTTCCTGCACGAGCATCCCGGCGCGGGGCTACTTCACCCTTACCGTCAAAGCGGTATTACACCAATGGGAGATTCGAACTCCTGTCTGCTCCCACCTCTCGTTATAGCGTCTACCTATGATTCTTTCTCCTGTACGGTACTTAAAACCCTGCTTGCATCCTCATAGATTTTTGAGAATCCACTGATGGTAGTAATGGCAGCTCGCTCAAATTGCCGGTCAATTAGTTTATCGTATTCCACCGCCACATCTCCAACCTGAACCATCTCCAAAGCAAAGCGTTTGTCGATTCCAATTACTGTATTTTCGGGTACAGCACTGGAACGAATCAGCGTAGACCCAAATGGCATGGTGATACAACACGGATGTTGAAGACCAAACCCAACAGGCAGGCTTTGGAGCTCTGGCATTTTCAACAAGCTGAGAGCCACACCATTAGAGACGAGAATGGTATTCATTTCGTATGGGTCAAATCGTGCCCAAAAATCCAGCAGCGTATTGTATCCGAAGATAGACCCGTTTAGCGATGTGACCTCGGCAGCCTTACTATCGCAGTCGCCATTAACAAGAACATCCACGGCATCCTTCAAACGCGGATGGGCGATGTAAGAACCGATTTGACGCAGGGTCACGGAGAATAAGTCCAGCTTCTGTGCGCTAACCGTATCGTAGCTGGAAACTAACAGCCGCCCCCGCCTGCGCAGCTTTGTCCGAGTGCTTCCAATCTGTTCCTCGTTATCGACTTTCGTTACAGAGGCGGTAATCATCGGAACTACATCCGATTCCTCCATACCACGCCGCACAACTCTTGCAACGTATTCAGGGAAAAGTACCGCCGAATCTGATGTAGCAAAAAATTTGTCAACCGTATCCGACGCAGAACCCTTTACTCTGATGTCGAAGCGCTTGAGTTGTCGTTGGAAAGCATCAAGCCCCTCCAACGGTGTGCCAATATATCTGTCGCTTGGGTCTATATCTTCCAACACTTGACTAAAAGAACGTCCTGGCTCTTGGTACATACCCTTTTCCAACTTGAAGTTATTGTTCATTTCCCCTCCGCTTCTCAGCCCACTTTTCCTGTTCTGCATACAGGTCAATCTTTGCCCACTTGAGAGCATTTCGGAACGAGTTTGCCAGTCCCTGATTATCATGGCAGGCCCAGCGAAATGCCATGAGCATCAGTGTGATACTATGTTCGTTTGGCTCCTTGATGTATTTCCCGAGGTGCATCCAAAAGAGCTCCGACATATCTCCATGTCTCCACTCAGAAAAGTCAGACGCTTTCTGGACACTATGACTTTTCTCATCTAATTCCGCATGGAGACGCTTATCGACACAGTCATCACAAAGTGCAATATATCCATACTTTCCGTAGGTTGTGTAGGTGTGCTTGCCGCAATCGACACAATCCATATTACTTCACCTCCAGCTTAACCCCACAATTCGGGCAACAATTAACAACGGGCGCATCGTCTATACAACAAAGCACCCGTATCAAACCTTTATTTCCGTCCACCTCTGGATGTTCATAGATTTTGGATAAAAGCAAATCTTTATCAATTAGCTTCAAATTCATCACCAAAGTTCTGTTTTATTGTTTCTTCTGCTTCCGCTTCATTTTTTCTCGGAATGCAAGGTATCTGCGAGTGTAGTCATAACTCTCTCCGAAGATACTATTTGCGGCCCGGAGCAATTTAGGTTCGTGCTGCTCTATCGACTTTAACTCGTCTTCAAACCGCTTTCCGAATGGACAACCAAAACACCCAGTACGGGCTAAGCCATACTGGGTGTAGCATCTGCTATGTGTGACACCATAGTGCTCACAATATTCCTCTTTATCATTGTCCCTTAGCCAAAACACTGGGCGGAAGTGGTCGATATCATCGCCATCTGAAAAACACGTTTTGTATGTTGCGGAGCGTATCCCGCCTTCCGACTGCCTGACACCAATGCAAGACAGGTCATAGTCACCGTTCTTAATGAACCGCTCAGACACTTTCTTCTTTGCGTATGTACAGCATTTATCAGAGATTCGGAATGACGGCGGGTTGATTATCATGAACTCTTTCAGATATGGTATTCGTTTGATTGCATATTGTGTGGTGTTTCCTGTGATTACGTTACACCACCATTCCAATGCGGTTTTGCATCTTGGATACCGTTGAATAAGGACATCGAACGATTCGTCCTCCCACTGGAAATTGTGCAGCTGTAAGCGATGAATCATATCTGATGCGAACTTACTCCAAAACGGAACACCATACTCCTTCACACATATCGGAATTGGCTTAATAGCATCTATGCGGTGGATTGACACCCCGTATTTCCGCTCTATCTCTTCCAAATGCTCGAAGGTGGCGACATATTCAAGTCCGGTGTTGAAAAACACAAAATCCGTTTTCTCACCTGCACCACATCGCAAGAGCAGGTCAACCATCACATCACTGTCGCCCCCCCGCTGCAAGAGCACACGATGTGTCTGTGCTCTTGCACCACCTCAAAGCATCTGGCAAGAGCATCTCGAATCACAAAGTTATCAGGGGCAGAAACGATGACGCTATCCAAAGTCATCTCATCACCACCAAAATTCTATTTGCTATACACTGCTTCATAATGGAACCCGTATTGGATTGGTTAGTATTGATTCTGCCT